AGCTTGTATGAGGAATGATACTAATAGTGATTATGATAGTTATAATTTAACTAAAGAAGAAAAGAAGTATTGGGAAGATTTGGTTAAGGAAGAAAACTTAACTCCTGAAATTATAGTTAAAGAATACTCTAAGGAGTGGTATAAATGAAAACATGGGACATATTCAGATTAGTATTATCATTAACAGGTCTTTCTCTAGCGATATTTAATTTAATACAGCTTTATAAAATAACTAAATACGAAAAGAATAGAGCTAAAGCTTTTGATGAAAGTTGCAAACTAATGGAAGCTTGTATAAGAATATCTGCTAAAAAGGTTGGAAATGAAGCTGGTGCTGAATTAGATAGCTATGATTTGTCTGAAGAAGAATTGCTTAGATACGAAAAGATAGTTATTGAAAAAGATTTGGACATAGAATTAATATCTTTAAATTATTTTAATACTTGGGACTAAAAGGAGTGGTGTGTGATGAAACTAATAATAATAAATACTGGAATATGTACAACAACTATTAAAGGAAAAGAATATTTTCAAGTTGGTTTGACTATACGTGATAGAGAAACTGACGATGGCTTATTAGAAGTTCATAGAACATTTGCGTGGAATTATGAGAAAGACGATTACGAAACTACGTTTAAAATGTACTTATACACAGATAAAGCTTTAAACATAATAAAAGACGTTAGGTTTATAAATATTATAGCATCTTATAATGCTGATGATAATGAATTAGAATTCGATTTAGATGATACAGATTTAGAAGAACAAATGCTAAAAGAATTGAAAAAGAGATATTATGATAATATGTATCTATCAGAATATAAGATGGGACATACTGCTTATTAAAGGAGGTTTATGTTAGAATTTTTAAATTATGTAATAACAGTACACAAATACGTGTACATTATCTCAATACTACTCATTGCAGTAGTATTGGGGTATATATTTTTTAATAGGAGGTAAAGAATGTGAGAATGCTTGATTTTGAACATGGGTTTGAGAATGTTGATGAGGATGAATACGACTACTATTCACGTGCGTTTAGTTATGATTATGGATTATATAATGATGATAATTACATTAGAGAATCTATGAAATTTCAGGTTGTTAGACCGGCTGCAGGCTTAATGGAAATAAGGTCATACGAAGATAGTAGGTCGCTGTTTAAACGCGTTATAACGGCCGTAGGACGCTTTGTAGTGGGTACTATAAAGTTTGTGATTAAATACTCTGTATTATTAGGGATATGGACAGCGTTATTTATATGGATTAATCATATAACTGTACAAGACCCGACAGTAGAAGCATTTGGTAGAATGTTTATAGAGTTAATCTATAGATTTAGAGCATTTATATTTAATTTATTTTAGGAGGTATTGATTATGGGATTATTTTCTGAAACAGCTGAAGAAATGGCAATGAAAACATACGATGATGGATATAAAGAAGGTTATAAAGAAGGACTTTCTGAGGGAAGTAAAGGAGAGAAAAAGAATTATATGAATATAACAGTAGATTTAAGTAAAGAAACGTTAAACCGTTTAGTAAAAATATGTGATGAAGAAGATATTGGAATAATAGAATATGTAGAAAAATTGATAGAAAAAGCGATAAAACCAGTAGAAGCTGTATGTAGTTGTGGACATTGTAGTTGCGAAGAAAATGAACAAGAAGAACAAGAACCAGACGTGGAGGATATTCCAGAATATACTAATGTAACATATCATAAAGATGTAGTTAAAGGATTTGACTTAACTGGAGAAGAAGCTAAACCAGTTATGCATGTTATATACGATATAGAAGTTGGTAAACGTAAGCTTAAGATACACCCATATGCAATACATGAAGAAGATATGTCTGACGAATATTTACCTAAATGGGTATCTGCTCAATATTGGGTGACTGGTTCAAATGATAAAACATGTAATGTGCATTTTGATATAAATCCAGATGATGCTAGATTAATACATAATGAAAGAGTTCTAACTGTATTAGAAGAGATAGCAATAGATATAGCTAGACTTTATCTAAAAGATGTTCCATTGATGAAACCAATATCATACATATCATCAAAACTTGTAATATATGCTATACATGCTCAATAGGAAGTCTGACAACCTTTACTGTATAAAATAGTAAAGGAGTGTGAAACAGATGGCAATAAATAAATATGTTATAGCTGATATCTATAACAAGAAGTCAGAGAAAGACACGGATATATTGGCACAAGAAGCTATTAATACTTATATTAATAAAAATATATCCGTGCTTACTGACGGACTTATAAAGCAAACTCCAATAATATCTACCAATACGCAATTATCTATTAGTAAATATTATAACATCACTAAAGATGACTGGAGTCAAATACAAAAGTCTAAAGAGTTCTTTAAAGTTAAAAAGCTTTCATCTGACATAAAGTTCGGACTTATTATGAGTTATGCCAGAACTAGAAAGCCTATATTTATAAATTTCTTATTTTTAATTTTTTATACTGTATCGTTAAAGACATTCTTCCCAAATGGAAGATTTGATAAACATATAATGAAATATACAGTAGACAGTGCTGATGCACGTACAGACTTTAAGAAGTTCAACTATAATCTTTTATTAGTATTAAATAAGAAAGTAGAAACTTATATTAATAGTGATTTGAAGAAATTTCCAAAATATCCTACAGATGCTCAACTTGTAGCTGTAATGCAAGCTTGTAGAACTAGAGTATATGATATGATGAAGATTATAGCTAATAAATATTATGAAAACTTTAACGACCCAGATTTAAAAATACAACTTCGTTACAGTACAAATCTAGATGGAACAGACGATTTAGAAATATCATCTGGAGTATTTGAAACTGTACGTTCTAAAGCCGTAGATAACTTATCATATGTTTCTGATAAATATCTACAAGCAATATCTCTTTCATCTATGAATCGAGATAAAATAAGATACAGACTTGTATTTATGAATAAATGGGAAGATGTATTCGGAAGTCTATCAAAAGTATCCAATCTAATGTTAAATGAATGGATGACTAGAAATAAAGATAATATGACATTAAAGAACTTTAGACTTAACTTTGTAAAGCAATTTACAGCACCAAGAAATATTGATGAAATAAGAGATGAAATTGATATGATAGTGTTTGAGATGCTTAAAGATAAGTCTGATGATGAAAAGAAGACTTACAATAAAATAGAAATGGTTAAGTACATTTATAAATATCTGCTACTAAATTTACACTACACTGCACTTATGATTAAATAAAAGGAGGAATATAAAATGCTTAGATATGATAAAGAACAGAATAAAATATTCTTCAATGATGTAGAGTACAAAATGCAAGGTAAAATAATTACAGTATCTGCTAAAGAAGATAGTTTAGTAGTGGTTGTAAACGAATTCGGCCACATTAATATGTACCAAATCAGTGAAGAAGATGGAGAGCTAAAATGTATTGGAATTGGGGTGAGCTAATATGGACTATTCTGTTACTGACGAAGAATTACAAAAATCAATAAAGAATACTTTAGATATATTTGAAATGTTAGACCCAGATAACTATCTTAGAGTTAAGGATGATATGGAGAGTATGACTAGAGAAGAACTTATAAACTTTTTGATTAATCCAATACAAGTTTACTTCGACCCTGGTAACGAAATAAAGCCATCTATATTGGATAAAGTTATATCTAAAGAGAAAATAGTTATAACAGAACCAGTTGAAATGAAACATATATCAATGAATAAAGATGGAAAAGGAGTTATTACCAGAAAATCACTTACTATACTTCCTTTATATGCTAGAGCAAATCAACAAATAGCGATGAAGGAAGGTAAAGCAGCTTCTGAAAATATCACAAGAAATATTGCAGGACAAGTTACAGGTAAAGCAGCTAAGTCTGGACAATTCTCAGATGCTGAACTTACTGTTACTATAGGACACGATGTTAATAATATAATGCGTGAACTGATGGGCCCAGCGTCTCATGACTTAGTAAGTAAAAAAGAAATGAAACAGTCTATAATTAAAACTGGAGAAGTTTCTTTAAAGAACTTAACTGATAATGCTGAGAATAAGAAATCTCTTAGATATTTCTCAGAAATACTTAAAAGTATGGATATAGATACAGATTTAGTAGAACCACCTCAACGTTGGTAAAAGTATAACAATAAAAAGTGTAAGTATATAATAACTTTATTATGATACTTGACGTAAATCAAAGATCACGGAATGTTTGCCCTCATCAGAGAATTCTGAGAGACTAATACATTCATTTTCTTTACCTCTAAATCAGACTGGGAATCAAATCCCAGTCTAAACCATATTTTTACGCCATTTTTATACACAATAACTTATGTTAATATTAAAATATGGAGGAGATAATGATGATTGATGAAGTGATAATTGATTTATGTGAATACTCTGAAGACGAAATAAAAGAGTTCTTACTGTTTGATAACGTCTTTAAATATTATGAGATGGGACATGAATTTGATTTACAGAAGATTACAGCCAGTGATAGATTCTGGTATTTTAAAAATAATTATGATATATCACGTATTTATAGAAAATACCTGAATTTTGCAGAAGAATACAAAAAGAAGTTATATGTATATTCCTTTAGTGTTCATAAAGATAATGTTATGATATCTAAAGCGGTTATAAAAAACTCAATAGATGTAATGTCTTATGATGTTCCGCTTAAAGATATATTTGAACCAGAAGAGGATTATGATATAGCTAGAATGAATGAAGATATAGCATATATGTCAGCAGCTGTAAGATTATTCATTATAATAGATTTTAATAATTATATAAAGGAGAAGGAAAATGGCAGAAAAGAAGAAGACATTGAATAAGTTTATCCCCACAGGATTTACGACATTAGATATAATGTTTGGAGAAAACATAAGAAACCCAGATACATTTCAATTAGAGTATATGAATAGAGGGTTTGAATTAGGAACACAAGGAATACTTGCAGGAGATAAAGGAACTGGAAAATCTACACTTGCATTAGACGCAGCTGCATTCGGTATCAATATAGGATTTCCTTGTCATAAGATAATAATAATAGATGCGGATGGAGAAGTGTATAAAGAAAACCGTATTATGAACTTATCATCATTAAATGAGGAACAAGTTAAGAAATATGTTAAAGTGTATCAAGAAGACGTTATTGAAGAAATATATGATATACTTGCAAAAGAAAGCCAAGAATATTCTGATATGAACTATAAGCCTGTAGAAGTGTATAATCCTATTATAGATAGAAAAGTAAAGATGATGCCTTACGTTGTAGTAATTATAGATACAGTATCATCTTTAAGAGCATCTGTTTATAGTGGAGATAGTACTATTAAAGGAGCTAAAGATACATTCTCTCCTGAATCTTATCTTGGAGACTTTAATAAGCTTACTAGATTATGTAAAACTATTCCTGGATTATTTGAAAAGAATGTTGCATACATTTGGGTAGCTCACTTGAAAGAAAATAAGAACTTAAATGGACAAATAGAAAGAGACTTTAAATCAGCCCCAATAGATAAGAAGATATCAGCTCCATTATTCTTAAAACAAAAAGCAGCTTGGGCGTTAGTATTATATAAAACAGTAGATACTACAGATAGAGAAAAGTATGCTCAAAAGGATAATATCATTACAAGACTTAATTTGAACTCTTCTCTAAATGCTTATAGTTCTCTTGCTAGATTTTGGAAGAGTAGAACTGGAACAGAAGGAGCTACTATAACAGAATTACCAAATGTGCAAACTAAGTTTAATAGACTTTATAATCTTATTTTAGATTGTGATAACTTAGGTATATTTAAGAAAGCTGGAGGAATGTATCCATCTGCTGATAATCCACATATATTTAAAGATAGGGATGAAGCTTGCTCTAAAGAAATGAGTACGTTTAAAAGAGAAGCTAAATGTATGGATGGGTATGATAGACCATTTAACTTAATGGAAGCTAGAATACTTATGGATTATGAGGGAGATAATATGGAACTTCTTCAAAGAAAGATAGATTTCATTTCAGCTTGTATGCAAAATCTAGAAAGTAGATTAGGATATGAATTAGAAGTAAATAATAAATCTACTAAAGAGCTTGAGACTAATGCAACTAAACTTATGGGAATATTTAATATATTAGGAAAGATTAAAAGAACTGATGTTCTAAATCCTGATGAAATTAATAGAGAGCCTACTGCTGCATTAGTAAGTGAAGAGATTGCTAATGAGGGAAATAATACTAACTATAATATAGATGAAGAAGAAGATGAATTTGATGAATAATATGAGGCTCTATATGGGCCTCTTTTATAAGGAGGATATGCTATGAGTGTAAAGATATCAGCACGTTTCTTTGACCGTAATCCATTTAACTTATTTAGAATGCTACGAACAGAGTCTGAAATTAAAAATGCATTTCCAGAATGGGATTTGTATCCAGACGAAATGTATTGGTTCGATGAACAAATTTCAGGTGAACCTGATTGGGAACCTCATGGTGTTGATATATACTATGTGTTTACTATGCTTGAAGACAGACATCATCTAATTGATGCGTTTAAAGAAAAGTTTAAAGACTCTGATTTCTTTGATAGATTTAAAGACAAAATGAGCGACAGCTTAAAAGCATACGTATTTAAATAGGAGGTAATGAATGGAAAATAAAGAAGTGATAAAGAATAAGTATTACTTTGAGTTTCTAGTAAACTTTATTAATAAAAATAGTAACGTTCTAGGAGAACACGATTTACGTAGCTTTAATATTGAATACTTAGTTGCTTTAGCTGAAGAATTTACTGACGATATAGAACATAAGTGGATTCTAAGTGATGAAAACTTTCAATATTTAAGTGAACTTGCAAAGTACGATAATATTACTAAGAAAGAAGATACTAGATGTGAACATGATATAGTCTGTAAAGATAAAGAAGCGATAAAAAATAAGTATTATACTAATTTCCTAATAAACTTTATCAATGAGCATCGTACATACACATCTTCTGCTTTAAATATTTTTACAATCGAAGAGTTAACTAAGATTGCTACAAAATATGTTAAGGATTCAAATGATTTAAGCTATAAATGGGTTCTGAGTGATGAATACTCTGAATATCTGAATGAGATATTGAAAGACGATAAGACTCTACCTATGACTAGAGTTATTCTTCCAGATAATAAAAGGTTCTGGAATGATATTGCAAATGAGATATCTGATACACCTGATTTAAGTTCTTATAGTACAAAAGCATTATTTGATGAACTTATAAAGAGAGGCGGAGTGGAAGCTCATTGGTTAAATCCAGAATCATCTTACAGTTTAGATATAAAACTTCCAGATAGCTGTCACGATTCTGTACATTTTGATGGAAGAGGTCCTGTTTGGATTATATTTAATTACGATTAAAAGGAGATAAGAAATGAATTTTCAATTAATGAACGAAATAGCAACTAATGTTTGTATGGCGTTACAACCATATAAAAACTACTTAGAACCATATAAACTAAAGAATATAAAACTATATCCTATTATAATAGAGGGACTTGATTGCATAGGAAAAGAGACCCTTACAAAACGTATCAGAACAGAATTAGGAATGAAAGGATTCATAGTACAAACTTTAAGTTTTCCTAACTATGAGTCTGATAGTGGTAAAGAAATATCAGCTATATTGCATGGAGAAGATATAAAGAAAAATCCTCCAATGCTAATACAAAAACTTACTACGCTTATGGTAAGAAATAGAATGGAAACTCTTGTAGAGTTTGCAAATAAAAATGATGATGACGATAGTAAAGGATATACTGTAGTTCTGATACTTGATAGATTCTTTTTATCTAATCTTGCATACAGCTCTACTCATTACGAAACTCAAGATGATTTATTAGAATTAGTACAAGGAAGTGGATTATATAATCTAGCTAAGTTTGAATCTGATATGTATTTTGATTTCTTTAATAATAATAACAGAGGAATTTCTATAATATGTTCTTATAATGAGAATGATGATGATAAGTTCTATGATAAGAATGTAGTAGAAGCTATAGAAGACTCTCATAGAATACATAAAGAGTTCTTAGATAAAAAAGAAAATAAAGATAGTTATGAAACTATTGAGAAGCAAAAGAAAGTGTCTACTGTGTATGATATAGTAGGAATAGATAAAGCTTTTCATAAAGTAGAACATTACTTAAGATTTAGACCAATAGATACATTGGCCAAAGATACAACTAAAATAATAAAGGCTGTAGCAGACTTAGTAATATATGATGTAGCTGGAAGTAATGAATAAACTAAAAGGAGAGGATTGCTCATGAAGAAAAATTATAATATTTATAGATTATTACTTATCGTTACAAATCATTTATTTATGGATGATGGTAGCTATGATAGAAAAGTTAATATGCCGTATATAAAAGCATTAGCACATGTTCAGTGGCGTATGTCGTATTTATCTAACTTATTGGATAAATGCAACTGTCCACGTATAGCACAAGTTATCAGTGACTTTGAAGATTTACTTTTAGAAGCAGAGAGTTACTACACTACTCAAATGTATCCAGATATGTGTAAAAGACTTCTTGAAATAGAAAAACAAGTACTTAGAGATACAATGTCTGAAGATATTAAAAGTGCTTATCGTATCGAAGTAGTTCAAGGTGGTGATGTACCACTTAATTCAGATACTTTAAAGTCTCTATTTTCTGTATTTCAAGTTGTACCAATGCATAATGAAGATACACATTATATATACACTGAATTTGAAGAAGAATATAAAGACTTACTTGATTCAGATAACCAAGTAGTATTACGTGAAGAAGATGTATATAAAATTATTAAAGCAGCAATGCATACAACATTTGATTTAAAGGAGGAAGAATAATAAAAGTTTATAATATTGGATATTTATTAGCAGGAGTTTGTATAAGACTTATTAATGAAAAAGAGCTTTTCTTAAAGCATATGACTGACTACGATAGAGAAGTATTTGAAATATGTGCTGATAAGATTACTTGCATGAATATAATACTTGAAGCGAAAGGTTTTAGAAGAACAGCTATGGTGATGAATGATATCACTAAGCTTTTAAGAGGAACACGTGACGTAACTAATCCTAGATTATTGGAAGAACTATTACTTAAAATAGAAAAAGCCTTATTAGACAGAGGTATATACGATGATTTAACTTCTGCTATAATAAGAGATATTAAATATGGTAAAGTTAATGAGAATAAAATAGAATATAAATATTTATGGCAAGTAAGAGATTTATTTGAAATAGACTTCAATAATAAAGAGAAAAGATATCGTGAATTAGAAAATATTATCAGAGATGTTCATGATGTGGATACTAGAGAATATTTATCTAATGACGAATTATCATCATTACCTGCAGATACCGTTGGAGCAGTATTGTATTCTTACAACTTTATAGATGAAGATGTATTAATCAGACTAAAAAATAACTTAATAGAAGATATGTTTCCAGATATAGTTTTATCTGAATAAACGTAATAAAATGCATTCCCCCTCTTCGTTGAGGGGGTTTACATTTTACTACGCCATTATTCATCAGAAGTTACTTTTGAATAGTGGTATTTTATTACGTCTATTATAGTTTCTCTAGTAGCTTTTCTGTGTAGTAAATATAAAACTAATGTCTTGAATTTTATCTTGAATGTCGGATCTTCTATTTTTTTAGTAGCTCCAGCAATAACTTTATCTACTAATTTATTTAGCTTTTCTTCACTTTCAAGGTCTTCTTCAGAGACTTTGTAATGTTCCCACGCATATTTAACTTGAGAACCTAATAACTTGTGTAGACTTTTACTTGGTTTAATGAACGTCATATAGATACCGATTATCACAGCTATAAGTATAACTATATATACCCAATAACTAGATAAAGCGTTAACTATAGTAGTATACCCACTTTCACCAAAAATGTCTTTCAAGTTTTCTTTTACGAATTCCATGATTGCATTCCTCCTTTTCTATAAAAGATGTAATATAATATATTTGTCGGAAGAGCAAAAAAAAAAGAATGCTAGATTGTTATTCTAGAAATTCTTTTATAGGAACAGTTATCTAACTATTCCATATTTTAATGCTAGCCATACATCCCTAGCATCATCATTACTTTTTTGAGAAGTTCTTGCATTAACTTCTCTTTTAAGTTGTTGAAAATAATAGTTAGCAGTATTATTATCTACAGTACTGCTAGTTTCTCTATCTACATGAACTAAGTTTCCTAATTCTTGTAGTTTGTTAAAAGCAAACATCATGTCGTCATATCTGTCGCTTTCTAACATTTTTTCTAACTTTCCTCTTACTTCAAATATTTCTTGCATAGTCATTTTAAACCATCTCCTATTTATTTTTTTTACATTATTATTTAAAGTGTTATATCAATACTTACTATTTATTGATATACTTTATTATATATAGCTAAAATTCAGTTAAAAAAATTACTCAAAAATAGCCCAAACAATAGATATATGTAAAATATCAATAAATAAAAAAGGAGGAATATAAATTGATAGATAAACTTAATAGTTATGAAATTAGATTTCACGAAGAATATAAAGAAGCTATTATGTTAGTTTCTAATATATTCGCAGAAGCATTAATAGACTTAGCTAAGTTAAAAAATGCTATAGCTCAATCTGATGATAAAGAACGTTGTCATAAAGATGTAGTTATGGATGAGTTTAGAGATAGACTATCTCCAAATATATTAAAACTTATAATAGAAGATAGTCGTGAAGGTTGCTTATCTGTTTTAGATTATGAATGTCGTTGTGTGTGTCATGCTAGAATAGGAGTAAACGTATACGGTAATCCTAAGTACGGAGAAATAGGACACGACTATAACGATATCGTTAGAGATATGCAAGAATCAGCTGTAGTAGGAGAAAACGAAACAGGATATGATATAGATAGAAACTTAGCTGTATTCATCTATGACGGAAATAAGACATTGCTTTCTGGAGAAGAGTACGATACTAATAACGTAGTTATACTGGATGTATCTGCAACATTTATAAGAATGCTTTCTATTAAAGATAAGTTTGGAGTAGCATATGAAAATCTAGTGGAAGATATACGTAGATGCATACTTTCTAAAATAATAGCATACGGATATAATATGAGAACTTGTATACACTTATATTATAATAAATTCCAGTACGACAAAGACTTCTTTAATGATGGAGATGTTGTAGCGTTACTAGAACTTACTCTTGCTAAATGGGCGTATAGTGTTGCTAATAATCTTACATCGTTTAAAGAATATGGTGTTGATTTAAACACTCTTATGGATTATGCTAAAGCAGAAGCACAAGTAGATTTAGGTTCTAAGAAAGTAATGAATCTAGTAAACTTAGGAATGTCTAGACTTAGATCTAGAGATTATTTAATGAGACGTAGTATAGATAAATATATAGACCATTTTAAAGAAGAATGTTCTAATAGAGCTAGAACTGTTCATAGTAATCCATACGCTATGAATATGCCGATGAAAACATATCGTCAAATTAAATATCGTAGACATGAACATGCTGGTGTAAATGAAGGTATGCTTATAAGTGCATTTGAGTCTTTTTTCCCGAAGAAACCAGCAGCGTTTACTATGGCTGGAATAGAAGCGTACGTTAAACCTACAGACCCTAAGTTTGCTGAGTTTAGAAGAAAAGAAAGACAAAGCATCTTAGCAAAGCTTACTTCTATAGAAAGAAGAAGATATACTGACTTAGAAAATGATTATATTATGCTTAAAGCAGAAGTAGCAAATGCTCATAGCCAAGATACACAACACGTATTACTAAAAAGATGTGCTATGCTCAGAGATGTTATAGAACTTGAACTTGATAGAACTAATAACGAGTATTTGGCAACTATACTACTAGCTCTTTCTTCAGATATATTTGCTATGCAAAATTCATTATCAGATAGAAACATATTTAAAGAAAGAAATACTAGATTATACGGACAGTTAAAAACTACAAATAAGTGGGATTATTAATATGGGGATATAAAATCCCCATTCTCATTTAAAATTGGAGGTAGTATGAGAAATAACTTAATGCAAACATTACCTACAGAACAAGCTGTCGCCTTTATGAGACATATGCATTCTGTAGGAATAGACCAAGACCAAGTTATACTTATAGATAAATATGACTACAGAGGATATATGGAATATCAACAGTCTGTTATAATAGAAGCAAAGAAGAATCATGAGTATGAAGAGGATATGAATGAATTATTGAATATATCTGAAGATGAATATAATCTATATAAAGAGATGTTTGAAGAAGTTTTTAATGCCTTTGTAAACGAAGGAGGACTTTCAGAAGATAATGAGTTCAAATTTCCGTATAAAGAAATATTTAATGGAAACTTTAATAGACTGGATAAAACAAAACTTACTGAAGAACAAAAAATAAAGTTTAATGTACAGGGATTATTAGACGAATGTTATGATATATATTATGACCCTGAACATAAAATAACCATTCCTTTATATTATGATTATAGTACGACTAACGAAAGCTTCGTGGCTTTTGCTCTATCTTTAGAAAAACTTAAAGAACGTACAGGAATAAATCTTAATCATAATCTTCCTTTGATACTATTTAATAGAAATCTTATGGGACAAGATATGCATAGTCCTAGCTTAGCTCCAGAACTACAAATAGCAGCCGCTGTAGAAATGAGACAGAATATGATTTTCTATATGCGTGAATGTGCTAGAATGGTAGATGGTAAAGGGAATAAAATGCAATATCAAATGACTATAGGAACTTGGACTATATTATGGCTTTATTGCCAATGTTTCAATACATTCAGATGTGCTCCTCGGCAAGTAGGGAAAACTACAGATATAAACTGTGTTAGTGGAGGAGAATTTGCAGCTGGTAGTGAAAACACTAAAATACTGGTGGCTCACTTTAAAGCAGAAGATGCTGGTAAGAACAGAAAGATGATGATAGACTTTGCAAATCTTATGCCTGCTTTCCTAAAGTTTCATAATGTAGTAAAAAAAATACAGAAGAATAAAGAGATGTGGGAAGTAGGACCAGATATGACTCCGTCTCCTAAATCTAAATATATAAATAATGTATTCAGAAGTAATCAAATTATGATAGCATCAGCAGGTACAACAGAAACTACTGCAGAACGTGTTGGACGGGGAGAGACTTTTGAATTTGGTATAAATGACGAAATTACTTTCGTACCACACGCTATTACAATGACTACTGCGATGCAACTTGCAAACTCTACTGCAAGAATGCGTGCTGAGAAAGCTAATAAAAGATACGGACTACACTATATGTCTACTGCTGGTAAACTTAATACTAAACATGGACGTGAAATGTATGACTTTATATTTAATAAGATGTGTAGATTCGATATTAAACTATTTGAATATTCATATGAAGATTTATGTGCATATCTAAAAACAAATGGTAAAAAGAATTTCTTTAATGTTCAATACGGATATAAAGAAATGGGATTTGGTGAAGATTGGCTTGACCAACGTATAGCTCAAACTGAAAACAGAGAAGCATTTATGACGGAAATTTTGATGGACTGGCTTGATGTTGACAGCTCTGCTTTACTTAACCAAAAGCAAATTGGACGTATTTCTACTCTGACTAAATCTCAAGCTATGGATACGTTTATATTTGATAAGTTCTTTTCTATAACATTCTTTCCACAATTTGCTAATGAAGACTTCTATACATTTATAAATAGATATCAAACTATAGCTATTGGAGTAGACTTAGCACATGGAACTGGAAACGACAGTACTGTATTCTTTGCTATAGATATGGAAAGCGGAGAAAAGCTTTTTATGTTTAAATCAAATACACTTACGACTTCTGAAACTACAATGTTTATTAAGAAGTTTATTCCATTCTTAAAAGAATCTAATCCTGATTTAAATATAATACTAGCTATAGAATTAGAAGGACCAGGACAATCTGTAATTCCAGATTTAGCAAAAGACCCGTTTATAGAGCCTCTTCTATTTGGAACTAAGAAACTGTTCTCTTCTCACGCTGCAGACGTATTAGTAAAGAGTACTACCAAGAAACTTGACTATGCATCATATTTATCGTACGGTATTAAAGAAAGAGAAGTAAGAGAATATTTATATGAAAAACTTTTATTTGAACTTGTAGATAAATATCCATATGCATTCTCACATCCTGAAGCTCTTAATCAACTTTCTACATTATACAGAAAGAATACTGGAAGAATAGACCATAAGCCAGGAGCTCACGACGATATACTTATCGCAACTCTTATAGCATACAGTCTTATATTTAACACTGACTTCAGAAAGCAAGTAGGAGAGCAATTTAAGTTCTATGTAGATATGAGTAAAATTAAAATGGTATCTGTAATGCAAAGTATGAATATGTTTACAAATGAGTATGCTAACTACACTAAAGACGAAGGAGAAGTATCTTATGTATTAGTTCCTACTATGATAAATGGAAAACAGTATACGAATGTAGAGATATATAAAGTTAAGAATGGACGTAAAGTTAAACTTTCTGGAGAAGAATATCATTACGAACTTAACTATGGAGCTCTTAAAGATGTTCCTCAAATACATGAAAGAGAAATGCCTACATATTTTGACTTCGTACAAGAAGAGCAACATAGAGCTAATAAAGGAACCAGAGATGTGTATGGAGTTAAAAAAAATAAAAATAAATGGTTTGATATGAAAGCTAAAATGTTTTAATTTTTAGCTACAATCATAGATGTAAATCTAGTAAAAGTCATATAGATTTTATAAATAGTTATAGTAATTCCTTTTATTTACTAGATTTGTTATTATGTTGGATAGATAAAATTACACAGCTTCCGACTGCATCATTTTATCTAACGTTTTAAACACTTCTTTATCAGAACTTTTAAGTTCCAATAAATAGTCTATATCAAGATCTACGTAATCTTTAGATATAGCCTGAACGTGTTTAATGTACTTTCTGATTTCTCCGATGACTCTGGAGTCAGAACTAATGACCTTATTGAATTCTCTTAATAGATTAATCCAATATTTTAACATTAAATCTTTAACGTCAGTGGACATAATTATCACCTCGAATCGAATTATGATATTTATAACCAGAAATCTATATGACTGAGTGATAATATACAGTTATCATAATATTTAAATTTTTAAGTACAATTATAAATGTGAGAATATATTATAATTTAAAATATCTAATAAATGATAAAATGTGCAATAATTATCACAAATACGATTATTTATGATAATATGTGTTTAGGATACACACGGGTGTCTAATAGGTTTATTATAAACTCATATGCATCATTATCTGACACTTTTAAATCATTTAAATACGCAATATTTAAATGAGGATTAAATATATCAGAAGAATCAATTTTGTTATTGATATAATCTTGAGCTACCAATAATTCCCTCGAAGGTGGAATATTATTAGCAGCATTATACCTAACGATGTTATTAAATCCATTGATAAGATTCAATAAACGTTCAGTATTATCTATCATAGGTATCACCTCATTTCTAGATATAGATTATAAATATAATATATTCTCACACTAATAATATATAATTATCGCTGGAGTAAATCTGGCGATATGCATTTATTTACGCCATTCACAAAAAAAAATAAAGAGCTCCGAAGAGCTCAATATTTTATTTAGATGACATAGCCAATGTTTTAATTGCTACCCCAATCCAATAATTTACGTATCTAGGGTCGTCACCCATTAATCCACTTAAAAGTGTCATAGTTTCTTTTTCGTCTTTGACTATTTCGACATTCATCGTGTCTTTCATAGTCATAGTGTAATCTAAACCAAGACCTTCAATAATTTTGCTATCCATCCCCACTCTTTCCATACTTCTTCCCAACACAGTCAAAAGTTCATATTTTTTCATACAACTTTCCTCCTAATTTTATTTTATATGATGTTCTATATATCTATGATATATAGTTATTTTTTTTATAAAAAAATCCACTACAGAACCATCCAAACAACTTGATATGTAACAAATAATAATAGAAAAGGAGGTTAGTTATGTATAATTTAGCAGAATATACTTTAGTAAAACGTTCCGCTTATATAGTTGAAAAGGCATTAGAGAGAGCTATGACATACAGATCTTTTAATCAAGGCTATATGCAAAGCTTAACTTATAGCACGTTTCCGATAAAAGAGAATTTCTACGAAATACAAAAGATATTTGAATTTCTAATTCAGGCTATATATCCAGGAGTTTCTATTAAAAGATTTGTATCAATTAATACAAACATAAGCGTAAAAGCTATTCCAATTACATTGATAGAAATATTTGAACCATTTCATACATACGTACCAGTAACATTTACACAAAACGCAGTGTTAGCTATCTCTAGTTTTGGAAATAGTGTTACAGAAGAATTCAATAAAAATAAATATTTTGGTGAAATAATACCAATGACGATTTTAGAAAATATGACTAAAAATGATATTATAACTGTTTTAGATAAAAAAGTTACAGTAGAAGACCAAACATTTACAGTACAAGAAATAATAGTTATGCTTATTGAACAGTTTGCGATTGGTACGAATGATACTGATAAAGTATTGATAGATAACTTCGATATAAAGTCAGCATTAGATATTCAAGAAATAAGCGTAGAGAGTGCTATATTCAAACACGTTTCTGAAAGATTTGGCGTAGAGTCTATATTAGAATTAGACAGAGCTCACGAAGAAGACGTTATAAGTCCTACTGATTTCTTACCTATGCAAATAGAAGTAGATGGGCATAGCAACTTCGTATATCTCAATTCTGTAAAAGGAAGACTTATGGTATCTAGGTCAGAAGGCGTAGTAGATAATAGTATTATCACTGTCAAAGTTCCTGAGAGTGCTACGAATACTATATTAATGGAATTAGATTCTTGCTGTTATTTTGATTATGACGCACAGCTTGTAATTGAAAAAATGGATGGAACTACTATTAGAGAAGAGTTATTTAACTGGGTTTCATTGAACGAAGATGTTGATTATGCATTGCGTTCTATTGGAACAGAAGGTTTCGTTGGAAGTATGAAAGATGCTTATACTGCGATAAAGATATTCGGTATAAGAAAAGGTTCTATATTATATCATGTGTTTATGAATATCACAAAACTTCCACGTAAGATAATTGGATATTTATGGCAAGCGATTAAGCATGCTCTTAAATCTAGAAATCAATTAGAAAAAGAACAGATGTTAGATTTCCAAGAAAAACTTCTTAATGATGAATTCGATATAGTTTTAGAAAAGATTAAAATGCTTGGAGAAAACTCTGTTAGATCATGGATATGGACTGTATTATTAGGACCAATATACTTCTTGCCATTTATGTATATACTTAAACGTAATGCAAATAGGCAAATAAAACTTAGAGCTATAGAAAGACTTGAATTTAAAATAGACGGACTTCTTGAAAGGCATGACCAAAAATTGGAATATGCTAAAAATGAAGGAGACCCGGAAACTGTTGACAGATTATTAGCTGAAAAGCATAATATGGAATTTGCAAGACTTAAGCTCATAGAATTTAAAAGAGATTTAGTTCAAAAAGACAGAATAAGATACATGACATTTAATAAAGACCTATCAATGAACGGACGTCAACGTATAGACGCTCTTATGCAAAGTGGTTCTTATTTCAACATAGGACATAGCGGAGGAAAAGGATATACAGTTGAAACTAGATTTGGAGGCTCAGATTTCTAAGGAGGAGGTTAAGATGTCTTATGACAACATATATAAAAAACTTATGGCTGGCTATAATTGCGATGATCGGACTATGGATAATCAAGATACAATCTCGGAAGTTAGTTTACAGACTTATCAAATTGGAAAAGAAAGTTCAAGCTCATATGAAAGACTTGGAGAAACAAAATACAAACCATCAAGCATAGATTACAGTTTAGAAGCTGTGGAACTTATGTATCCTAAATGGACTATTGCCTTAGAAGAAGATAATCCATTTGACGGATTCGGAGAAGATAGCGGAGGAGATGATAACTCTTCTGACGATAGCTCTGACGATAGTTCTGGAGGAGATGACTGGGGAGATTGGGGTTCTGACGACTCTAGTGGCGGAGACGATAATCCTTTTGGAGGAGATGATTCAGGAGGAGACAGTGGAGGCAATCCATTTGATGATGGAGGAGATGACAGTGGCGGAGATTTCTTTGGCTCTTCAGATGACAGTTCAGACGACTTCTTCGGAGGTGGCGATGATGATAATGAAAAGAAGCAAAAAAAGAAAGTGATAAAACTAAATAGAAAGAAGACTATTGAAGATGAACATGATATGAATAAGCAAGTTAGAGCAGTCTTTCCTAAAAGATTTCTAGAACTTCAAGATATAATAAAAGCAAATATTTCTATGTGCGAAAGAGTAGTAATACAAGATTCAGAACACATTGAACTATTTGACCAAGTAATACAAGAATATAATAGACTGGGTGATATTGTGGATGAATATCTGAATGTAATCATAGATAAACCGCATGATGATATATTCGCTACATATTTTTCTATATATGCAAACTTATCTAAGCTAAAAGATATCTATAATGAGCTAGTAGGAAATGTAGAAAAATCCAGCAAGTAACAACATTAGTGTCAAATTATAACGATGAAGATGATGAAGGAGGTGATATATAAATATGAATGAAAGAATATATATGGATGATTTCCACTACGAGTCATATGCTAATATCAAGGAGGCGTTAGAAAGCTGGCAAGAATATACCACGAATTCAAGCATAGAAGTTTCTTACGAACTTGACTCTCAAGTTGATTTCGACGGTCTATCATCTATAATAATGTTTGACGAAGAAAGATTACAAGAAATAATAGGAACAGAAGGACTAAAGGACAAAGTTAAAAATATGGCGTCTAGAGTTAAGTCTAATTTGGGATTATGGATAAAGAAATTTATAAACTTCTTTTTCGGATGGATTATCAGATTCTTCAAAGGAATAGTAAATATCCGTAAGTCATTGAAATCTGGATTTGACAAAGCGAAAGCTTATATAAAGAAAATGGACGAAATGAGTTCAAAACTAGGAAAAGAATTCAAAGATAAAGAAGGAGAAAATAAGGTAGTAAAATGTACAGATGCTGCTGCTGGATTAATTCAAGCTCTCGGAGTAGTATTAGTAACTACATGGTCATTAGATAAACTAACTGAAATGTTTAAAGGTCTAGTTGAATCAAATGAGGTAGTTCAAGAAGAGAAAAAAGATGCAGACAGTGCTAAAGAACAGAAAAAGGTCGTTGAATCTGGAGCTGAATTACTTATAAAACAACTTATGGTTGGTATCACAGCTACAGGAAGTTTAATAGCGATGATAAATCCGTTGAATAATGAGTTCTATACTAAAATTCAAGCAGAAAATTATGATCTAATTAAGTATTTGAATGGAATGAATACTAAGCCTGAAGAATTAGAAACAACTGTTGCAAGTATTATAAAATCTACTGCTGGTAACGTAGCTAAAGTAATAGTGAAATTCATTAAAGCTTTATTTGGAGAAGACTCAGCTAAAAAGGAAGCATTAGAACAAGCTATAAATGATGTTCAAGTATATAAAGAAGCTGTATCTACACTAAAGAAAGTTCTTGGAGATTCTGCAGAAAGAGTTACTGTAAATGAACCTGAAGAAAAGCCTTATAATAAAGCATTTATGCAAGTTAAACATGCATTAACTGCATTTGTTACATTGGCTCAAAATAATAAAAAACTTTGGAACTTTGAACTAGTTGCACAAAAATTAGAAAAAGTTAAACGTAAACTTATCGCTAAATTATCTAAAGATTATACTGATTATGGAAATGATGAGGGAGAAGCTATGTTTAACGAAGTAGTGGCTACCGGACAACTTATGGCTGCTATTGCTAATAACACACAAAAATGTATGCAAAGTGTAAACTCACTACTAGATGCTGTTATAACAGATGCTGCTAGATTAGGAGCAGGTATGACAAGTGTCAGTGATAAAAACTAATAAATAAATAGATATAAGGAGGAAATTAATGTTAACATTAGAACAATTACTAGGAATTGGTAATGAATCAGCTGGTGCTTTTAATGCAGAAGACGCACCTAAATCATTACTAGATGAAATGATGGAAGAAATTGGTATAGAGTCTGAAATAGATGCTGCGTTCTATGAAGCAGAAGCTTCTGCTATAACTGCTGCTACATCAGTTGCTGAAAACGTATATGTGGCTATGGCTGAAAAAGAATGCGGTATTGAAGGTGCTGCACCTTTAGATGTTTATAGAGGTTTCGGATTAGAAGGAGAATTAGTTGATACTGTAGGTATGGAAGCTATCTCTGACGTAGTAAAAAGAAGAGCATACTCTGGTCTTGCTCAATTAAAAAGCTTAATTAACACTTGTATTGCTTGGTTAAAAAGAATATTCGGATTAACTACTAATACAAAGAAAATCTTCAAATCACTTGGAGATAAAGCTAAGAAAATCAGAAAAGATGTTCAAAAAGCAAGATCTAACGCATCTAAGAGAATTTATGCTAAAGGTGATAATGATCACGAACTTGAAAAAGAGTTAGTAAGATACTTTATTGGAGATAACGATGCACCAAATACTAACTATAATAGTACAGATTTGAATACACTAAGAACTCTAGTTAGAGATAATACTCAACATATTGGACTTGATTACGTTGTGGCATTTTACAATGCATCAGTTATAGTTATAAATACATATAGTGATCAAGTATATGCTAGTATAGGTGGAAGTCAAGGAGCTGGGAACGTTAGACTTGGAGCTACAAATCCAGCTAATAATGAAAGAGTTCGTAGAATTGACAATAGAACTCAATTAGTAAGTGGTAATACACAAACAGAAATAGACGGACATATACTAAACCCAGATCACAAAGATAATATTCAAGAAGAATTAAAGAACTGGAAAGATAATGCTAGAACTGTAAGAGGAATGAACCTATTCACTAGCATTTCAGCTGCGTTAGATTTCTTATATTCTCAAAGAGCTGGAAGAAGAGATATCGCTAAAGAAGTTGATAGAGGTATTAAGAGACTTGAAACTGCAAGAAAGAATATGGAAAATGATTACAGAAATGGAGCTCAAAATGGCACTAGAAGAAATGCTATGATGGGTATTAATGAAATATTATCAGATTTCATATACTTCCTAAATGGTACTGCTATGTATATGAATATGTTTATTAAACATTATGTAAGAATAGCTGATGAATTATTTACAGATGCTAAATGGTTAATAGCTAAAGCATTATAATTAACATAAAGGAGGAAGAAATTAATGAATAATTTAATTAAAGTAATAAATGAAACTCTAGGATTAGAGTCAGGAATGGAAGATTTCGGTCCTGAATTATATGCTGGTTCTGAAGTTGCTGAAGAATTATTAGCATTAGACGATATTGATAATATGGTTGAAGGACTAGAATCAACTTCTACAAGCATCCTTGGATTTGCTTTAGTAAACCAAGAAGTTGCTTTAGAAAGTGCAGGATTAACTATAAATGAATATAATAGATACTCTGATTCATTAGGAACAGAAGCTATCGTAAACATGGTTAAAAGAGGAGGATATAACGTTATTATAGCTGTTAAGAAAATGCTTTCTAAAATATGGAAATTCTTAACTTCAATAATAGATTTCTTTATGATAAATGATGGAAGATGGAAATCTTACTCTAAACTTGCTAAAAAGTATAGAGGAAAATTAAATAGACTTTCTATACATTCTGGAGAAGATGAAAGAGATAAAGAATATAATATTAGAAACGTTGCAGGTGCTGCTACATTCGTTGATAACTTCATAACAGCTGTTAGAGGATTTAGACCTGACAACTTTACAATAGATCCGGCAGCTAATACTACTGATGCTAACCAACTTGCTACTTTCGTAATAGAACAATATGAAGATTTAGTTGGAGATATGGCTACAGCACTAAATGCCGCTGCTGCAAATGGTGCAAACGTATCGGCGTTAGATCAAGCTACTAGAAGAGCTTCTGGTGGTTCAGGTACTAGTGTTGATTTAGAAGGAATGAAAGACAGAATAGACCAATTCAAAGAACGACTAAAAGAAAGAGTTGAAACTCTAAGAGAAGAAACAGACTACTCTGTTGAAGAAACTAAGAGAATAATTCAAAGAGCTCTTATAACTATCGAAGGAGCTACTAGAAGAGATATCAAATGGTTTAGACAATGGAAGAAAATGGATAAGATGGTAGATAGAGCTATAGAAAAATTAGGAAATGAAAATCCTGATGCTGCTAATGCTACTGGTGCTGCTGCTAGAAATAACTTATTAACTGAATTAGGAGTTGTATCTCAAAGCTTACTAGAATTCAAGAAAGCTGTTAATATGGTTATGAAAGAAGTAGGTTCTGCTATCCAAATGATTCTTGCTGATGCTGCTAAAGTTATATCTGGTGAAACTCATATCGGAGACGCTGTAAGAAAATAATAATCTAAAATAAAAGAGGAGAAAACACACTCCTCTTTTATTATTATATATAAGGAGGAAATATAAATGCAAAATAAATATACTTATATTCCAGAAGTCCTTGCTAATGAGGTTGTAGGATTAGAAAACTTCTCTTCATTTATGACTGCAAATCCTAACGACCACACAAACATAATGAAGAAAGCATTCGGACAATACGGAAGTGATACTACTATTAAAATAGCTTCAATTTTAAGAAAGTACATTCCATCTGTAAATAAATCAGAATGGACTGACAAGGAATTAAAATTGAAAATGATGAGAACAGATATATCTAAAGGATTAGAAGCTGCTGCAAAAGAATTTGCTTCTAATGCAGATAAATTTGGAGCTCTTCCTACTGAAGTACAAGCTGCTTTAAGACACTTAAAAAATGAAAAAACAAATGCAGATAATAATGCATTCAAAAAAGGATTAACAGGAGCATCTGCTATTGGAGCTAAATGGAAAAAAGAACAAGCTGAAGCTGCTTTAGAAAGTGCATTATTCACTGTATTCGCAGGAGTAAAAGAATCTCAAGTTGGTCCATTAGCACCAGGTATGGAAACATATTCATATCAATCAGCTATAGTTTATCCTAAACTTGAAACTCAAGTACAATGGATAGCTGCTTGTGCTACAATGTACACAAAAGTAATCAAAATAAAACAACTTTATAATAAATTTACTTCAATTCCTGTACACACTTTAGTACCTATATATCAAATTATAGACCCTGAAACTCATACTATAGTTAAAGAGTTTAAAAGAGAAGATGTATTATCATTCATCGACCCTAAATCTCAAGATACATCAGGTTCTAAATTAGAAGGAATTTCTAAATTATTTAAAACTATGACTAAAAAGGTAAGTATAAAGAAAGCAAACTTCAGACAACTTATCAAATTAAGAAGTGATTTATTATTCGTTGAAAACAACGGAGTAATGGAAACTCAAGCTACAATAGCTGCTGGTCAAAAATCAGCTATCAATGCAGATGAATTAGTAAGATCAGATTTCTATGTAGAAAAACTAGAAATAAATGGTCAAAAATTTGGTCCTATTTATGATATAAATGCTGGAAGAATGCTTACTGAAACTAATAACGAACAAGATTACAAAGGTAAAGTATTATTAATAACTCCAGACCAAAGCAGACCTACAGATACTTACTATCTATATATCCAATTCAATGGACAAGACCAAAGTATCGTTGTAGACTGTAATAAAGCTCACGGTTCAACTGCAGCTAACGATGTAGATGCTATTGATATCGAATTCAAAATATTAGACCCATTCAACTTATGGAAATCTAGACCAGAATATGCTCTAAAAGAAGAAAGAGGATATATCAACGCTGGTCCAGAAATCAAAGACTGGGTTCCTATATTACAAGACCAACTTGAAGTGCTTGATGAAAGACTTGGAGGTTCTTACTTCGCAAGAATTATGAACATGGCTACAGAATTCATCGGACACAGAAAAGAAGGATTCTTCTTTAATGGATACTTCGATATGAAGAAAAAAGTTATAGAAGACTTTACTCAAGCAGATGAATTAGAAAGAAAGAAAACATTATATGCTGCTCAAACAGTAGACTTACAAATAGCAACATCTGTAAGAAAATTGGAAACTATTAATGTACAATTAGGACCAGCTTTCCAAGCTATCGCTAATAAGTTCAGAATAGCTTCTCAATCTCAAAAAGAAGCACAATTAACAATGTTTACTTCTTCTTACCACTTAGGTGTATTTGCTGGTAAGATGACTGCTGTAGTAGGAGAAGTTTCTGAAACTGCAGATAACACATTCTTAGGAGTAAACCAAGAAGCATCTGTAAATGTTTTAACTATCGGAGACGATATTAAATCACCTATATCTGCTATCATCGTTGGTACAGATAAATCTGGTTTAGAAGCTAAAACTACAGACAGCTCTGGTAACCCATTGGCTCCAGACCAAATTAAGTATACTTATAATATTATACCTTCATTTGCTGAACCAAATATCCAAACTTGCTTAGCTTCTGAAACACCTATCAGAATAACTAACGACCCAGCTCAACGTAATCCTATGCATCCTAACGTTCCAAGCTTATGCATGGACTGCACATTCAATTTCAACACATTGAGAGGAGCAGCAGGAGACTTAGCTGTTTATGGATATAATACTCAATTAATACCATAAGATATATAAAAAGATTTGGAGAACTTCGTAATGAGGTTCTCCACTCTTTTTTTATTTGATTTTACAAAGGAGGAAATAATGCAATATACTGAAAGAATGTTAATCGAAGATAGAATAGCTCCTCTAAATCAAGTTATAACTTCTATTAAAGTGGATAAATTATCTGATACTATAGGAGTAGAATCAGATTCTTGGGATGGTGGAAACCATAATACTGCTACAGAATATATGATAAAAGGATTAACTCCAGAGTTAGTAAGAAGTATTAGAAACGGAGAATCTTATATTGTATTTGAAATAGAAGCTATAGACCACAGTAAACCTACAAGTAATAATAAATTATATCCAGCTGATGTTTTCTTAAACGGAATGAAGAATTATGGATTTCAAAATCAGTTGAGAAAGGGAGGGGTTTGCGGTCGTTAGTGCCCTTTCTTACAGTAATGTGAGAAAGAAAGTGTGTTAAAAGCTGGAATATCCTAAAGCCTCTAAGCCTTATAAGGAATGAAAGTAGAAACAAGTTAGAGGATGAATATATGGTTAAATCCTAAGTATTCATAAACAATGGACAATCAGCTCTACAAATTGTAGATCAACGACTATTCCGAAAGGAAGTAAAGCCTTAAGCAAGGAAGAAAAGCACACACCCTTATTACAAGGGAATGATATAGTCTGAACGATGTTAGATGAGCTCAGTCTAATTCCTTTCATCATAAGATGATCGTCTATAGAAATATAGAGAAGAAGTTGAAATACTTCTGTAACTAGAGTAGCGTCTAGTTATTAACACTATTGGAGAATGAGCACCCCACTATTGAATTGGATAATAAAGACCCAGAGGGAGCATTCCAAAGAACTATGCAAAGATTACACAGTGCACCTGGTAAAAATATTACTCATAGAGTTATTGGATATAGACAAGCTAATAATAAAACATACTTTACAATAAAAACTTCTATTACAAATCCACATATAGCATTAGAAATGCTTAATGGAGTTGCACCAGGATTTTCTATACGTACTGTAGGACAATTTGATAATACACAAAATCCTATACTTGCAAAAGAAATAGAAGTTATAGGTATAGATTATGTACAAAATCCAGCTAACTGGAATAGTGTATTAACTGGAGGAAAAGTTCAAATATACGACACTGTTAATATGAAAGTAGTAAACCTAGAACTTGTACAACGTACTGCGGGTATGTTTGGAACTGAAAGTAATTCTTTAATTAATAAGTATATAGGAAATGAGTCTATAGTTATGATAGACCCTACTACTTCTGCTATATTAATAAAGAACCCAGTTAAGAAAACAGCTTCATTTGAAGATGCAATGAAGATGACTAAATTAAGTATACTTAATGACTTCTAATAAGGAGGAATTATGAATATAAATGTACTTATAGATAAGCTAAAAAAAGATATAGGACTGAATGGAATACTTGGAGCTGCTTATAATGATAACATTATAAGAGACAGTATTATTAATAATAGTCTTAAAACCTTTAACAGAGTATCTGGATTTCATATAGTAATGAATATAGATAGTATAGTTACAGCATGGAGTAAAGAAATTATAGGAGGAATATACTCTTATAATGATGTTGCTTATAGAATACCAGACTCGATTATGGATAGATTTAGAGAGCTTGATGTACAAATAAAAAGAGCTTTCTTAAATGAAACACGTAGATATGGATTAGTAAACGGATGGAGTACAAGTATAAAAAATGACTTACCATCATGGACTGCTAAATCTATAGCTAAGCAAAATATAGAAAAACCTAGTATTACTTTTAGACCTCCCGCTTCTTTAGTAATGAAGAATATGGGGCAATATAATACTCCGATGTATGGAGGATATTATAAAGTAGTAATAGAGTGTACGCATCCTAAAAACTTGAGTACTATTACTATAGGTTTAGAAAACTGGTTTGAAGAACTATGTAGATATGACTTGATGATAAATCTTTATAATAATGATTTGAGAAATCTTAAGATAGAAATAGGAACTGGAAACGTAGACTTAAGTTTAGACAACTTCCAGAATGCAGAATCTGATAGAAAACAATTATTGGAAACTATTAGACAAAAGGCAGCTACTGACCAAGTTGTGTTAACTTACGCATAATTTTATAACAACTGATAATGTGAATTTTTATTAGTTTTATCTTTCACGTTATCACTCGGGGGATTTAATTCCCCCTATCCATTTATTTACGCCATTTATAAAAAAAAAGAAGCAGTTTAAAGTCATGCTCAGGACTTTTTAGAAAATGTTAGAAATACTTTTTAAGTCCAACATTTTCTAAAACTTTGTAAGCTATTTCGTCGCTGTAATCTACACCTGCAGCTATTAACAGCTTAAACTGTTTATTGATTTCTGGTCTAGCTAACACTAGGTCAGCTATAAAGTTTTTTCCGTATTTTTTTGTTTGTTTAGAATCTATGTCCTTATAGATTCTTCTTAGCATTTCTACTACAGTTTCTTTTTTGTTTGTCATCTAAATCATCTCCAATTTGTTTTTATTTGTTTTCTATATATCATAGATATATAGCTAAAAATCACCTATCTTTATTGCCGTAAATAAATGAAAAGGGAGCATCTCTACTCCCAATCATCTACTTGATACATCATCTAATACTGATGCTTTGTTTTTACTTAAGTTCACTATTTCTTCATGTTTTATTAATGCACTACTATCATCTACATATTCAAATCTAACTATAGGTCTTATAATACCTTTATTGATAGTATTATTTATTCTAGCAGTTAATATAGCTACTCTTTTAATAACCTTTCCCTCTGCATGTTTGATATGATATATTCTAAATGTGCTATCAGTAAACAACTGAGTTACACTTAAGCTTTTATTTACAACACTACGATACATTAACACTTCATCATAAAATATATCCAATATATCAAGACAGTCGTCTAGATTTAATTTAGGATATTTCTTATACGAATCCACTATATTATCCCAAATGTTAATTATCTTTCTATCGCTGACAATTCCATCCCAACTATATATTACGACAGAGTTATCATCATCCACAGATTTCTTAAGCTTATACAATTTAAACACATCAATCACCTTTCTTATCTTCGTCAAGTTTATTTAAGTTTTCTGCTATTATTTTTCCAAGTTCTTGTAAGTCTTCTACACTTGTAGTCTTAGGGTCGTAATGACTTACTTCATCCCCAAGTTTCTTTAGTGTAGATACTATACTAGAAATTTTAGATATATTATGTATATGGATATCCCCTACAGTTATATTAACGATGCTTTGCACAGTGGCATCTAATCCTTTTTCAAATTCAGTATGTGGGTGTTCTACTTTTATTTTTATGTCTGCTTCCTCTTGGGTTTTAGACATATTAGGGCTTTCTTCCGAAGATTTATTAACTTCGCAATTTTCTTGGACAGTATCTTGTACACTTGTTTCTTCAAATTTAGTTGTAGTTCTAGCTGATTCAAATGTTTCTTTTACTATCTCTGTAGCTGTATTAATAGCTTCTTTATTAGTCTCTATTTCTTTTTGTAACTTCTCTAGAAAGTTTAAAGCTTTATCTGGAATTAATGATTTAAGAGCTTCCTTATGCTTTGTAATCTTCTCCAAAAGGCTCATAGATATTATATATAATGCGTCAACACCCCAAGTAAAACACGCATAAAACATGTGTGCAGAAAGTGTTATAGTGATTTTCACTGATTGTAAAAACGACTCTTTTTCTCGTGACATTTTTAAACACCCCTTATAAAATAAATATTTCGACACTATATTGTCTTTTTCCTTAAAGTATAATTGTTCACCAGATAATTATATATATTATACCGTATTTAACGAACTTTGTAAAGGAGATTTTAATATGAAAAGAATTTTAATTACAGCAGATTTACATTTTGAAAGAATAGAAAAGGAATTAATTCCGTGTCTTTTATCTTATATAGAGGATACGATTAAAACATATAGACCAAATATATTCTGTATAGCTGGAGATACTACTGATGATGCTAACTTAAGAGCAGAAACAGAAGAGTTTATTAATCTAGTTAGCTTTGTAGAAAACATATCAAAAATATGTAGAGAATATAATACGTGTTTTATAGTATTAAGAGGAACTCCAAGTCACGATGGAAGAATTATGGAGAACATACATAAGATGCTTGACACGTTTATATATGTGGATAAAATGACAAATATGGAAATACAAGGAATTTCTTTATTATTAGTACCAGAGTTATATTATCCAAAATACGAATTATTCTTAGAAGATTTAAATAAACACACAAAATCAGACGTGGTTATATTCCACGGTATGATGGACTTTGCTATTCCAGCTTTAAATCAAGTGGATAGTAAATTTAATATGGGACGTTCTATAGTCGTAAGTGAATATGACTTTATAAATAAAGCAAAATATCTTGTAGTAGGAGGTCATGTTCATAGTAGTATATCTAATAAGAATGTTTATTATACTAATAGAATAATAAACGAAAGAGGACACGACCATAATAAAGATTATGGACTTAAGCTTATAGATTTACATAGTAATGATTATGAATATAGAACTATAGAAAATCCTTATTTAATAAAACACGAATATATAAGTTTAGATTTTACAAAAAATACATTAGACGTTCTTATAGCAAATAGTATTAGACCTAGTTACGATAATGTTATATTTAATGTGATACTCAATAATGAAGACCAGACGAAGAATAAATATAACACTTGGAAGCAAAGTATTAATGCTAAATATATAAAGAAAACTAATGTAAAAGTTGAAAAAGAATACGTAATTAATAAAACAGTATTACAAACTCAAGATGCAGTACATTTATTAAAAGATATTTACACAAAAACTTATAATAAAAGTATCCCTGAGGATATATTAAAACGAATTTTAGAAGGAGATAACGAATGAGAAAAGAACTTATAGTGGCTGTATTAAACTGTATCTTACAAGATGTTAAAGATAGAGCTTTTGTATCAGCTGCAAATAGATGTATTAATAGTATGAATCAAGAATATAAAACAGATAAAGATATACAACTTTTACTTCATGTTTTATCTAAAGTATTAGATGAAAACATTATAGATAGAAATGAAGTTATGTATGAAATAAGTCAAACAGAATTTTCAGATGAAGTAAAGGTAAATATAAATGACGATAGTTTCTATACTGCATCATTTAGAAAAGATTTATTAGACACTATCAATGCGATTAGTGTAAGAAGTAAAGTAGAAAATACTGTCACAACATTACAAGACAGTCTTAATACTATAGAATATGCAAGTAATAGTAAAAAGACAGTAGATGCTATGCGTACATTTATGCAGGCGTCTGATGAATTATATAAGCAAGTAAATATGATTAAGATAGGTTCTGCATCATCTAATGTATTGATAATTGACCCTGATGCAGAAACTACACATGGAACTTTAACACCAGTGTTAGTAGATATGCGTAAAGCAGTTACCCATAGAATTAAAACTATCCCAGCAATAGATATGCTTTGCGGAGGAGGATTTACAGGAAAAACGTGTATATTATTCGGAGCGTACACTGGTTCAGGTAAATCAATGATACTTCAAAATATTGCATTATATACTAGTAAACGTAATAGATGTGATATTATAAATGAAGAATATAAGCCATGTGTTTTATACATAAGCTTAGAGCTTACAAGAAAGCAACTTATGGTAAGACATTTACAATGGTGCGGAATATCTATAGATGAAGAAGAAATGAAAAGGATGACTGATGAAGATATAGAAAGATTAGTATTAGAAACTAATAAGAAAAGCGGACTTCAACTTCCTATAGTATATATAGAAAGACTTACTGGAGACTATTATACTACTATTAATGAAGTAGATGATGAGTTTAATAACTGTGTAAATTTAGGATTTATGCCTATAATGGTATTAATAGATTATGTAGATAGACTAGAAGTATATAGTAGTAAACATCAGCATTTAGGAACTACAGGAGCAGATGGAGCTGCATTGCTTAGACAGAAAGTAAAAGAATGTAGAGACTTGGCAGTACATAAATCAGTTCCTGTATTAACTGCGGCACAATTATCTGGAGAAGTAGGAAACATTATTGGAGAATGTGCTAAATGGCCTAGACAAGTAGACCCAGTACTTAACTTTAGTCCTGGATTATTAGCTGGTTCTAAACTTCTTTCTACAGAATTAGAGCTTATGATATTCTGTCATAAAACGTCTATTGAAGAAAGAAACGAAGAGACAGACCAAATTACATATCAAAACTTTATGAGTATGGGAGTTAAGAAAGACAGAGACGGTACAGCAAGATATAATCGTAGTCCAAGAGATATGGATAATGAAACTATGTATGTTCATTACACAAAAGGACTTCGTAACTCTGGACCAGTAAGGACTCTTATACCTAATAGTAGTGAAATACACGTGGTTATGCCTTTAGATAAATTTAGAATAAGGGAAGATGACTACGGACGTAGTATTAGAATGTTCTATTTATCTGATGATAATACTATGAGTTATGAACCGTTTAATATGGACAATAATACTACGTTAGATGAATACGTATTAGATACTGAATTGGAAGAGGATGAATTAAATAAAAAACTTAGATCTATATAGAATAGTTACCATATCTATAACTATATATATTTAGGTATTATTATACAATTTTACTTTAAAAAAAAATATAAGGAGGAAAAGAAAATGTTTAACGTCGAAAGAAATCAATTACTAGATTTAAGAGGGAGAATTTCGGAACATCTAAAGCATGTTCCAGCAGGAGGAGATGGACTATACGGAACGATTACAACTCCGTTTGATACGTTCATAAATAACTATTATAATCCGACTGCATTTAGAAATAGGTATGACTATTCATTTGCATTAGTTAACGATGCCTATAAAAGAGCAAACACAAAACCGTATGCTACTCAATTAGCTGTAGCACAAAACCCAGATGTTATGAATATCGTGGGGGATTTATGTAGCAATCTATATAACTTTACTAATGATAGAGATTTAATATCATTTAATAGAGAATTATATAGAATGAGTTATATTCAAATGTTCCCAAATAATGCAGATGGTTCAGTTACAGAAATGGATATAGCTACAATAAATCAAGCTAATCCAAATTTCTTAATTGGATTACTAGCAAGAATGGGAAGTATTCAAACTTCATTACAAGATAAAGAATTATTAAAACCAATGATTAATGAAGATTTGATAAGAATGTTGGGTATACTTAAAGCAAATGATGCTAAAGCATACGCATTGGCATTAAAACTTTGTAATATTACGGAAAGTTATTTTGCATTAGCAACTTCAGTAAGTAATATGGCAAAAGCAGCTTTAACTATAGCTCCACAACAACCGACAGCTGCAGTAGGACCTACAGTAGCAGTGGGAAATGTACAAGCAGCACAAGTGGCAACAGCACCTCAAACATTATCTGTAGGTGATATGATAAATAGATATATAAATGAAATATCTATATTTGCACATTTACCTATCTATAGTGCATTAGTAAGTGGAGCTACTAGATTACCAGAAACAGCTTTAGATAATATTCATTTGATGTTAGTAGAAGATGCGTTAGGTAATCCAAATACTGTATTCAAATTAACAGTGGATGATAAGTTAGTATACGCAACTAAGTTAGCTGCAAATACAAATGTATTACCATATAAAACAGGTGTAGTAATAGCATATGCACTTGGATTTATGGGATACAGTAATTTATCAGAATTATTATCTCAATGTGGATTTGTATTAGCAGATTATGCTGATTTTAACTTACGTAATGCGATGTCATTTGACATACATCACAATACTATAATTAATACAGCATTATTCGCATTGAATAAAAATAATGGAACAGTTGGTCAAGTAGTGTATAATTATATCATACACGTATTAGCTAAAGGACAAGCTGTTAAGATTCAAGATGTCTTGGCATATACTTCAACATATATGTCAAATCCAGGAACTTCAGTTACAGTTCAAAATGTAGCAAACTATATGCAAACTGCATTCCCAACTGTATTTGGTCCAGCATCTGGAGAAGCTCTAATGGTCCTAGCTGATGCAATATTACATTTAGGATATTAGGGAGGTAGAATATGAATGAAGCTATCATATCTTTAGATGAGGATAAGTTTAAAGAATGGCTGGAAGACACAGCCTTTAGATTCGATAGCTTAAAAGAGATAGAAGCTCAATTATTATTACCAGATGTAGAAGTTGAGAAACTTTCTCCAGAAGCTAAACAGAAATATTTAGAAAAGTCTTCTTTCTATGAAAGATGGGTGTTTGATGAACACTTTGATACTAATAGAAAGAAAAAGTATATAAAGAAAGTTAGGAAAAGACATCCAGACTGGAAACTGGGTATGGATAGAACAGAACCATATAAAACTATAAGTAATATCCATGAACCAGAAGATGGCAAAGATGAACTATTTCCTGGATTTAAACTTTCAGAAGCAAATCAAAACGCCGTATTGAAGTCATTAGAACCATACGGCGTAACATCTATATTGGATTTAAGTGAAGCTGCGTTAGACGACTTTATTAAGTTCAATATAGCTATGGGCTTTTTTAATGAAATAGAAGATGCCTGTAGAGCAGTAGATAAAGATTACTCTAATTTATGCACTAGAAACTTAACACCAGGAGCAAAGATATATCAAAAGTTTATGAGATATCTTGATGAGCCTTTGACAGAAGAAGAATACGAAGAACGTAATGGACGTTTCTTAGATGAACATATTAAATTTATCGAAGAGGCTGAAATAGTTCCAATAGTGCATGAGAATGGAGATACAAATATTAAAAGTCCTCTGTCTGTTGAAAGGATTACAGAGCATGACTTTGATGAAATACTAGAAGATAAAAAGCTGGTAGATAAGTCTGACACAGATGTTAAAATGGAACATCATGTTGAACTTACGCCAGAAGCAAGAGAGATGTATGAACATGTATCTCAAAATGAATACGCAGATATTCAAGCACGTCAACTAGGAGTTAAAGGAATTGCTATGGATGATGACTTAGAGAAATTTGCAGAAGAAGTTCAAAGAGTTCAGAATGACCCAAATATCAAGGCTATTGACAAATCTAGACTTGAACACGTAATACAGTCATTGGCAGATAATAATAATTATCTATTCTTGACTGACGAACAGCTAAAAGCGTTATTCTATTTACCAAGACATAGTAGATGGTTTAAACGACCATCTGAGAAAGTTTATCCGGAGGATGCACTTGCAGACGCCTATAGTGATGAACATGGAATGGTAGAAAGAGCTAGTGATAAATCTGTAATTGATTTAGATAGAGTCAGAGACATCAGACTTACAACTCTTACAGATTTACAGAATAAGCTGTCAGTGGCCGTCGACAACCTCCGTCCACAATTACTAGCATTGGGGACATTACTAAACCAAGAACAACTTTCGCAATTATCTGTGTTATTTAAAGTAGCAGGACTAGACTTTGATGACGTAGTACAAGAAAAACAAATTGGGGAAAGTACTAATGAATTACTTATATCAGAATTATATGAAGTATTATATAATTATGATGAAATAATATACCCAAATGTTAAAATGGCAAAAGATATAGTATTTAAGCTTGATGATATAATAAGTAAAAAGATACCAAATATAACACCAAAGATTTATAAAACATTGGTAGACTTGGCATTCTTAGGATTTATTAATAGTAAGATGTCAGAATATACTTATATATCAGCATGGCTTAGTTTAGCAATAGAGTATTTTGAAGCACATCCAATGTATACATTTGTATATGATAATAAAGAATATACTGTGAATATGTTAGAAAGACTTCATGCAAGAAAAGGACAAAAGATAAATCCACTGGAAACACCAGTGATAAATGAAATAAAAGATTTAGGAGGAGAAAAGATGATAACTGTACAAGATAAAGACATAATAGAAAAAGCAGCAGCCGCAGTTCAAAGCAACTTTGGACCGACAGCTGGTATTCAAATCGGTAAGGGCGAATCAGACCCTTGGGGATTAAAGAAGGATGCTGGTAATGTAGTAATGCCAAATGCTACTATAAAACAAGCTGCTCCATATAATTCTAAAGCACCAGCTACAAATTTATTTAATACAAATACAGCTGAAAATGATAAGAAGGTATTGATGGGACAAAGGGACAAATTACCAGTTGTGGGAGACAAACCAGCACCAGCTATAAATCCTAATTTAGGAATGCCTAGTGCACAAATAGTTGAATATAGAATTGACCCAAATATAGATAAAGATTACTCATTTGGTACTCAATATCTATGGGGATTACCTGAATTTAAATTAGATGAGGAAATGTTTTATATAAATGATAAAGAAGTGGCTGTTAAATATGCAGACGGTAGAGTATTTGTAGTTAGTAATGTATGGATACCACTTATGCAAGCAGCGTGGTCTTTAATAAGAGATGCTAGAATGAAAGCAATAACAGATAAGGGAGGATATCCAAGACCATCTGAATTTGGAAATACAGATACGCTTCAAATAGGAAGTTGGAATAACTTCCCAGCACACTATAGATATAAAGTATGTTCAACACATGATAATGTATTTAGAGTAGAAGTAGCAAATAATAATAATTTTCAAGGAGGAATAAATATGCAAACAGCAAGAACTATTAATGGAATGGACGGATTTGGAACAGGAGTAGTAGATAACAGATTTAACACAGCAGCAGGAGCTTTAGCAGGAATGCCAGGTGTACAACCAACAGTACAACCAGTGGCTCAACCAGCAATGCAACAACCAGCAGGGTATGATGTAAATAGTTTATTACAAACTATTCAACAATTACAAGCTCAAATAGCGACTTTACAAGCTCAAGTACAAGCTCAATCAGTTGCTAGACCAAGTGGACCTGTTCAAATAACAAATAGTGGTTATACACCAGGAATGTATACTCCAGGATATAATAATTATAATACTCAACCAGCAGCTGGAAGTATTTATAATTTCGCAGGATATAATACAGGATATAATAATAATAACACAGGATATAACACAGGATACAATCCTGGTTTAGTTAATCCTTTAGCTGCTCAATTAGCAGGAGCAACAACTCAAACTCAAGGATACGCTAATTATAATATGTCTCAACCTACATATAATGTAAACTTGAGACCTGCTCAAGTTACTAATAGTGGAGTTTATAATCCTGTAGTAGCACCAGTATCTAACTATGCTCAACCAGCTTATAATTATAATACACCAGCGTATAATAATTATCAAGCACCAGCAGTAAATAATACAATGGCAATACCTGCGGTAAATGCATTTGCGGCACCAGCTTATAATGCACCAAATTACAATGCAGTTCAACCAGTATTAGGACCAGCTCAAGTTAATAATAATGGATATAACCCAGGAGTTTATACACCTACTAATACAACATATCAAGCTCCAGCTTTCCAAGCTCCAGCTTATAGTGCACCAGCACCAGTTGTAAATAACAATATGTATACTCCAGCATCTCCACTTACAGCTGGATATAATGGATTTGCATCTACATCTGCTATGGACCCTGCTTTAATGAACGTTGGAGTGGCATTTCCATCAGGTGTACCAGGTGTACAACCAGTAACATCAGCATCTCTTAATGCACAAAATCAAAATGTATTTGGAGGAACTGTTGGAGGAGCACAACCAGTAGTTTATTTCTAAGGAGGAGAATATGTACATAAGTTTAATTGAGTTAAATAACGTAATAATGACAAATGGCATAAAGCCAATTACAATAAAGGAGTGGTATCCTCAGATTAATCCTGGGGATACTAGAATCCCTATTTCGGATAAAAATGAAATTCATTATAGTATGAGTAAACTTTGTGCTAGAAATGATGCTCTTATTAAATCTGGAAATATAAAATTAGTAGTAGGACCACTAGGTATGTCTATGGATTTTGATAATTATAAAAGAACTCTTGATGAAGTTTTAAGTTATTTGAATGCAAGATTTCCTAATGTTAATATAACAGCAGATGATGCTAAGAGTATGTATACTATTTGGAAGAATACTACTAGTAAATATGCTGTATCTGGAATATTAAATATTACTAATAAACCTATGGACCTTACAATAGATACATTGGCAAATATATGGGTTCCAGAAATTAGTAGTGGATATGCTATTCCAGATTATCATATAATGTCAGCATTACATAAGTTCGTACCAGAACTTACAGACAGTATAGTGATAAATGATTATATAGTAAATTATATGAATACTTATTTATGTAATCCAGCTGCGACAGCATTCTTATCAGTAGGACATTATGATATAGATGCTATGAGTAATTTCGTATCACAATTACTTCCAAATGTAAAGAAAGAAACACTTGATAGTATACTTGAAAAGCCAGTTGACCCAAGTGTACTTCCAGAATATTATATGACTATGATGAGAAGTGGATACGACTATAATATGGCGAAAGCTTTACTATCATATCATAGATTGGTAATAAAAGATACTGAAATAAAGGTAAGGGAATCTGTAGGTTTACGTATGGCTGCAGACCCTACAATAAATATTACTTTACCAAGTAGTATTTTTAGAGATGTATTTGATGTAAATAATAGTGACGTAATATCATTCATCTAGTACGTCGAAAGTATATAGTTATCTTACAAAATAGATAACTATATATATTTGGACGTATTATATAATTCGTCACATATTATATCATTATTATTTTAAAATTATAAGGAGGAAAAAAGTATGCAAAAAATTAAAGACTTATTAAAATGTTTTGAAGGTGAGTTATCAACATCTATTAATTTCCAAACAAGAAATAAATTAATAGAATTTTTAACAAACCAAGGGTACACTGTTTACGGGGGTCAAAAGAGACTGGTAGTTATGGACCCACAAGGTTATTCAGTTTATAAGATAGCTTGTGACTTAATTGGTATTCAAGATAATATCAATGAAGTTGCGTGTTCTGAAAGACTAGTAGAACTTTGTAATGAAGGTGTTTTAACTAGAACAGATTTAACTCTATTTGCTTTAGCGTCAGTTGAAGATGGAGACCCATTTGTTATTAAACAAGAAATAGGAAATCACTACGATAACGATGCGACATTTCTAGATTTCCATAATAAAGAATCAGCATCTAGAGGAGGACAAAAATCTACAGCTGATACATTCCCATTATATGTGAATAGAACGCCTAGATATGTAAATGAATATAATAGAATAATGACTATTATATCTAACCATTTTGTAGCATCTGATGTGTCAATAGCTAGAGAACCAAGAAATTATGGATTTAATCCACATTCTAATTCTCTAGTATTATTTGATATGGGAAGTGTAATACCTTTATTTAAAACAAATGGAGTTTACGATAAGCCACTATGTCCAGCATGCGGACAACACACAATGGTATATACTCCATTCTTATTAGGTAATGGAATGTCAGATGAAAAAGTGGCTAGTTTAGGAGGTTTATACGGATGTACAAATCCAAACTGTACACTTTCAATAGTATCAGGTAAAGCTTCATTAGAAGCACAAGACCCAGTAGGACAAGCTGACCAAAACGTGTTCAATAAATACATTAGAGAACACATGTTCCAAGTTAATATAATGAACTTAGTTCATGGATATACTTGGGTTCCAATTAATCCACTAAATATTAATAATATATTGGATTTAAGAAATGACATAACAAATGGAACTAGAGGACTTGTTAATATCACTACTGATGCAGATATGATTAAAATCTGGAATAACTACATGACTAGAAGTTCTTCTATAATTATATCTTCAATGCCTGAATTATTGGAAGCTCCAGTAGCAAATGGACAAAACTTAAAAACTTATAGTGTGTTTGCTCAAGAAATAATGACTTATATTTCTTCAAAAGCACCAAACACATTTAAGAACGTAGTTATTAATCACTTAGTAGCTATGTTATATTTAAGAGCACTAACATTAGTATTAGGAAAATATCAAATGTATGCTGATTTATGTAATAGTATTAACTATGTGCAATTCAGAGAAGCTATATCAAGATATGTTACTGTTACTAATGAAACAGAACTACAAGTATTATTTAACACATTGAGAGGTGTATAATATGGATTTAACAAACAGAGCAGTTTCAAGAGATTTGATTCTTGAGAGAATGAGATTATATAATACAGGTGAAGATTTGGAGCTTCAACGTATATACAAGTTCTGTTTGGGGTTGAATGATATTTCTGATGATGCCTGGGTACACTGGTGCACAGGAGCTACTCTTAAAAAAGTAGATTTTGCAGAAGAATTATCATTTATATATAATAAGATTTGTGATGGGTCTATTGACTCATCACAACCTTTATATGTTTACTTCAAACATATGATGTATAAACGTATAAACAGCATTGTTAATACAGTTCCATTAAATGTTGTGCTTAATTCAAAATCTAATACAGATGGAACTTTATTTAAAGATATTTTATTAAAATTAGGTATAGTGGCTAACGGTGAAGTCGTACCGCAGGAAGATTACGATGAAACTGATTTTATAAAAATTATTAATAAGTTTACGCTTGACATGAGAAGCAAGCATATTTCAAGGAGGAAAGAATATGGACAAAACTAACAAAATTGATACTGATGATTTATTAAAAAGATTAGAAAAAGGTGTTGACATTTGGAACTTATCAGATTTTCATTCTGATTTAAAACATGCATATATGTATGCATTAACATTACATGACATGTCTGATGAAAAATTTATAAAATTCATTGAACAGGGTTCAGATTTTGACTTAGGATTTAAATATTTAAATGATCGTGTCTATGATAAGTTTGATGATGAAGTGTTCGTAAATATGGCACATAGCGAACTAGTTAAATATATCAAATGGCAATTTTACAGTAAAATTAAAAAGTTACTAACTGCTGGATATAGACTTGAAGACATAACTCGTGATAATATGAAACATTCTAGTGTCAGAAACTGGTGCATTACATTATATATATTAGATGACACTGATAACTTAGTACATCACGAAGAAGCGAACTTTGATGACTTAGTAAAAGAAATAGAACTATTTATAAAACAATGTCAAAAGGAAACTGACAGATATGCAAAATACGAAGAGTTAGTTTGTGATTTAAGGGACATGATGGAAGATAACGATTTAGAAACAGATAATGTGGATGACATGAACACGACAGCTTTAAATGTTATTGACCAGTTAGAAAAACAATTAGCAGAAGTAAAGAAAGTAGTTAAGGAACATCTTGATGATAAGATGAGAATATAAAGGAGGAATAGTTATGAAAATGAATGCAAATTTAGGAATTAACGGAAATGGAAATTTTGGAGGAGTGCAACAACCAATAATGCAAGTAGCTCCAGATGTGTATGGATTAGGAACACCGGTAATAGAACAAACAATAGTTCCAAATCCATTTGGTGTAGATATTAATAAAGTATCTATGAAAGAATTGGCAAGTAGTGAAAGTGTACTAAACAGCATTATTGAAATGCTACCAGATACACCAAACTCTGATGTAGCTATCAATCACATTAAAGCTCTAGTAAATAATAGAAAGCTTTCAGTAGAGAAAGATATGTCACCAGTGACAAAAGTATTTACTGAAAAAGTAGATGGAGCTTTAAAAGAATTATTAGTCTCAAACCCAGCTGGATTTGACAGAACAGTTGATAGTATCTTAGAAAGAGATACATCATCAGTAGCACCAGTAGGAAATGTTGGAGCTAAATCTAAGTATGCTGGAGTAGGAAATAATGCTATGTATGAGCTGCTTAGAGCTGCAATATCTTATATGAATAAACAAAAGATTACTAATATTAATCTTGGTAAATTCAATAAGATATTAAATGACATGGCTTCTGAAACTAAATCAAAGAAATTTAAAGAGGTTATAAGTAGTACGCCAGTGGCAGAACTTTATAACACATTTAAAGGAATGATAGGAGGTAATAAATAATGAACGACTTAACACTTATAGTATGTCTATATAAAGCTCTTGGAGAAAGAGCTAAAATGTCTGGAGTTGATAGCTGGGGATTACAAAGAGTGTTTGTACAAACTCAAATAAAGCAAAATGGCAATTATTATTTCTGTGCTGGAGTAATAAAAGATATTTCTCTAGTTGCATGTATTCCTGTATTATTTATAGGAAGTTATGATGAAGTTAATGCAAAGTTGATGACATTTAATCAAGACCCAAGCACACAGGTCGACATTATGACTGACACAGAAGTTAAAACTATGTTTGATAACCAAATAACAATAACTTCATCAGTAGGAAATAATATGATAAAAGCTGCTAATAGAAGTCCTATAGAAATATTAGGAACTGCTATTGATAATGCACTACATGACTATCAATTAGCTATGGCAACATTTATAAATCAATATCCTGGTCAAACAGTATACGGATATGCAATGTTACTACCTAGCTGGAACTACAGTAGCAATCATATGTACAAACCATTCGGAAGCACTGTATTTACATCAGGTTCTGGTATAGACATTGTGCATAAAGGTATTGAAGTAGTTGGAGGTCAAACACAATACATCAATGACGTTCAATTATCTGGTGAAGTTGTCAGAGTTGTAAAACATGATAATATAGTTTAATTACTAACCCCTCTATTACAGAGGGGTATCACATTTAAAAATGAAAGGATAATAAATATGAAAGCTAAAGAAATATTATATGATGTAATTAGTGTTCTTGACAATGATAGACTTTACAGACCTGAAGTAATTAAAAGTATTCTTACTGTATTAGATGTATATGAACCTGACTTACTTGATGATACTGTTATTGATAGTTCATTAATAGCATCTAAATATGGTGCAATATTAAAATTTTTAAAGGAATCTGTATTTAACGAACGTAAGCAAACATATGATATGCTTGCTATGACTGATAATATGGGTTCTAAAATAGTATATTCTGTAGACCTTATTTATAATAACTATATTATAAATGACGTAACATCTATAGTTAATGTATTAGATAATGATAATATAAAGAAACTTGTATTAGATGAAGAAGCTACTGACAACTTAGTTAAAGATAGAGTAGTTGTAGACTATAATAGAATTAAATACAAGTTAAAAACAGCATACGATAACGCTCTAAGTGAAATACATGCATGGGATTATGTTTCAGAATTAGGTATTTATGAAGACTTTGATATCATTAAAGATAATGCTAATAAGTATTTCGATAGTTCATCTACTATAGATATGTTACCTGATGGAAGTGTAATATATAAATTATCTGAAGATGACTGTGCTAGAGTGGCATTATTTAGTAACATGTGTTATGATATGGGTATAAGACCAGCATGGATAGAAGCTATACCAGAAGATTCTATAGATGTTGTAAATCATAAACATAGAGTTCCTTTGTTCATGCACTATTTAGAAGCTATGGAATGTGAAGAATTTAAAGATATAATATTTGAAGTAATTAAAAAAGGAGAGTAATAATATGATAACAAGAAAAGAAAAAGCTGAATTCGGAAAAACTGCACAAGGAACTATAGAACTTTTAAATAAACTTTCACCAGAAATGAAAGCAGAGATTGTTAAAGCATTAACTGGAGGAAGTGGAAGAATTATGGAAGGTATTGTAGAAGATGCTATTAATAATATAGCTGCAACTGGAGAAGTTCCTGTAGGAGCTGTTGAAGGTGTAGAGGCCATTGAGATGTCTGAAGTAGAAGCTGACTATCAACTCAAATTAGCTGCATTAAAACAAGCTGAAGAAGAAGCTGAAAAATTAAGAAATGAAGTAAAAGAAGCAGGTAAGAAAGTTGTGACTGAAGTTCTTAATGAAAAAGTAACTTTAGGTAATAGTGGTATAACAGTTAGAAGAGGAGTTATATTCAATCCACTTTTAGCTGGTCTATAATATTTATAAATGGAGACGTTATTGTCTCCATTTTTTTTTACAATCATCTGTTTTAATATAGGTATAACTATATATATTATGCAGTTACAACTAATTTTAAAAAGGAGGAAAAGAAAATGAAATTTAAAAGAGAAGTAAGTGAAGTACAAAAGATTTACAGTAAATGGTTTAATAGCTTCCAGTTTACAGGATTTCTAAATGAAGAACTTCTGAAAACTAAAGATAGAGATTTCTGGAATGCTATGTTTAAAGACATATTTACTGATTGCTACACATCTTCTATTTATGAAGGTGTTTTAGTAGCATATAAAGAGGTTCCGTATAGCGAATTAGTAATACAGAATACTATACTTCTTACAAATGATGATGATGATATATACAAACCAGCTTCAGATGTATACGCATCGTTATATCCAAATAATGTTAAGATTTATCGTTGTATGTTTGCGGTATCTCCTATTAACAGTACTACTGCAAGAGCTGGTGCACAACTTTATAATACGTTGCAAAAGCTTAAAAGAGATGACGCAGGAAATTTTATAGGAGAATTTGCTGGATGGACGCCTGTACCAAAGGTATTAGATTTCTTTGAAAAACAGCTTACACTTCATAGTTATGATATGACTAAGCTTAAGAATGAAGAAACATTATTGGCAAATAAGCCAGTAACTATACTAATGCCTATACCAGAACGTACAGGATATTATAATATCAATGGACAAGATAGAAGACCTCTTTTAGGAGAAACTTATTATCATAATAAGACTATCTATGGACAAATAAAATTTATATTTAAACAACGTGCTAAAAAGAAATTCCAAAAATGGACAGCACATTTCTCAGTAGGACGTTATATTAAAAATGGATATAATAAAGATATATTCTATATCAAATTCTTTGGAGAGCAATATATAAACCCACTAGAAGTATTTGAAGAGAGTGAGGCTAAAGCTCTAGTAAAGAAGATACTGGAATCAGATATATCTGAAAGCACTAGAGAAATAATGTTAAATACGTATGAAATGTATTTGATGGAAATAAATCTAGTAAGAACTAAATTTAAAAATAAAGTACCATCTATAATAAAGTATATACAAAAGATGGATGATGCTGGATTTGAAAGAAAAAAGCAAATGTATCTTGATGAGCAACGTAATAATACGGATTATAGCGAAGACTTAGAAGATATATTGGCTGATGATGAAGATGATATAGAGCCTATCGAAGGTGTAAATCTTATTAAGAAAGACCAACCATTTACAGTAAATAGAAACACGATTACTGTAGACTTATTATATAAGCTTATAATGGGATACGATGGAAAAACTCATTATTCATTCTACAGCCATTTAGAAAATGAATTACTGAAGATTACAGATATGACTAAGTCTGGATATAGAGGAGGAAGTAATGCAGAAACATCTGTTCATCCTCGTGGAATGCAATTATTTAAAACTATGGCATCTAATAGTGATATTATGATGACTAATGATAATAGTAATCCAATAGATATATTCAAGATGGTTTCATATAAAAAGAAATTATTTGATGCAGATACTTCAAATAGTAGTAAGAAAGGTGTAAAATCAAAACCAGTACAAGACCATGAAAGATATAGATATTTAGGAGTTAATTATGGAGTTATAGATAGTCATACTGTAAAGAGTCCTAAAACATCAGGAATACAAGGTAACGCAAACATTTTACAATGTTGGGCGGATAGATTTATTTATAGAGAAGAATATGAGGTGAAAGTGGATGAATAATGAAGACAGAGGGTCTAAATCAAATTATAGTGTACGTCCGATAGAAGACTATGCTATATTTGCGATGGAAACATCTAGATTTTATGATTATTATGTGCATAGAAAAAAGATAATGGCTGCATATAATAAAATATATGATGTGGTTTTTGAATTAAATATGAGTGTAACTAAAAAAGTTAATCTATTTAAATCATTAACTTTAAATTTATATACAATGTATCCAGAAGTCTTAGATACAAATATAGATGATGAAATAAGTAAGATAGCTAAAATGTTAAAACGTAGAATTCGTAGAAAACGTTAGGAGTGATAATCATGAGTAATAATATGAATGAGTATATAGAAGAATCTATAAAAAAATACGGAGCTAATAAGTTCTTTTTGTTTGATAAATATTTCTGGATGTCTGTGTTTGGAATTCCGTTAAAAAATAAAGAAGTTGCTGATACTTCTGATAAGAGAGTAGAAAGCATTACTGATTTTGAGAAAGAGTTAACAGAACTTGAAAATAGTATTGATATTGAATAGGAGTGATAAAGATGAGTTTAGCTAAATTAATAGATATTAGACATGATGATTATGGTTATACAACTAGAATAGAATGGGCATGGTATAATAATACTAATGCTAGTGTTACTAAAAAGATAAGATTGCTTAAAGAGTTAGATGCTCTTGATTTAGAGTTCGTTATTACATATGTTGAGTGGCTTAATGAACAAAGAATACACTGTTTAAAAAATATTATTAGAAAAAGAGGTGGAAGATATGCACGCCCTGTTAGATGATGGATATAAACATACTGTAGAAGATGTAATATGTATGTTAAATAAATGGGCAACGTATATACATGATGCAAAGCTAGGTAAACCATTACATAAACAGTTTGGAAAATCTAATATAAAGACATATAAGCGTATATATAAATACAGACATTCTAAAAAGTCTAAATGGATTGGAAAGAGAGGGAGAATATGAAACCACTTACATCAAGTAATATATTAGTAGAATTAAATAAAGCAGTAAATATCATATACAAAGGTGAAGGACATATAAATAAAGCTAAGAAGTTTATAACTGATAGCATAGAATATCTAGATGATGTAATATATCAATATAGGGTATATGATGACCATGATGTAGATTGTATGGCATTTCCTATTGTAACTGTGAGATATAACTTAAGAGAATTAGTAGAATGTAAGTTTAATGACAAGCTTCTACTAAAGAAATCTGACAGAACTATTGAAGATTTATACTGGGATTTTAAAAACCTAAGAGCATCAATTCATAATCAATTAACATTATGCAGTAGAGAAGTGTCAGCAAACTTAAAATCAAGAAATCCTACATTTGTCGGAAGATATACAGAAGCGTGTTTACAACCTACGTATAGTAAAGCTATTAATTTGATAGCTATGCTTAAGTCTGAAACAAAAGAATTATTTGATGATAGATGGTTTGCACCTCTATTTGATAGAAAATATAAATTTTAAATGGAGGTAACAACGTGAAAATAATAGAGATAGAATTCATTAACCACATAAAATTTAAAGACTTTAAACAAAATTGGAATAATTCTATTATATCTATTGTGGGTCTAAATGGAAGCGGGAAGTCATTCCTGCTTTCATCACTACATCCTTATGGTAGTTCGGATAGATATAGTAAGGCATATCCTGTAGTTCCTGGTAAATCTGGATATAAGAAAATCGTATATGATGTTAATGGAGTTATATATGAAACTATACATGAATATACAGCTCATAATAATACTCATAAATGTAAATCTTATTTGAATAGAATAGAGAATGGAATTAGAGAGGAACTAAATCCTACTGGAAATGTAGATACGTTTAAAAGACTTGTATTTGAACATCTTAAATATAATTCAGATATATTTGACATAGGGTTTATTTCTTTTAAATCAAATGGAATTACAGGTACTCCTACTAATAGAAGAAAAATATTAGAAAGTACTGTTGATATGACTTTGGTAGATAAGATGAAAAAGAACGTATCAGTCATATCTTCTAATCAAAATGCATTAGTAACTATTAGTAAGAAGAAACAAACAGACTTAGCTCAATATGGAACTATAGAAGAGATAGTTACAAAGATAAATAATAATAAAGAAAATATAGCAAACTTAGAAAGTAGAATATCTGATATAGATGAGAACATAAATAACATTAAACGTTCTGAGAATGACTTATTTGAGCTAGATACAAATATATTACCAGATATATCTAGATTAGTACAAACTCTTTCTAATGTAGGTGCTAACGATTATAATAGCTTACTAGAGAGACATATTAAAGCTAAATCATCTATAGATGGCTTAACTGATAAATATGATAAATATAATGGTATTAAAGCTGATATTATATCTAATAATGCTTTAGTAATTCAAAAAGATGTATTAGTAAAAGCATTGAATACAGCTAAAATGATAAATGACTCTTTAGAAAGTTCACTATTATCAACTGTAACTATGCTTGATAGATATAGTATAGATAAGATAATATCTAATCTAAAGATAATAGTAAACATATTAGAAAAGATAGATACAGTTAATACTAAAGTATCTAATATTAGTGAGTCTATAAAAGAGTTAGAACATAATGTTAGAGAGTATACAGACTTCATAGTGGTATATGAAAGAAATTTAGAGATGTCTGATAATAAAGAGTATAAAGTAAATTTTGATGATAACTGTAATACTTGTGATTTATATGTACAAAAAGTTAAAAGTAAGAATTTTATAGAAAAAAATAAAGATAGATATGAAAGCTATAAAAACTTACTAAACGAAGCTAATAGAGACTTAAAAATATTATATCAAGTAAATCCATTATATGACCAAGTAATCAATAGTGATTTAAAAGACTTAATAAAAGATAGACTTGTAGATAATATATTAGGTAGTAATGTAGCATATGTACTTAATCTTATAGAAGTTATATCTGATAACTGGAATGATTATAATAGTAGAAATGAAGATATAGCTGATAAAGAAAAGATGATAGAAGAAGTTAGTAGCGGATTTAAGTCTGTAACTCATTCTATGGAAGAAGTAGAAAGTATGTTAAATGATTTATCATTGGAAATAAAAGAATATCATAATATATTATCTTATAATATAAATGAATTAAATATTCCAGATAAGTACAAAACATATAATGTACCAGAACTGAATAAATTAATTCAAGATATAACTAATATAGATAAAAGAAAGAAAGAGTATCATTTAAAAATGGAAGCTCTTAAAAATGAAAGAACTAACATAACAGAAAGTATAGAAATTATAAAGAGGAATAATACTATACTGGAAATAAAGAAAGAAGAGATAGAGCATACTTCTAAAGAACTGGTAGGATTTATGAATGATAAAGAGATTATTGGAAGATGTAAAGAGATAATAGAAAAACATATTCCGATACTATTATTAGATAATAACCTTAAGTTCATACAAGATATTACAAATGAAATATTATCTGAAAATAATATTCCTATTCAAGTAGAAATAATTATAGATAATACGACTATAGTAATACCTTGTACTGTAGAAGATACTACTGTCCCAGATGCATCTATGTTATCAGCTGGAGAAACTTGTTTAATAAGTTTACTATTAAACGCATCTATATTACATTTATTAGGATATAATATATTATGTCTTGATGAAATAGATGCAAACTTAGATGTGGATAGAAGAAAGCAATTTAATAATATCGTGGTATCTATAATGAGCAAATTAGATATAGACCAGATATGTTGTATTAGTCACAACATCAGTAGTACTATAGATAGTGCAACTATAGTACAGATAGGAGAGTTCAGTAACGATTTCTTATCAACTGATATATTATATATAAATAGGAGGTAGAATTGAAAATAATGGCAGAAACTCAAAAATTTAAACCGAAAGTATTAAATGATGATGAAATTAAGGATTTACTTATTCGTGTTAATCAGTTATGTATAGACCTTAAGAATGTCTATTATAATTATAATGATAATGTGATAACTGATTTTGAATATGACCAGCTTGAGCAAGGATTCAAGATAGCTGATAAGTATAATAAACATACTAATTGGGATAAAGAAGTCTCATTTAATGTATTATTAACACCAGGACTTCCAATAGATGCATTGCAAGTTGAAGATATATCGCAATATAAACTATATGTTAGACAGTGTTATAATACGATTAAACCAATGTTGGGACATTTAGTGTTACAAAGTATGGAAAAAGCTAACGCAGAATTGAAAGCATTATTAGATAAATACGGTATAAAGGAAGAGGAGTTAGAAGATGAATAATTCGGATATTATAAGAAAGTATCAGTTTGTAAGAATTAATAAAGCTATGGGATTTTGTTCTAATGGACAAATAGGACTTTTATTTAATAACTCACAGCTTAAAGTAGATACACTTGCTAAAATGGCAGAGGGTTTAAATCACTTCTTAGAATATTATTATCATAATGATAATGATATATATGAAGAAATTGGACACTATATGTTTATGAAGATTCTTTATATAAACCAAGATATAAAGAATCATTTGGTAGATAATATAGAAAACTATAAGATAAATAGAGAATATCTTATATCTAAATATATATCTATAGATGACCATATAATAGAATACATCTGTAGATATGTAAAAGCATGTTCTAAAATAGATATAGATGAATCAGAAGCTACTACAGAAATAACTCTTCGTAATACAGATTGTGCTATAATACACACTTTATCTGTATTTATAAAACTTACATATGTATTATTAAATCAAATACGTGGAGATAAAAAGTTTGAAGAAATACTTGCAGAACATATAGATACTATTATCTATAAAATAATAAAAGCTTCTGAACATTATTTTGAATATCCAGATGGATTTGATATAGATATAGAACATAATCATATAGTAAACTTTATGTATGAACTTTATAGAAGAGATTGGAATAAACAAAATAACTCATTCCAAATAAAATTTGAAGAAGTAGGAAGAGATGTAGTAAAACTTTCATTATCTAGTATGGTAAGAGTATTCTCTTCATTGAGAAAATATGTACCATCTCTTATAGATATGAATAATCCAAAATATAAGACATCTGAAGATGTGGATACTTCTACTGTATATTGGACTATAGATAAAGACTGGACAGAATTTGCACTTGTAAATAAAAACCTAGTAGGATATATCCGTACTACTACTATGAAAATAATGAAACGTCAAGATGCAAAAGCAACATTAGCTAACATAAACTTACCAGACTTTATGCAAGATGTATCTTCAGATGATAGTTTTGTACATAAAGAACATGCTTTATATTATGATAAAAAGAAATTTATGTATGAAGCGTGTAAATCAACTACTATAAAAGTGTTTGAAGAGGCTCTTAAAGCATTAAAAACATTGGATAAAGAGAAGAGTATAGATGTATCCATCTTAGGATTATTCTCATTATCTAAAGACCATGCTTTAAATCAATTCATACTTACAAAAATATTATTAGCTCTTACTGGAGATAGTAGAATATATCTAGACCAATTAGGAGTATTCTCTAAGTTTATATTATTACTATTCTATGAAAGAGTAATAAGAAGCAAAGAGTTATCATTCATGCATGAAGTGGCACAATGTATGATAATGACACCTACTATCAGCTGTATGTTTGATGAGAAGAATGTAGATGAAACATTAAAAGAATTAAACATAGGAGATGTAAATCTTCAAGAGTTCTTTAAAATAGCTCCAGTATATGTTAGAGAAGAATACACAATATATCCAGACTTAGGAGTTATGTTAGACTTCTATAGCTTTATGCTTAATCCATCTAGAATACGTAATTTATTATATCCAGATAAGTATGAAGTAGAAGACTTAAATGCAGAAGAACCTAGAGATAGAGATGCTAATGAATATGAACGTCCTATACTAGAAGAATGTATGAAAGAGGTTGAAAATGGATTTAAAACAAAGCTTTAATTTATTTCTAGACTTTGTCAGAACAGAGCTTAGAGGTAAAGGAGGATATTATACAGGATGGATAAAGATAGATGGAGATAGAATATGTAATGAATGTCCACATCATAAAAGACGTTCGCTTTATATATTAATGAAAGAGGGAAATCTTCCGTTCTTAAAATGTTTCCGTATATCTTGCACTATAAAGAGATATATCACTAAAGCTGATTTCCTTAGCTTCGGATTTACAAATATGGAGGCTATTAAATGTTTACTGGAAGACTCTATATCTTATAACGCTAAATCAGAAAAAGATATAGGGTCTACAGTACCCTTAGTCATATCAGATTACGCTTTATCTAAAGACCAAGCTGATTATTTTGAAGCTAGAACTAATATATATCCAGATTATGAGGCTATTGAAACATATAGAATAATTCCGAATATATATAAAGCTATATATGAAACTTATGACGATGTAGAAACACATATGAGATTTGAAGAGACTAAAATAAGAGAGAATAAATACAATATTACTTTCGCTACTCAAAACTATAATATGTTTTTCTACAGAGATATTCACGCTTCAAATATAAAACTTAAATTCTCAGTAGGTAATACAGAACCATATACTTTAGGAGATAACGATAGTCCAGAATATATGGTAATAGCTGAAGGAGTATTTGATTTAATAAATATATACTCTAAATATGCTGTAATAGATAAAGCTATTTATATAGCTACAGGAGGAGCTCAAGCGATATTTAATGAGATATGTGATTATTATACAAAACATATAGAAAGTATCAAATATCTTATAATATTTGCAGATAGTGATATCAGTTTAGGAAATAATAAATATACGTATGATAAAAAGTTTTATGATAATTTATTCTATAAATTAAATAAAACATTGGGTAAAGATGTATTTAAAGAAATATATCTGGTGTATAATAAAGCTAGTAAAGACTTTGGAGATATGAGAGAAGAAATACTTCCAGAGAAACTTCAAATAAAATAGGAGGAAAAGAATATGAATAAATTAATATTAGCTATGGTTAATCAATTTATGGTCGAACATGAAGATGAAATTTTGGAATGCATAACAAATCCAGATGGCGGATTAGCTAAAGAATGGAAAGAAAATGGAGATGCAGTAAAAGAATATCTTGGTATAACAGAAGAAAAGGAGAAATAAATATGGATCCAGTATTAGCAAAAGTAGTAGCAACAGGACTTATAACAGAAGGTAAAAAGATATTAGCTCATAAGAAAGAATCTAAAAGAAGAAGACCATCTGAATATGTTAGAGTCATTTCATGTAGAAAGACAGAACCGTTTCATATAACACCTATAGAGTTACAGATAGAAGAGCAGATAAATGATATTATATATCAAGAGGCTGATAGAGGAAAACTTAAGAATATAACAAGAGTGTTTATGAATTATAAGGCAAGTGATGCTGGAGAAGACATGGTTACAGCTATACTTATATTTGAATATTTGGATAATCCTGGTGAAGAGGAAGTGGTTTATCCAAGAGATATGGAGGATTAACATGAGTTATGTTCGTATAGTAGATATAGAAATAAATAAAGATGATATTCCGCATAAACTCAATGATATATTAGAACGTGGAATAAATGCAGTAATGGATAGTGAGCATCCTAATGTAGCGACAAATGTAAATATATTAGGTAATGAAGATGGATTATTTGGTATGGTAAAATACAAAGTACTTATAGTATTTAATAGAGAAAAAGGAACTTGTATTATTTAATAAAGAAAGGAGTTTAATATGCATAGAGTGTACCCATTTCAAACAAAGGTTTCTTCAAGAGAAAGTGATGCTAGATACAAACCAGACCCAGATAAAGCTACACAATGGCTTAAACTTATACTTAAAAAAGAGACTGATGAAGATAAAAAAGAAGATTCTAGTAAGGAGGATTTATGAAGCAAGAGATTATAACAGTATTTGGAAAAAGATATAAAGCTGTAGCTAAATTCTCTAACAAAGAAGCAGATATGATAGAGATAGAACCTTTATCGGAAATAGATGAACTTAAATTTAAAATAGATTCTCTAGAAAGTAAAATAGGAGAAATTAATAGTAAAATTGATACGTTCACTATGCTTAATGATAAACTAGCTGCACGTAATGCACAGTTGGAAGCCAAGATAAAAGAGCTTGAGCATAAAGATATACCAGCTATTAAAAGAAAATATGTAAAGGAGTTTCTCTAATATGGATAAAAACAAGAATGAAAAACCGTTAATAAAATCTATCAAAATAGATGGTTCATATATGATGAAAATTGGAAGTAATTATTATAAGTTTACACCAATAGAAACTGAACATGTTACAAATACAGCAGCAGAAATGGATGTAATGAAATTTGAAGATGCTGTTGACTTTATGATAGATAGTCTAAATGATAAAATAGAGTCATTGGAAAGTAAGATAAAAGCGTTAGAAACTATGGTATTTACGCTTATGGATAAAGATGATGATAATGATGACACACCACTTGACCATTTGTCAACACATGAAGATGATGGAGTTAATGATTTAATAGCTCATTGTAAACCTAGAGAGTTATTTTAATAAGGAGGAATATATGGAATACACTGAATACCCGTATTGGGATAGTGCATATAAAGCACTTGTAGACACTATTTATTATAATGGTATATGGACTGATACCAATGTAAGAACTAAATACGCAGATGGAACACCTGCTACTTATAAAGCAGTAGCTGGAGTATTCTTTAAACTAGATAATAGTAAAGACGATGCTTTCTTACTCACTACGAAACACGTAGCTTGGAAAGCAGCTGTAAAAGAAATGTATTGGATTTATATAATGCAATCAAATAAAGTAAAAGATTTGCAAGATATGGGGATTTCAATTTGGAATGAGTGGCAAGATGATAAAGGTACTTTAGGTAAGGCTTATGCATATCAAATACGTAAACCTATATTTGGATATAAAAATCAATTAGAATACGTAGTAGAAACTCTTAAGAAAGACCCTAATAGTAGAAGAGTTATGATAGATTTATGGTGTCCAGAAGAATCCCATGAAATGACTCTCACTCCATGCTGTTATAATACTATTTATAATATATTAGATGGAAAACTTTATATGCAACTTAACATAAGAAGTTCTGACGTAGCACTTGGACTTCCATTTAATATATTTCAATTCCAAGTATTGCATAAGCTTATAGCTCATGAATGTAAAGTAGAACCAGCAGATATGATAGTAATGATATCTAACTTACATTATTATGATAGACATGAAGAAAAATTATTAAATCAAGTTGATTATGATGAGCTACTTCCAGATGCAACACTTAAGATTAATTATCCAGAATCTATATGGGATTTTAAACCAGAAATGGTAGAAGTTCTAAATTATAAACATGGTCCTAAAATAGATTTTGAAATAGCAATATAAGGAGGAATAATGAAATACGAATTAAAATTACATATACTAGGTTCGGATGATGACGGACACGTAATATCTTTGATACAAGATTCTATGATATTAGTTACAGACTTATATGTTGTAGCATTTAGAGGAGGAGATGAAATATTCTCTATGAGAGTAGATAAGATAGACGATAAAGATGAAGAGGGAATTCTTACTTGTATATTTGATAATGTTATGCAAGACGATAGAGATGCTATATATCAATTAGCTACAGGAGCATCTCTTAACAAAGAACTACAAAAACATAGAGGACTTTATGAATATATAAAGAATGTATCGTCTGTTGAAGTAGAACTTGAAGATAAATAATAAATTATAAGGGTGCGTATCAGCGTACCCTTTTCTTTTTTTAGTCTCTAACCAGACAATAATATCGTATAAAACAATATATGAAAGGAGTTAATGATGGCTAAGAAGAAAAAAGAAAAAACAGAATTAGCAGTAGGTACGTTCGACCTTGGAAAAAATTCTGGCGAAAATCCCAATATGGTATCTAGACCAGAACCACCTGCACCGATTCCTAGAGAAGACATCGTAGGAATATCAAAGCAAATAAATGCTGCTAATAAAAGAACTAATCCAAAAGATAGTAAAGTTAATAAGATACAAAGTTTACTTCAAGATGTAAGAACGGGGAGTAGTAAATTAGAACAGGATTTAATCAGCTTATCTCCGTCTTTATATAAAAAAATAGATACTGAAGATTTATCTCTTACAAATGTAGCAGTATTAAGACCAAACTCAGATTCTTCTATATTTAAATTAGCTGGTAAAACTTCTAAACAGCAATCTTATACTGATGTTATAAGTAGCACATTAGAAGAAAGAATGGGTAACATAGTCTCTGGTATACCTACTGGATTATACACAAAGATACTTCAAGCTAAATACAATAATTACTTAGAAGAAAATCTACCAGTATTAAAGCAAAGTGCTACTATATTTATAGATGACGTTTGTAATGGAACATATAGAGGAGCAGAGCAAGAAAATGTTAAAAGATTCCGTTTCTGGAAAGAAGGAGGAGTTGAAATAACAGATGAAAAGCTTGTAACTAGAATGAATAATATTCTTAATCCTAAAAGTTATGAACGTATATCATCAGATGTATCATCATTTAATGATATAGATTATCAAACAGAATATACAAGCTGGAAAGATGGTTATAGTCTTGTAAGAGTAGTTTCTAATAGAAAAATAGCTAAAGAGATGTATATTAAATATGTACTTAAACAAGTTAAAGCTAAGAAAGAAAATAAAAACGATGCTAACGCTCCTGTTCGTACTATAGAACCTGGGGATGGTAGATATGATTTAGCACAAGTAAATAAAATTATTAATATAGAAAATCATACAGGACTTCCACTTAATATTAAGAATAAACCACTTGCTAGATTAATAGATAGTAGAGTATTAGATAGAATAACTAAATCTGGTTGTGTCTATAGTATGGAAAGATTTAATCCAAAGACATATACATCTGAATTTGAATTAAATGAATATGTGTATTCTAACGAAAGCTTTGCTGACTTTGTTAGAAGAAATGCTGAAAACAGAGCTAGACCAGTATATAATACTACTGATAAAATTTCTAATAATACTATATTTCCTGGTTCATATTTCACATTTGAAATAGGAGGATATAGTACAGGTACTATGAAAGTAGTGGCTGAAAAGATAGCTAAAATGAATAAAGAAGTGGAAATGCTTGGAACAGAATCTGTAGATAACTTTATGTATTTAGATACAGATACTATAAACTTTGATGATATCTATAGTAATAGATTCGATAAGTTTAAAGAATACAGTATGGAGGCTTCAGGAATAGACACTGTTCATCAAGGACCTCAGCCATCTAATCTTAATAAAGAAACAGGTGTTTATAAATCTGTAGAAAAGAAGATAGCTAAAGATGGTATAAGCTTAGGACGTATAGAAAAGATGTTTGATACTATTACTGGGGAGTCTGTAGAATACTTAGATAACACACGTTGCATACCATTAATAGTAGGAAATAAATTCCTAGGAACATTCTATATAGAATTTACACATCAAGATGTAGAACATTATATGGGACTTAGACAGCTTATGAATAGTAATATGGTAGGAACTTCAGATACAACTGCCTTTGGTATTAATGTAGAAACTCAAGAAGAAACTATTGGAAGACTTATATTCTCAGATATAATAAAACCATTAGTAGAAGCCAATATGGATACTAAGTTTATAAAGAATAATGCTGATGTATTGCTTACAATACAAAAGTTATTAAAAGAAAACGAAGTATCTACTACTATGAATTTAAATAGTATGGATAGACAGAATGGATTCAACTTATCTAGAGTTATATTTATACCAGCTGAAGAACTTATATTTAAAAGAAATGGTAAATTAGGTTTAGGAGAAAGTAGATTTAATATGGCTTTAGTTCCAGCAAATGCAGCTATATTAGGGAATGAAGCATATTTATCTTATTTACTTATAGATAGTAAAGGAATGTCTTTTATAGAACTTCCACAAGGACTTTCTGAAATACAAGGAGAAGAAGGTACAAATCCTATTATGGACCAATTTAATGATATACGTATAACACGTAGTAGACTTAGAGACCTTACTCTTAATAACTATGACTTAGGACATAAGATTATATATGTTCAAAAGCCAGAAAGTACACAAGGTATAAGTATAAATACTATAAGCATACCACAACCAGAACTTGACGATACACGTATTCAACAATGGATACAACAAGCTACAGATATAGTAGGATATAATAGTGCTTTATTTAATTCTATAGATGGAAGCGTTGAATTTGCAAGAAATCTATTTGAAATGAATGAAATGAAGTTACTTCAAATTATAACTTGTAGAGCCAATAAAATAAGACCATCATCAGAATTAGCTACAAGATTACTTAGACTTAGAGACCCATCTTATAGCGATATAACAGTAGAATGGGTAGCACCGCCTATTAATAAATCTAATACGCAAAAACGTTCTGAACAAGCTAAAGAAATTATGGATTTATTCGACACATATGGAAATGTTATGGATAATCTATATGGAAATAACGATGAATATAATTTAGTAGCAGAAGAAGCTAAGAAGATACTTCTAGAGAAAGTAGCTGGAGATGACCAAATAATACAAGATATCTTATTCAATGTAGTCAAAGAAGCTAAACAAAAGAAAAACGTTGCTATTGCGATGGAACTTGAAGAAGAGGACGAAGACGAAGAAAAGAAAAAGAAGAAAAAAGACGATAATGAAGAAGAGGAAGAAAATAACGAAGAGGAAAATGAAGAATAATGATTAAAATATGGAAAGTTATTATTTATCTAACATTCTGTTATTTTATGCTTAAATATAAAGATATAAATCCTTTTGAACATGTCGTTAGAAGCACTTCTGTTGAAACAAAAACTGAACAAAAATAATGTCAATGATTTCAAATATCTGATATATTGATAGTTATCATAATACTTTATGAGTCTGTGATTAAGACTATATAATTATTATATGAATTTAGTATACGCACGTGAAATAATATGATATGGTTGCGTTAAGTGTAAGAAAAGAAAGATAGAAGTGGAATGACGATAAAATATTTAAAATTTGTATAAATAATATAAAATTACATTCCATATATAGTAGAAATAAAAGAAAGCACAGAGTGTTATCAACCATTATAATTCCCACGACTATCTTTTGAATACATAATCTAAACATATGAGAATATATAGATTTAATTCGATGTAATAATACTTATATAATGTATTAATATACTTGGATATTATACACATTAAGGACAAATCGAATAAAAATTCTGAAATGTTTTTAAAATTCTTATGTGAGTCGTTTCAGTATGTTGTGTGGCAATTTCATACTAGAAATAGGCTTATACGAATTATAACAATTAATTTAACACGTGGGATTCAATTCCTATCAGACCATTGGAGTATCTTTCAATAGATATTCTTCATAAGGAAGTACTTGTATAAGTGTTTAATCACTATATGCATTAATTCAATTAAATATTAAATTCAATGAAGAACCAAACAAACTAGATGCATCTGGGCTTAAAGAGAACTCACTACACTCTTTAAAGGAACACCCAGGTGCATCATCTCTTTTATTTACGTTTTAATAAACTATATATATTTAGATATATTAAAGGAGGTAGACAAAATGAATAGCAAATATAGAGAAAGATTTAAAGAAGATTGGACTAATGCAGTTATCAATCATTTATGTATAGATAAAGAAACAGTAGATAGACTATTCGACCAATACTTTATGGATAGTGAACTTAATGTTTATAACTCAATGAATTTTAAAAATACAACTTTTAGTACAACTGATTTCTATTATTTAAGTATAGCAAACTTTATACTTCAAGAGAATGGTGTATTATTTTGGAAATATAACAAAAAGCAATCTGTTATAGGTAAAGAAATAATTAATAAGATGGCTATCAGACAAGAGTTTAAAAAGCTTAAGAACCATTATACAGACCTTGGAGATAAGATTACAGCTACTATATATAAAGGTATGGAACAACGTACTAAAATATTTATAAACTCTTTATATGGATTATTTGGATATATCGCAAGCTTTCTATATAATACAGATGTGGCTGATAGTGTTACTACAGCTGGTCGTAATGTAATAGGAGTTTCATCTTGTATTACAGAATTATACGGAGGAGGATTTAACTTCTATATCGTAAATGCTCATTTAAAGCTCATAGAACACGTTTTAAGCGAAGATTGCGACGAACTTAATAGAAAGTATAGCTTAGGAGTTAAAACCACGGATATGTGCCTTAGAAGCCTTTTAGGAGAACATTACGATGGATATTATGCGAAAACATTATTAACAAACAGAATAGATAGTATGACACAAAATCAACGTAATGTATTATATTATAAGAATAGTTTATTAGATAGTTTACAAATACCAGAAATAAGTGATTTAGTAGAAAAAGTTATAAAGACAGCTATGGATAATAATAATCTTATACAAGAAATAGATGGAGGACATTTATGTAATCCAAATAAGCATCCACTTACTAAAGATGATTTAAAGACTATTAATAATATGCTTATTGATGTGTGTTATGGATTTTATTATTATGATGGGGATTATATCAATGGAGAATACCAAGAGAATATGGAATATGTAGTAAGGTCTATAAAACGTAAGAAGATAGCTCTTATGGATACAGATAGTAACGTTACTGTATTATCTCATGAAAAGGATTATTTACTTAAGAAATATGAAGATATAATTGGAGATAAAAAGAAAGATAAGTCCTTTAAAGAAATATTTTTACCATTATTAGCATGTTCTTGGTATGTAAGTGCAATACAACACGGATTTAAATTATATAGTAGAAACGTTGGTGTAGATGAACAGTTTATTCCTATGATAGATTTAGAGTGTGAACTTATAATGGAAAACTGTCAACTTACTATATTTAAAAAGAATTATATATTTACTTCAATAGTACACGACTTCTTAGTAAGAGATGAAATGGAGACACGTGGAGTTAAGTATAAGAAATCAGATAGTAATAAATTCATGGCAAATAAAGTAGCAGATATAGTAGAGAATAAGATAATAGTTCCGTATGATGAATTAGATTATGCTACTTTATTTAAGATTATAAAGAGAGACGTTAAAGAAATAAAAGAGTATGTGACATCTCTTGACTTTATGAAGAATGGTAAAACGTTAGTAAAAGTAAAAGACCCATCTACTCTTGCATATGGAGAATCTAGACTTAAAGCTATGAGATTATGGCAAAGACTTTATCCTAATATTGAGATAGAGGTTCCTGGAGTGTTTGGAGTGGTTAAATTAGCTCTTACAGATAATCTGATAGAAAGTATCAAGAATGATTATAATGAGCTTTATAACGCGTTTTACGACGTCTCATTTGATTTATTCTTATATGGATTTGCGAATAAGTGTAGAACTGCATATGAAAGTAAGAAAGATGCTATTATAGCTTGTTCTGAAGAATGTACCAGAATAAAGAATAATATATTTGATATTATATCTAAATATAAAGATAAGATTAACTTCTTGGAAGTTAAAGAAGACCTTATGAAATATTTTAATATGTATTATTATGGAGATAATAAAGCATTGAATAAAGAACTTAAGAATATATTCTCATTTGAATCTAAGTTTGAAGATAATATAAATAAGTATATGATTAAATATATAGATAGATTAGGAGTACCTACAGATATAGATAAAATGCCTGAGATACTTTCTATATATGACGGAGAACTTATAAGTGATGATATAGTATCTGAATACGAACAGTTATTAAGTCCATTAATACAGACATTATCATTGATAGTATTAAAGAATGATAGTGGAAATAAAGTAGTAACAAATGTATTACATACATTTTAAAAGAGAGACATTCTCTCTTTTTTTAGTCGTAAATAAATACAAAGCTCCCTATAAAAAGGGAGCAATGCATTTATTTGCGTTTATATCATATAGAAAATTATCGGTAATGTATCCAATTTACATACACTGAATAGCAATGCAGCCATTAGTCTATGTTTATAATTATCTATTCTATCCATATCTTTAAAAGCTATATCTGCAAGTAAGTTAATTTTTGGTATCTTAGCTTGTACAGCAGCTTTCTTAAATTCCTCAACTATACCTGTAGAAGAGTTTACTAAGTTTTCCATTCCATATCCTATAAAGATATCTGTAAACTTAATAAAGTCATATATCTTATTTCTATCTTCTTTAGTAAACTTCTTAGATTCTGGAGCAGTTCCATTTACTACATTCATAAGCTTTTTAGATATTTGACCTATCATAAGATTCTCTCTTTCTGTTTCAGTAAGTTTCTTATTATCTGATTTACCATCATTATTTTGCTCTTTAACACCATCTGGAACTACTATACTCCAATTAAACATTTCTGCTAACTTAAACATAGTAGAAGTAGCAAGTTGTCTGAAGTATCCAGCTTGTTCCATTTGTTCATCAAGACTGTTTTCTGTAAGCTGTTTATAATCATCAGCTAAATCCTTTTCTTCTACATCTTTTAAAAGATAATCATCATTTATGATAGCATCTAAATATCCAGCTAACTTTTGCTTAGTATCTTCATCATGTTCTTTACAGAAAGTATCTAATATTTCTGTTTTACCATTAATTCTTTCTTTAAGTAATACAGCAAGTGTAAGAGTTCTTTGAACGTGAGCAAACATTCTATTGAATTTCTTTTCTCTAGCAAATACTTGTGTCTTAAGACTTTTCATAGAGAATAGTTCTTTAGAAAGCTTTTCTTCTCTTTCTTTTAAGTTTACTATTTCTGTTTCTATAGGTCCGATTGTATCTTCTATAACTTTAACATCTTCGTGTTGACCATGAAGCTTAGTCTTAGCCATATTAAATTCAGCTTGCTTAGCTTTTATAATAGCCTTTACGTCATCTAAACCTTTATTTATATAGTTTACATACGAAGTCATATTATTATAGAATCTCTTCCAATCATCATCATTCATAACTATTTCTTCTTTATTATCTAAAGAGATATTCTTAATAACTCCGATTGCTCTAAGCATATTTAATTTAATTGGGGGATAATTCAAGTTATCAAGAGTATAATCTTTACTTAACTCTACTAAGATATCTTGTAAATTAATCATCTCAACGTCTTTTTCTTCTTCTCCTACTACAACAGCATCTGCTATTTCTTCTGTTTTACCTAATCCTCTAGGCATTTCAACTGTAACGTATTCTTCTTTATTTGGTTCTATTATATCAGCTTCTGTATACAGTACTTCGTCTTTAGGCGTTTCCATCTTGGTCTCCTTTCTTAGCAGCTTCCGCTTGTTTCTTTTCCATTATTTCTGCTAATTTAGATTGTAATATATCTTGTAATATAACAGATAAGTTTTGAGCTACATTCATAAACACTTGGTCTTGAGCTTTTAAGTTCATACTAGAAACTATAGCAAATGGACAAGCTAATAAGAATGTTGATAATATTCTACCAGCAGTGTAATCTCCGTATGGAATATCTAATTTTTCCATTATATCTCCAAGCATATCCATCAAGTATTTAGTAGTGTCTTGAATAATTCCGTCTTTATCATATAAGTCATTAGAAGCCATATACATAATATGAGCAGTAGCTTCTGGTAAGTTTACAGCACATACAATATTAGCTTTATTTCCTACACTGTCAAGAGCCATTTGTCCTACAGAGTTTTTATCTCCTAACATAGCAACCTTTTCCCATATAGCAGCATATAGATTTCTTCTATCATCATTAGTAAGTCCCTCTAAAGCATTTAATGTAGCTTGTACATTTTTAATAAATGGGTCTTTTCCTACATGTTCAAATGGCATTTCTGTTAACCATTCTAAGTTAGCTGTTACTGGTAATAAGTCTCTTATTTCTTGTTTGAATTCTTCTAACCATTCTGGATAAATAACTATTTGAGCTAATGGATTAGCCTTTAATGCCATTAATATACGGAAAGCTTCATTCATAATCCATTCTCCATATGCTTCAGTATAAGCTTCAGTTACGTCATTAGCAGTTTTTCCAGGAGGAATTAAATCATGTTCCATTAAGAATCTTTCTCTATTCATTCTTTCAGCACATATATTTGCGATAGCATTTACATATAAGAAAGTAATGTCATCAGAAGCATTCTCATTCAATATAGTATTCATAAGAACTCCAGCTAATGTAACAGGAACTTTGCTTAAGTTGTTGCAATGCATAGATACATCTTTAAAACTCATATCATTTACATCTATATCTAATGCTTGTAAAGTTTTTATATTTTCTTTACTTACATTGATAAAGTTTATAAGTTGGTCATAATCTTCTGTAAATAATTCTTCATTAGCAATATTATCTACATTTGTAAGGTCTAATACTCTAAGATTATCTCCTCCAGCAGATTGAATTCTTTCTATAACTTCTCCAAGTTTAGTTTGAGCAATATCTGAAGATTCTGCTAATTTAATTGGGTCTACGTCACTAGCTACAAATTGAGCCATGTTTACTATAAATTGATTTCTTCTTAGGCATATATATTTCATTTCTTCTCTAGTCATTATTTATCTTCTCCTTTAGCAATGTCTGCATTTAATTTATGATAATTATTTTCTTTATTCTTATTTGTAACTTCTAGCCATTCATTGTAGTTTGTAACTCTAATTCTCTTCAAGTCTACAATATCAAATCCTACGTAAAGACTTCCGATAAATACATCTGAAGTAGTTCTAGCAGCTTCTAATATACTTTGGTCATATACACCAGTTATAACATTATATACAGCATTAAATGGAACTTTTCCTGTTCTATAAGCTTCAAGTCTTTCTCCAGCATTTTCTCTATCTATATAATTATATGCAAGTGCGTACGCATTATACATCATATCAATACAATCTATAGCATAGCTTACATATCTTTCTAATAAGTCTTTATTTTGAACTACTTTAGATATTACTCTATTAGCTTCTTTAAAAGTATTTTCTCTTAAGTCTGTTATTCTTTTTAATATCCAGCTATTAGCACCAGGCATAATACCATGAACATGCACAGATATAAATACTCCAAGAGCGTCATCTAATAGATTTACTATATTATGGAATTCATCTTCAGTTCTTACATATATAACTGGCTTTAACGAAATACCACTCATATAGTTAATTCTGTTATCTATATTATTATCAAATCCAGCAGTATCAGACATATTCTTCTTCATATTGAATAAGCTTTCTCTTTTAAGTTTCATTCTTTCTACAAGTTCTTCATCATCAGAACTCATTAAGAAAGTGTTTCCATCAAAACTTGCACGTAATTTAAACTTACTTTCATCATAAACGAATGAATGTTTTTCTCCTACTTCTTTATCAGCAACATCTTCGTTATAAGCATATTCACATCTGTCTAAATATACTTTACCTCCGTTTATTACTGGAAGCATAGTAAACACTTCTCTAGTTTTCCCTGGTTCTAATACAGTACTAGGAATTACTCCATTTTCATTCATTTCTAATGGAATACTTCTTAAAGAATTCATTTTAGCATTAATAGCATTTAAATCTACTACTATTTCACTATACACATCAGTACAGTCTTGATAATATAATTTACCTACATCTATATCGTGAGCAAGCATTATCATAGGACGAATAGTTTCTTGTACATTCTTTCCTCCAGCATTTACAGAGAATGTAAATCCATTTAGAGTTATTTCTTTGTAGAAGTCTTCTAAAGAGTTTGGAACTCTACTTACTAATATTAATGGAAATCCTTTATAGTTCTTATTATATTTACTATAGATAAGTCCTCCATTTTCATCAGTAGCTTTACATATATTCTTAATCCATTCAGTAAACATATTTTTAAATAGTTTAGCATTGTGGTCTGCAATAAATCCACTTAATATAAATATATGTCCGATGTTATCTTTGAATGGTTCTATCTTAGTTTGAGTTAAAGCAGAAATCTTCATTTTAATTCCAGCTTCCACTTCTATATCTATTTTATAATTTCCTATTCTTCTTTCTGGTTTTTGAACATAAGTAGAAGTAATATCGAATCCTTTTTCTACAGCATCTTTCATTACATTTCCAAATGCTTCTCTAAACCCAGGAGTATTTCCTACAGTAGTATTAACAGCATTTAAAGTCCATTCAAATCCATCTAAGTTTTCATCCTTAACATATTCTCTTTTTTCAGGATTATACACTTGAATAGCTTCTTTCTTCATCATAGATGTAGCAGTATATCCAAGAACGTCTTTAATAAGAGCTCTGATGTTCTTTGGAATTTCTACTTTATGAGTGTCGTCGTATATTAAAAAGTTCTTAGCAGTAAGAGCTCCCATCATTGCTAATGAAGTAGTTCCATCTCTAGAAGTATTATCGCTAAATCCACTTAAGTATTTAGTTTGTTGTTGTATACTTTTTAGAATAGTAACTCCGTATCTAGTACCAAAGTTAATTCTACTAAAGAAAGAAGCACCATCAGATGTCTTTACATAGTTACAGTTTTCAGCAACGAATTCTCCCTCTGCTAAGTTATTAAAATCGAAAATAGTTTCACCATATACACCACTGTAAGGCCCGAATACATCCTTAGCGTGGTCTATAATACTATCCAATACTAATATTTTAGTATTATTAGTTAGATGAGCAAAGTTAGAGAACACATCTATTTCTCTTCCTCCATTCTCAACCTGTTTTTTAATGTAGTCATTTACCGGTTGACATACAAATTTAGTCATAATTATAACCTCCTATATTTGATATTAAACACGTCTTCTTTGTCTCATTTTTCCGTATAAAACAATGCATCTGTCTAAGATGTTGTTTAATTTTTCTAGACAAATAAAGACTTAGTATATACGTTCGTGGTAGTATATACTAAAGGATTATTTTTTTAGCATTTTTAAATAATGTCAATATGGATAATATTTTTAATTAAAAATACTATTAGTAAAAAATTACGTAAAAGGAGGAAATGCATATGTCTATAAGAGGAATGCGTTCAAGTAAGGTGCCTCAATTCATGAGAACTGGACCTTACAATGCTCTACCATTTAGTTCGACTGTATATACTTTTACAGATAACTCTAGAGTTGCTGAAGAAGAAATAGATGCTGGAAATTATTCTGTGTTTCAACCATTCTTTTCTCCAAAAGGAATAACAGGTGAAGCTATTTACCTAGAAGGTAACGACACATTGAATAAGTTTGTTAAATTAAATGGTACTATGAATACTTTAAAATATGGTCCTATGGGAACATGGGCATTAGCTGCTGTTCAATCAGGATTTAACTTAGGGTATGTTAATATGAGAACTAACGACTCTACATATCCAAATGCGTATGTTGCGTTAGTACTTGACCCAGTATATAATAAAAAAGCAAATAGTGATGAAGATGATTTATCTAGTCCTAAAAAGCAAAAATTGTACTGGTACAAAAACACAGACCCATCTGAACCTACTAAACAAGGATATTACTTTGGATATAGCAAGGATGAAATAACTGAACAGCTTAAACCTATAGCTGTTAACGATGGATATGTAAAAGAAGTAGAAGTTCCAATGTACGAATTCGGATTCGACTCTTGTCATATATCTGGACTTACATTAGACGGAAGCTTTGAGGGAGAATTAGATAAAGAGGCAGATGGACAAAAGATATCTTTATATGGAGGAAAGAACGTATCTGGTGTTAAAAAACCTATGGTAACTTCTTCTGAAATAGAAACTTACTTATCTACTCACCCAGATGAAACTAGAAAGAAAGCATATAGAGAAGTTTTAAATAACTTATCTGACGTCAAATCTATTCAATATCCATTATTTGGACTTTGTTATAGAGGAGCTGGAACATATGGAAATAAATTCTATGCTAATATAACTGCTAAAACAGATAGATTAGATAATAGATATCCATATTATAACTGTATAATCAGAGAGAATGATGCTACTGAAGAACACCAATTTGATTTCACACCATTCTATTATAGTATTGGTAAATCATTCAACTACAACTTCAGAGACAGAGCTATCAACAGCTGTAAAGTATCTTTCTCATTAACAAATGAAGTTCAAACATTTGAATCATATATCATATCTAGAAAAGTTTCTAATGAATTAGAAGGAGTAGTTTCTAAATCAATGGAAATCTTAAAGAAAAAAGTTAAAGACGCTATGGCGGCTGTAGATGGAAATTTACTTGCCGACGTTGAAGGACCTGCGGCAGTAGAACTTTCTAAAGCTAACTTTGATTTATTCTTTAAAGGATACGATGATATAGCAAATAAATTTAAGAAACCAGTTGTATCTAATCCTAAAGTGGACGAAACTCCATTATCTAACTGGAATATTACTAGACTTGTAGAAAAGACTAGAAATACTTCTACTGGAGAATGGGTAGTTACTTCTAGACCTACACCTGCACTTAAAGTATTATCTTGTCCTGAAAAACTTCAATTCTTTGGAGGAAGCTTTGGACAACTTCAAGAAGTACTTGATGATGGTGACTTCGATATGGACGAATTAATAAACTACAAAGTAGGAACTACTGGAGAAGTTATCAAAAACTACAAAGTATGGGACGAAATGTTAAAAGACGTATTTACAGGTAAAATAGATACTGCTATATATGATACTGCCTTAATAAAAGACTGTATAGTATTCGGAGATGACTATTCTAATGAATTACAAAATATAATAGCAGATTTAGTAAGATACGACGAAACTACTATCCATAAAGATAAGACTAGACCTGACTGGACTTTCATAAGAACACCACAAAACAGAATTAGAACAGCTTCAGAAGCTTTAAACGAATGGGCTGCTTTCTTTGATGATTCTGTTAAAAATTACAATATGCACCCATGTATCGGTTCTTGGATGTTTAACGACCAAACTACTGGAGGACAAACAAGATTTAACGCATGGTATGAATACTTAGGAAAAGGTGGTTCTTTATACGCATACTTATCAACTCATACACCAAAGAGCTTTGCTTCTGAAGACTACAGCTTAATATTATCAGGTGCAACTGGAACAGGATTCTGTATACCAGAAGATGATGATATTAAAACTAAGCTAGTAGAGCAATGTATAATGTATTATACATTAAGAAGTACTGGATATTATGCTTTAGGAGAAGATTTAGGATATCTTCCTAAGTTTGATTCTAATATGAAGAACGTTGGAAGCTGTATTCACTTTAATAGAATGTCTAATATAGTATATAACTACGCTAGAGACCATAGAATAGTTAATACTACAAAAGATACTTTAGATAAGATGAAGAAAGCTGTGGATAAACTTATATCTATACCTGCTAGACACTTTGAAGGAAAAGTTATAGTTACTGTAGAAGTAAGTAAACACGAAAACGAAGTTAGCAAGAAAGTAGTATTATTCACAGTATCTGTTACTGGACATGAATATTCTAGACATAATAGAGTAAACATGGTTATGAATAAATCTACTGGAACATTAGTATCATAAGGAGGATGATGAATAATGGCTACAGCTGCAAACCTACAATCAGGGGTTTTAGCACAAGAAGTTATAAGTAATGACAGCTTGTACGTGCAACACTGGCTAAAACCAAGTGCAAATGGAAGAAAATCATTGATATCTTGTGAATTCATGGATCACTCAAAAGATAACATGATTGGACTTACACAAGTAGATAAATCAATGTTCTTACTTCTTCCTACATACTATCCAGAAATATATACAGATGTAAAGAACGGTGCTATGCTTTCTAAGTCATTTAAAGGATATTGGAACTATATCTGTCAAACTGCTACATCAGTAGACGGTATACAAGATATATCTTTCAACATTCAAAATGCTACTTATAAAACTCAATTCTTTAGTACACCTCTATTCACTACAATAGAAACTCCTACTAATGAAATTAGTTTAAGAGTACCTGCTGAACTTTCTGGATACTTTATGACAAAACAAACTAGACACTGGATGAACGCTATATCTGACGAACAAACAAGAGTAGCTACATATAACGGACTAGAAGAAGACTTCAACAACTGGTCTCATAGTGCTGGTATGTTATACATAAAACCAAACAAAACTCTTACTAAATGTGACTATGTTGCATTATGGTTCTTGATGGTGCCAAAATCAGCACAATTATCGAACTTTAACGCGGATGCTACATCTCCACAAATAGTTGAGTTACAATTCCAATTCCACGTTTCTGTTATAGACGATAGAAACATCAGAGTAAAAGAATTAGGAGAAGAATATCTAGCTAAATATAAAGCTTTCATCTGTGAAGATACTGCTTTATTTGGATTATCTGCTAACACTGTATTAAACTCTGTATTGGACTTAAGAAAAGTAAATATCTTAGGAAACTTAACAAATGTTTAATAGGACTACCCCTCATTTTTTTTTAGTGAGGGGTATCCCATTTAATTACGCCTTTTATCCGTACAAACATGATGTATTTTATGAAACAGATAATTATATATATTACACTGTTTCAAATATTATAAAGGAGGTATTTGAATGAAGAAATTCAAGGAACAAGTCCATCTTATGATGGAACGTATTTTTTCTGGAGTAATTGAAAAAGGAGGTGTTGTAGATTTAGAAAAAATAACAGATATAGTTTGCAAGAACTATCCACATTCTATGAGATATATATCGCTAGACCCGTTAGAGACTACGTATATAACATTAATAGAATGTGTAAATGAAGAGCATGATGAAATTCTATTAGCACGTAATAGCTTAGCTATGTTAAATGAATTGCGTGCTGAAGGAAATTTTAATCTTTTGGGTGATAAGTATGTTAAAGAATGCTTATATAGAGAGCTTGCTAGTTATATATTCGTATACACTTATATGAAGATATTAAGTAGAGCTCCGATTGAAAATGAAAGACCAATAAGCATGCTTACAAACATATTAAATACAAAGGAAGATATCAATACTTTCATTTACTGTATGGATAGAGAAGCAAGAGAGCTAGAGATGGCTTGGTTTATTTATAAAGAAGCTGTCAATAGTGTGTATGGATTAGCTCCTCATGTTATATATGAAGGAGTGTATTTGTATGATGTTTATATAAGTATTTTAAAATTGAGATTTCCTGAAATCATAAGAGAAAGCTCAAAATCTGTTGGAAAAATTTTAAAAGAAATTAGAACTATGTTAAAATTGAAAGGGGATTTATATGAGTAAGAAAATAAAATCTAAAAAATCTAATGGAAAGAGTAGAAATGTTATAGATATGAATAGAGACAGCGTACCATTCAATGAATTAAGCTATTATGTTGATAACATGATATATACTGATACTACTATCAGAACCATATGTGATTATATGGATATGGTAGGAATAAACTATGATAAAAAGATATCTGATTCATCTAATTTAAATTCAGAAACTATCGTACATACAGTATGTGCATTTTTAACATATACAGCAGCTGATATAGATGATACATTAAAAGATTTATCTGAAGATGACAGAAGAATTGCATATGAGATAATTGAAGAGGCGTCTGACGCTATTAACGAAATAGCTAGTTTGGATGAGAATATTGAAACATATTATGAAGAACTTAGCAGTTCTAAAGATTTAAGATTCAGTGCAGGAGCATTTCAAAGTGTAGTTACTGCTTTCAGAAAATTAGATGGTTTGATAAAGTTTAGTGGAGTAAATCTAATATTACCAAAGATATACTTAGAAATGTTTGAAGTTCTTGGTATGATGTTATATGCTGCTACAGATAATACTTATACATTAAAAGATATCTTGATAAAAGATAGCAAACATGATGAGCGTATAAAGAATAAAATAAAAGAAAAGTTTGGTATAGATTTAAATACTCCAATAGAATTTACATTAGGAGATATTCTTAAGCAAGCTGACTTAATATATTATAATATATTAAAGGATAATGGAGAATGTGCTCTTGATAAAATAGACAGACTTGAAAATAAATCTAAACTAGCTGAAGTATTAGTAGCATTAGGTAAACATTATGCTAATATTATAAATAGTGCACTTAATACAGCTGTACACGCTAATATATTAGATAGTGATAAGGCTGATTTATTAATAGGAGAATGTAGTGAAACTGGAATGTATGAATTACTTAAGACAGCAGCTCCAGAAGTCTTAGACTTAAAATTACGTAAAGTATTATGGTTTACAGATGTAACTGAAGAAGACTCAGAAAGCGGATTACTATGTAGTACTATGCTAGATGTAGATGGAGATTGGTTGAATATTGATAATGAATTTTATAATAGATTATCAGCTATTGGAGACTTATTAAAGAGTATAGCATTACTTGATGATAAAACAGTTGCTGGAATTGAATATTGTAATACGTTTATAGATTTATGGGGATTTGAAACTGAAGAGCCTGAAATGGCTAATTAAGAGGAGGTAAAAGGATATGAATGGTAAAATGGAATTAGAATTAGGTGATATAAAAGTTTCGTTAGAGTTTAGCTCTAACGAAATGCTTCTTTTAAGTATGATATTAAATGAATTACAAGCATCAGAAGAGGAGGATGAAAAATAATGAAAGCAAGCATTAATTTTAATAATCTAAAAACAAATATGGATATTACACCTGAAAACGTAGAGGATTTTATTAGCTACGTTAAGCTTATGAAAAATAAAAATAGAACTTATGTCAAAAGTATTATAAATGACCCAAATCCTATAATGTGCTACTCTGGAGAGCAAAGAGTAATACCTTGTACAGATATTCCTTATAACGTAACTACATATAATTTAGAAGAATTTCAAAATGAGAATGAAGGTTCTATTATAATGGAATATGAATTAGAAGGGAAGAGATTTATAAACTGTACTCCACATGATATCGTATTTCATTATTTAAAAAGAGATGAAGTTATCGTAATGAAACCATCTTCTACACTTGTAAGAGTGTATACAGAATTTGAAAGAGGAACTAACGATATGCACATTTATAACAAACAGAAATCAGTATCTATAGACATACCAGCACCAGAAGAAGGTATCGTTTATATAGTTTCTCAAGTAGTATTTAATCTATTGCCAGAAAGAACAGATTTAGTATTCCCTAATTCGTTACACGCTGTTAGAGATGCAGATAATAGAGTTATAGGAGTACACGCGTTCGTAGAAAGATAGGAGGTATTATGAGAACAGAGTATAGAGATGGGAAATTGGTTTTGATTAAACAGACAGAACCAGACCTTGATACGAAACTGTTGATAAAATCATACATAAGTGAGATTGATAAGTATGGTACTTTATTATGCAAAGAACTTAAAGATGCTCATATTAAAGTTTGGGATGATATTACAGAAGATGCTCAAATGAATGCAGTTAAATCAGAAGCAGTAGACATACTATCATCTAAATATAGCTATTACTTAAAAGTATTAGGAAATCCAAAAGATGCTGCTACTGAAAGTTTAAAAATACTTTATAACGGAGTTCTTCCTGAGGGAATCTCTTATTTTAATATATATTATAGCATATTAAGAGAGTTCTCTTTAAGAATACTTGGTATATTACGCGAACACGAAATAGATACTACAAATATAGTTCCAGACCATATTGTAGGTCTATTACAAAGTATATACCATGATGGAAGAGGGGGAACTATTACTATAAAAGGAAATAGAGAGCTTTATAGTAGATTATTAACTATATTTAGATTAACTGTACTACCAGAATATACACATAATATTAATAAATATGTAATTTATATAAAAGGAGAAGATGACAATGGAAAATTGCCTTAAAAAAATACCAATATTTAAAAAAGATAGAGACATGTGGATGACGACTTATAATTTATATTTCGCATCATACGCATTAGAAAATAAGTTTGAATATGATGAATTAGAAAGGATACATGATGAATTACTTGCTATAGCTGAAGGAAGAATTCTTGATGATATAGATTATGACGAATTTAAAAATAGCTGTCTTAAAATAGTAGAAGATAGAACTGTATCATTTAGAGAAAAATGTATCACTTCTTTAGAAATGGTTATCATATCTGAATCATTAATAGAAGAAAATAACTATCGTGAAATAGCTGAATATATTAAGGAAGAGAATAAAGAATTCACTCAAGAAGACTTTAGCGACCCTGAAGATTATGAAGCTATGACTGGGAAGAAATGGAATTCAGAAGAGTAAGACGTAAATAAATGCATTCCGGGTATTGAGAGTACCCGGTTTACATTTATTCACGCCAGTTTTTGGGAACTGACATAGCTCTCAAATCATTTTTGGATAATCCAGAATTATATAATGTTGTTGACCACAGCAACATTAACGAAATTGTTAGTGGATTATTTTTAAATAAATCCATATCAATCAGACGGGAGGTGATGAACCTATGAGTAATAATACTCTAAACTTGCTATCACACAAGTTTTCAAACCTTTTGAAGAATCGTGTATCTGTTATATTTCAAAGGAAAGATGATCAGTCTTTCTTAGTAACAGATATTGCAGTTCGTGCCTTTTTAGACAACCCTGGATTATATCCAGCAAAAGGGAACGAAAAACTTCAAGAAGTTATTATCGGTATACTTACTAATAAGTATAGTATTATTGATGATAATATCAATGCTGTAGTAGCTATAGGCTAAGTTACAGCATATGAAAGAATGCAGAGTTCGTCGATGCATTCTTTTTTTTTATACATAATAAAACACGTCTGACTGATATACATATATATTTTGTTTAGTTTTACAGAATACTTGGTATAAATCTTTAGCTGGTTTGTTTATATCATTGCATTCCAATGTTTCTATAAACGCATGAGTATTAACAGCATCTACGTATTTAGCTGTCTCATATGTACATATAGGGAAAGGAACTACTTGACATAATGCAGCATCCCAAATGTTTTCTTCATTTAGTGCATAATTAACTAAAGCCATATTAACAGTATCTGGGTCTATAATATGTTTATCTGGATTGAAGTTCCATATATATGAATTAAAATCTAATATAACGTTATACAAATTAGTTCCAGCATATCTTCCATTAACTACATTCATATCTACAGATACTACCATTTTATGTCCTACGCTACTAATGTAATGTATATTTGTAACTGTAACACAAGTCATAGCATCTAAGAATACGTATGAAGTATCTTTACCGTTATTAACTATATGTATATATGGCATCTTTAAATAATAATTTCTAAACATCTTTATAAATATATCTTCGTTGCAATATATCCTATTATAAATATCGCTAATGATATCGTGATATATACTTTTAGGAACTATTATTTGAGTTACTATATCTGGATTAAAAGTATCTAATAAGCTGATTAAATCTCCACTAGTGATCGTATTAATATATTGAACACTTATTGCATTTGTAGCTATATGCACTAAATCACTACTTTTACGCATCTTAGCTATAGCTCCACATATTTTTTTAGTATCGTTTATTCTATTCTCAGAGTAATCTAACTTTATACTTAGATTATTATTACTTAAGTAAGTTCTATGATAATTCTTATTTTCTATACTATCAAGAAGTTCGTCTCCATATACTATAACTACATTAGCACTATCTCTGTTAAGCCATAATATATTATTAAATGCATTGATATTGATATTATTAATAAATCCAACTACGATAACTTTATACTGTGTTTTTATTTTCGTAACTATATCTGGAATCTTTTCTAAGTTACTGAATACGTGTGCATTAATAACATTGATATGCATTGGAAATATTAACGGTAATTGCTGAGTTCCATACATAAAATCTTCTGGCTTTAATAAGATATCTTCATCTCTATCTGTAACGAATAATATATCGTCTACGTTTATTTTCCCATATAATAACGCTTCGTGTCCAAATAACCACATCAGCGTCTCTGCGAATATAGTACTTCTTTTAATGTTTATATCTGCACTCATTGATATTAAAGACCTGTTCAGATATATTTTGTCATTTTCCATGATCATTATAATCACTCCCTTTATAATTTATTTACATCAACGCTTGTCACTTAAAAGTAAGAAACAAAGACCTGTCTAAATATAACAATACAAGGAGGTAATGAAATGGCACATAGTGATATAATTGGTAGTATGCACCAAAATGGTTTCTTAGAAGTTTGCTATTTAGTAGAAGATGCTGCTAGAATTACAAATCAAACTTTCAAAGTATGGGTTCCATCAGTAATGGGAGGAATTGATAATAGTAGTTTGGAAGTAAAGAATACTAAGATAGACGCTAAAATAAATATAAATAGTGCTACAGTAACACCGACACAATTACAAGAAAAGGGATATATTGAAGCATACAATGTAACGCCATATGCGTACAGATTAGACGGATATATTCCTAATCACAAAACAGCTAAAATACATGTTGCACGTGGAACATGGAGTACAGGTAATGTAAACTTATCTGGTCCTACTACGGCTGCTGGATGTGGTCCTCATACTCATGATACTACTGGAACTCACCAAGCTACGTCTTGTGAATTCAGTGATATGAATTTAGAGGGAATAGAATATTGGAATAGTACAGAAGTAGACTATCAAAATATTAATAATAAAATAATAAAGAAAGGTCATAAAATGTATGGTTCGTTTGTAAATGGAGATGAACCAGGAACTTTTATTATAATAGCAATAGACCACGTAGTTCCTAGATTTAATGACACTGCTGTAGGAGCAGATGAAGACAGGGCTGATACATCTCTAGATGGAGATAAATTAGTTAAGAATAGTGAAATGCCTTAAGGAGGTAAATTATGGGATTAAATAATAAATACCTTGGTGTTAGACCTTATATTGAAGCACCGTTACTTATATCTGAAGAAGCAAGTAATTTACAAGTTCCTAAGAATATGAAAGATTATATACTTGCTCAAGCTACAGAAAGTAAGTTATCTAAATGGAGCTTTTACAGATTCGATATAGGAACTGAAAATGCTTCATATGGTAATATATTAAACGATTTCGTATCTTGGAAATACGCACACCCAGAATTCTTTACAAATATAAAGATGGGTAGACACCAAGCTGCAATTATGGAATATAAACCAAAGTTGATTGCTCAAAGCTTATATGGAGACCCTGCTTTATTTTATACTATAATGATATTTAATGATATCTATCACGATGCTGAACTTAGTAAAGACAGATTACAAGAACAAGGTATCATAGTATTAAACGAAGTAGGTATAAATGCACTTAAAGATATAATGGTATTTAAGCGTAAATATGAATACAATGAAGAAGAGCCTTTTGCTCCATCTGATTTTTAATATGAAAGAAGGTGATACGTGTGGTAAGATTGATAGATAATGATATATTTCTATTTATATTATTATTAGTGAATATCGTAATTATAGCTATATACGATAAAGTCACAGTATCAAATATGTTTAAAGCAGTTGTGGCTGCTATGTCTATTAGAATAATATGTAGCTATGTTCCAAATCCTATATTAGCAATGAAGATTATAGTAGCTATTTTAAGTATAGTTACATTGATATTTAAGGGAATGGTGTTACTTGCAGCATTTATAGAGCTTATTCAGAATACGCAAAAACATCATATATTTGGAATTATACTTATAATTATAATATTTGCTGTATTGGGATTTATGGAATCAATGCGTCATTATGACGTGTATAAAGGAGGATTTAAATAATGAAGAAAATTAATATAAATCCAGATGAGTTAGACCACGTAATCAGAGAATTTACGTTTAAGGATATGCCAGGAGACATGGCATTATTCTTTCTAACTCAGGATTTAGATTACAACGATCTTTTTAAATATAGTATCATAGATAATAATGATTTCTATAAGAAAACATTCAGTTATATACTTTCGTTTATTTTAGATAGAGCTAATACTGGTAGATTTAATGAAATCATTTGGGATTTTACTAGTAAAATATACTGGACTACTTACAGAAAAGATAATGTATACCCGGTTGAAGATTACTTGACTTCTGTGTTATTCGCAAATATGTTTAATTACTTTGTAAAGAATAATATGGAGAACCTTGTGCTGTTGTCTTTAGACGCTCTATTTATAAATAAAAACGTTGATAGCAGAGCTGTAGTAGAGTTAATAATAGATAATAAAGAATTGCATACTAGACCTATTATAACGCATTTAATGAGGTCTGATTTATTAACAGCAACAGATATACTTGCTCTTATACTATTAGAATATTATAATAGTAAAGACCCAGATACTCTTATAAATTTGATGGATGAATATGCTTTAACTAAGGATTATTACTTAGATTTAATAGACGCATTAAAAGAGAATTATACTGTGATAGTAAATGATACTTCTGATAGTAAGAGAAGTGTATATATAAATCCTAGATATAAAACTAAATATACTAACGCTCTTGATTTAGTTCGTGTAGCAGTTGCATCTACTATAAATAATGATGCTGATATGGAAATACTTATGTTTTTAGACCAAGCTATAAATATACATCAAGTTAATCACGATGTTAAGAGAGCACATTTGTATACATATATAAAGAATTGGCTTATGTCTGAAAATAGAAAAGATGAAAGACTTGCATCATTATTATGGTATGGATTTGAAGATTGCTCTTTAGATATAGAAGAGAGAGACTTTAGAATAATAGCACAAGATATCTTAGTAAATCAATATTTAAGAGAAGATAGATTTCTATCTCCATATGAATTATTCATCAGAGTATATAACTTAAATAGGTTCAATTTCTTACAGAGAGATATGAAGTATACTATCAGAGAAGAACTTATACGTAAGTTAAATGTACATGGATATCCAGTAGTGCTTGGTCTTAGAGATGACGTTAAATGGCTCATAAATTTTTAACAAAGATATGATGTAAATTTTATCAAACAGATAACTATATATTTTTACATAGTTTATCAAAAGTATACTTGGTAAATAAATCTAGATTAAAACATTTAAAAGGAGGACATGACATGTCAAAGAAAGAATTCAAAAGACCATCTTTAGCTATTAAAGAAGTAAAAGATGAAAAAGTCGCAGTAGCTAATGTGACTGAAACAGCAAAGCCAGCAGTTGAAGAAACTGCGAAAAAGCAATTTGTATCATATGACGAAATGGTTAATGATACTAGAGGACACAATTTCCCAAGAAAGATAGTGCCTCTAAAACAAGATGTAGGGTATCTAGCACACACTGTAGAAGATAATAATATCGTTACATTGAGTGTTGAAGATTTAACTTACGTATCATTTGCAATCAATCCTAAGGATTTAGAAAGATTCTTATTAGGAAAATGTGATGATAGAGTGGTTAAATCTATTAGAGCGTATAATAGTTCTAATAAAGGATTACCTTATTTATATGCAGCGTTAGATAAAAATATAGCTATCAATACGGCTGTAAAAACTAATTTGCTTGAAGTTTTAGATAGAAGACTTAAGCAAACATTAAATGTTGATGGAGTTGTTAAAGGCCCATTAAGAGCTCTATTGACTACTGAATATAGAGATAATATCGTGGATAATGGAAGCGATATTGGATTTGTATTCAACATATCAGACGCCGTTGCGATGTATGTAGCTTCTATGGTATTTTCTACTGTAGATGTAGAACAAGTAAGACTTAATAATATGATTGCAAGTCAATTTAGAATTTCAAATGACGTATTATTTGAAAATGGAAAGATACTTGCAGCATTCAGTTTTACAAATAAAATAGGTTCTACATTAGTAATCAAAACAGCATTAGAAAATATCGTAGGACTTAATACATCTATGAGTTTAGCTAAGTTTAAATCTAAAGTTGATGAATACCTAAGAAATAATGTGGATACATCAGCTCATATAGAATATGTAAACTTTGCTAAATTATTAAGAACAGAAAGTATAGCTGGACTTAGCGTAGCTGAAACTGAGCAAGCTAAAGCTAATCAAAAGCTTATAAGTGAACTTTCTGGAAATGCAGGAACTACTGGAGGATTAAACGTTTCTTTAGTTCCACTTGTTATTTTGGATAATGCGTTTGCTACAGACAGACACATATTCCATAATAGCACATTAAACGAACTTCTAAAACCAATTCCAGGTAGAGAAGGGGTAAAGAAGGAATTAGTTGCTAGAAGATTAGGTCCTCTTTTAACTGAAGACATTATGAGTTTCGCAGTAGGAGATAACATAGCTATCCTTACAGATGTTGCAAAATTAGTAATGACTGTAGAATTAGGAGGAGTTAAAAACCTAAGACTATCTGTATCTACAACTGATAGTTATATAGCATATAATTTTACAGTGTAAGTAATTATCCCACTAATATATCTTGTATTAGTGGGATTTTTATTTTTTAATCAAAATAAGGAGGGAATGATATGCAAACTACAATGATAAAAGTGAACGAATTGTGTCCAGAGATAGATGCTGTAATAGAAGATGACTCTGTATCTGGAACTATAAGAGTAAAGCGTATCTATGATTATATTAATGATTATATGCAAAACGTAACTATAATATATCCAAACACATTTGCACCTACTATTGGTTTATATCTATCTTTCTTTAACAGACTCAAATCATTCTTAGATTCAGTAGACGATTTAGAACAAGAAAAAAAGGTCATAATATCATATTTTCAAAATATATTATTTGACGTTGATTTGAGTGTGATAAAATGAGAGAAGATATGAAAACACCTGTGGTAGAAAAAAGATTATTAAATTCAACTAATTTTATATCTACACTTAGAAGCGTAGTATATAAAATGTTTCAAGTAGACCCAGCGACTATAGATTGCAAAAAGATATATATAGATTTAAATAGTTGCTTATCAATTATATTCAGAGGAGAAGAATATAACACAGAAGAATGTAGACAAGAACTACAAAGTATATTAGAAAACTTTATGAATACTATGGTATTAAATAGAATACAACTTATCTTTCTATTCACGCTTGAAAAAAGTCAAGCTCATATAGACATCTTCCCAGATTGGTGTAAAGAAAGATATAGTAGAGTAGATATTACTAAAAGTAATTTTATGAAACACTTTATAGTTGCCATAGAGGAATATAGTAGAAAGAATAATAGTATTAAAGTAGTAAATACAAATAAAGTACATCCTGCTTTAGTAGTATATCAAAATGAATGTAAGAGTAAAAAGAGATTCTTAATCCTATCTAAAGATTTAGTATTCCAATGTATTCCACTAAAGTTATGTTCGATATATAATGGAAATATATTTGTAGATATAGAAAATCCTAATAGAGACCTCCCAGAATATATAGATATAGCTGAACCTGATGTTCTACTACCTACTGCATTATCGCTTATGGGTAGTCCTAGAGAAGAATTTAAGGGACTTTCTGGATATGGTCCATATAAAACTAGTAAGTATGTTAATAAATATAAGCTTGAAATAAAGCTTAATTTAGAACATCCTCTTAAGGAGCATTGTGACAAATTTTCTGTACTGTTTGATATAATTAAATTATTAGAAATCAACAAAGAAGAAATAGCAATAGTATAAAAAGGAGGAATTATGATAGGATTTTCTGGAAAAAAGAAATGGCTCTTTAATAACGGACATAAAGACGCTATTGATTCAGAATGGCATAACGATGTCAAATCTGGAAACTTTGTTTATAGAGATATAAATGGAAATAAAATATATGAAGTAAGCTATGATAATAATGTTATCTATGGAGATGTAAAAGTATTTAAAGATAACGGAGACCTTAGCTCTTTATATAATACTAAATATAATGGGCTGTACGACGCAGCTCATTTTTTTGATAATAAAAAGATGGCTGAATTTAATTTAACATCTAAAATATATGTAAATAATAATGTATCTGAATATTCGTTACCGGGGGTAGGAGAATATATACATATTAATCCGACTAATGGAATACACCCTGCGGAATTATATCCAGGTACTATATGGGAATTAGTGTCTACAGATTTTATACTTACTGCAGATAAATCTATGCATAACTTAACAGAAGTACCGACTGTAGTCATGACTGCATTAAATACAACTAGTACTAACTTAGTCAAAGACCCAATTAAATTATTTATAAAGACTAATGGAGACATTGAAGCTCAATATGTAGATTTATATAGAATCTTAGTATATGGAGTTTCTTATAATGATAAAGGTAGAATACCTTATAAAAGAGTAGTAGTTCCTCTAGATACTAATGGAGAGGCTACTATAAATGATATTAGAGTATTATTCCCTACTCTTATATCATCAGGAGTTAGATATGATATAGAGGCTTATGTTATAACACCGTATGGTAAATCAGAAGTAGCAACTACTGGAATGAGCTTTACTAATCAACTTAGAAACTATAATCCTAATAGTGCAGAATACTTTGAGATGTTTAACTGGTCTAAAGTACCTAATCCTTACGCAGAAAAAGAAAATGTAGTACACGAACGTGCTAAAGTTAGATTTAAGGATAAAGAAAAGGTTTACTTATGGAGACGTAAAGAAGACCACGTAGGAATAGGACCATACCTTTATAGTAAAAACTTTATAGAATATCATAATGAGAAAAGAGCTAGAGAAGGAGCGTATGTTTTAAAGACGAATGAATATGACGACCCTTATTGTGCGTTAAATGGAGATGATATAATTTATAATCCAGACGCTATTCATCCTATGATTAAAAGGACTTATGATGAGGGTAAACTTAATAATAAGATAGAGCTATATGATGAGAATGGAAATCTTTATAATGAAATATTATTAGATGCTGAAAAGAATATAGCTAAAGGTAGATTCTCTAACTTTACTCCAGCAGATTGGGATAAACCAGAAGATAAACTTATATATAAATATAAGACTGGCTTAACAGGAACTACTGTTGATAGAAGTTCTGTTATATCTACAACACCTCATACTGAATTTGAAGATGGAAGTTTCTTTGTGATACCTCCATCAGTATTTGATGCACCATCTGGAGGAATAGCTAATCCTACACCTGTGGAAGCTGTAGATAATATGTATAATAATTACCATAGAAGAAATATATATGGAATTCCTGATAAGAATATAGAAATTCGTATAGTATGGGGACATAAGACATCAGACCCTAAAGAATTATATTACACTACTAAAGTTATATCTAATAAAGACCCTAAGTATTTTTATCCTAATAGATACTTTGATTTATATAATACTATAGTAGAAACTTATAAGAATGATATACATAATAATAAAAAAAATATAAAGGAAATGTCTGAATTAAATCCAACATTGGATATGATGCTTATGTTTAAAGCTATAGATGTAGTTATAGATGCTGATAAAGGATATGTGGCTGAGGGATTATACCCAGGTATTAAATGGCACTATGGAGTTAATACTAAGTTTGGACCTTTAGATGAAATGGACACTATAACAGTATTTCCTAGATTCTACACAGATAATGTAAGAATAGTACATGATGATGATAGTCATATCTTAGCTAATAGAAATACTATTAAAAGAGAAAGTGACCTTATCAAACCACTTAGAAGTAACTTTAATCCCAAGCACGTTACAAGAGAAATATCATTCAGAAGAATGCCAGCTCCGATTACAGAAGAGAAAAAAGGAGATGGAATATTTAATATAGCTGTTGCTTATAATACTGTTAAAAGTGGAACTGTAAACACTAATACAAAAGCATCTATAGAATTACCTATTAAAATAGATAGTAATTTTATAGATTATTCTATGAAAGTAATTAGAGTAGGAGCTGTATTAGAACATATTCATAATAATATAAATATATTATATGATGAACAGTATAGAAATATAGAGGGAATTAAACCTGTACTTAGACAGAAGTTATCAATAGCTTCAAACATCATAGAGTATATTCCATTTATTTACATTAGTGTTCATTATACAGCTGAGGGACGTAAAGTTAGAACTACTCCTAGAAAGATAAGTACTTCTCCTTATACTGTTCTATTAGAACGTTTAGAATGGGACGTTCTTACTACATATAATGGAACTATAGTAATATATCCTATGTGGGAAGATAAAGATACAGAATATAAAGGAAATCCTTATAATATGGAAGATGCTATAACTCTTACTATAGATTGGGGATATGATGAAGAAAATAATAGAGTTAAATATATGAGAAATATAAATCTATTTAACTTATGGAATACTATGCACAATACTGTAAACACTTCTCTTAGAATCCCAGAGTATACAAAAATAGGAGAACTAAAGCTTTATCATCTAATAGCATTCTTAAACGAATATATCCCAGATGATACAGATGTATCAGACCAAGGAATACTTAATGATATATTTAATATGACTGAATTTGACCCATCTAATCATCTTGATGATAATGTAAGTGCTACTTATGATGTAAATAAAACTTATGATGGATTTACAGGACTTCCTAGAGATAGTTTCTTTATGCGTAGAAATTATGTGTTCTTATCTGATGACGAACGTTATGTTTATAACTATAAGTATAATATGGATAATAACTTTAATATAAATGTCGATAAGGTATTTGCTAGAGAAAGTAAAGAGTTTATTATATACACGATACCTACTAAATCATACATCGCTAGATTCCATTGGGATAAAGCTACTCCTGTAGATAATAATACTAGCCGTATAGAAGACCAAGTGAGTGTTGTAAAAGGACTTCAAATAGATGAAAGAGTTATATCAGACCCAGTTATTACTTCTTTAATAACTAAAATAGCTAAGAAACTTAAAAGAAATAATCATCCTGATTATAAATACTTTACATCTAAATATGCATATTATAAGTTCTTAGGAGCTGATATAAGTGCTGCTATAAATAAAACTATACCTAAGTCTGCAATCATATCTTCAGAAGCTAATAATGAGAATGCTTTCATATTCTCTGATAATATGGTATTTTATCACGTTATGAATAATAATAACGTTTATGTAGAAGATGCTAAAGAAACCTGGTATAATATTTCTAAATATTTGAATGTATACAGAAATAAGCAACGTACAGTCGATAGTAGAATTATATATAATCCAGAATATCAAATAAAGGATTTAGACCAAGAGTTCTTTGATTTGAGTCATAATGTGGATTTGAATATATTATTTCCTGGAACTAATAGAAGCTTTGAATTATACTTAGCTATAGAAACTCCAGAAAAATCAGAGTATATGAACCCATATAGAGATGAAGATATTATAAGAATCAAATGGGATAAAGACGATGATGATAATATAGTATCTATAAACTTAAGAGATTTATGGTTTTACTATTATGAAACTAATAGAATAAGACCTAATCAAAAGTTCTCTGAAGTATATCCTGAGGGAATTCCTATAGATTTCCATTTGAGACTTAAGGAGTTTATATTAAAACATCCTGAAAAGATTACTAATATGATTAAAGATAGTACTTATCTTAGACGTGTAAAGACTTTACCAGAATTTATGATAAGCTATTTTGATACTACTTCTAGTAAAGGAAATGAGTTATACTCAGATAACACAGCAGACAACTGCTTGATATCATCTAAGTTATGGACTACATTCAGATATATTACTGCTAAAGATATGAAGTTAGAAGCTGATAAAGAAGTACCTTTCTCATATATAACTTCTAAGACAGATTTATCTAGAGCCTTTTTAGATTTACCTATACAAATAAATCCAGATGAATACTTAAAAGAAAACTCTTCTCCAATAGTATTCAAAATGGAATACGTGTTTGTAGAGTTAAAAAAATTAGTGCTAGATATATCGAATACATCTTGGACGTTTACAGAAACAGCTCCGCCTAATCCGTCTGATAAAATCTATATAAATTCATTTAAAACTTTAGTAAACGATAATATCCCAGAATTGAAAGAGCTTAATAGATTTCATGCATTGAGATATATGTTTGATACTAAAGATAATACATTCTTCCCAGACCATATGACATATGTATGGGACCCATCTAGAAGTTTACTTGGAAGCTTGTCTTCTTTCTTTAGACCGTTAGATACATGGAGTGTGGATTATGATATAGATAAATTAGTAGCTATTGTAAGATATCCTAATAATGCAATAGAAATAAAGGAAAATAAAGATACAGTTATAGTTAATGTTAAATACGAAATACCAAGTCAAATACATTTCCCAGATATGAGGCCTATGGTTTACATTATAGAGCCTACTGACTATGACAAAATAATCCCAATGGTAGATAATGTAGATAACTTACGTAATAATTCTTTATTAAGCTTTACGGATATAAATGGACAAAAAGCAAAGCTATCTGATATAGTAGTAGCATTACCTGAAGCAGTGATGTATGAATGGTATATGTGGACAGGAGTATTATCACAAACATCGGCTAAAGATGGATATTATACTAGAAATAACTTAGACTGGTTCAATACAGATAAAAATATATATGGAAGTAATATCGTAGAATTTATTACAGAAAAGATACGTGAGTTACGTTCTGCTCACGGATTAAGTACTACTGATAAATTTCCTAAGACTGTAGAAGAATTTAATAAGGCGAAATGGAATATATACTTTATTTCAGACCCGATTAAAGACCCTCCTATAGTTAATACCTTAGACGAATCTTCTATATATGCGACTAAAGAACGTATATTCACAAGATGGATACATATGAAAGATAACTTTAAATATATGAAAGAATTCGCAAATTATACAGCACTTGGTATAACAGGAAAAGAATTCTTACATACTAATAAACTGTTAAAAATACCTACAGTTCAATTAGATAATAAAAATCCGTCAAATGGATATCCAGCTAAAGTACCAATGATGCAACTATTCTTCGATATAGATGGAACTATGCGTGTCGGTACATCGTCATCACCAGTGATGATAATAGAACTTGTGATAGAATAAAAAAGTATTGGGAGAGCAATCTCCCTCTATTTTTTTTTATTTGAAATTACATAAAAACAATAGTTCTGTTAAGTTTTAAATTAAATAATAAAAGGAGTGAAGATTATGTTGACACAAATAGTCGGACCATTATTCAACTTATACTGGGATATAAGAGATACTATTGAAAACAAAAAGACAGGTTTTATAGGAAACAATATTATTACTTTACCGTGTTTAGTTTCTGAAGACTTGCCTATGGAAATAAGAAATAGTTACTGTAAATCTCTAGAAGTTGTATATGCGGCTGCAATTAAATCTATTCTGTCTATTAAAGAAAGATCTAGATTCGACAGTTCTGCTAGAGACATATTCAGAAGTATTCCTATACTTACGCCATATGATAAAGTTAAGTATAAGAAAGATATGCAAACTCTAGAAGAAGTATCAGATTGGTTCTTCAACAGAGAATATTCTGGTAAACGTGCCATAGATGTATTTACAGAATCGTACATTAAAAATATAAATAAATATTTTGATGATAAATATGATTTAGGAATGGAAGCATCAGATATCGTTTATAAAGAAAGTAGAGCTGGAGTTCCTACTTATGTAGAGATTGCTATAGTAGTAGACAGTTTACAAGGAAGAGCAGCAGAAAAAAGAATTACAATAGGAGTAGAAGTTAGACCAAAGGTAGTTTCAAATGTAGAATTAGTTTCTATGTTTGTAAAGAGACTTCTTCCAAAACCAGAAGCTAAAGATATAGGATTCTTTACTAGAATGAAGAACATCTTTAAATTCAATAGCAAAAGACCAGAAATAACTAAACGTGCTAATAAAAGTGTTTATGATATGATGAACACTATAGAAGGAATAAATAAACCTTTCGTTTGTGTACTTCTTTCTGGTACTGCAAGAGATATGCTATTAGATGCAGGAGTAACTATAACTAACAGTGCTACTATACAAAAATTATATGCACAATTACCAATAATGAGTATAGGTATTTACGATACAAATACAGATACTATACAAGCTGCATTAACTAGAGATAGTTATTTTGTAACTAGAACTGCTGGAGAATTTAATAGTGAAATATCTAACTATGAAAAACAACTTTCAGAAATGGTTAGAGTTAATAAAGTTTACGGATAGGAGGAATGTAAATGGCTAAATACGCTAGCAAAATGTACGAATTATTAGCTGAAAGATATGGAGTAGAATGTAGTTATGTAAAGCCTTACAGTAAAACTCTTATATCTATGGAAGCTTTATCGAACGAAATAGAAGCTTCAGAAGAAGAAGCGGATAAACAAGAACAAGAAATAAATTATGAGGAAGAGTTTGAAGGATTTGGTAATGCAGAAGAAGATACACCAGATAGTGCCGATAGTTCAAATGAACCGTCTAACTTGGATGCTGAGCTACCTGACGCTGATAACGAACTTAACGACGCAGTGGGTTCAGATTTTGACAATGTAGAACTTAAAGACCCAAATCCGATGGATGATATTCCTAATAAATTTGGAATGGGCGATGATATAGATGAAGAAGATTCTCAATGGGATGAGTCAGTTAATAGCATTGACGATACAGTTAGTGAAGCAGATGCTATCAATATGGTTAAAATTATTACTACACATACTAACCAATATGTGTCTAATATAGAATTGATTGAAAAAGATAATCAAGGAATAATAGAACGTACAGGAGATGTGAAGCAAGCTCCGTATTATAATGAATTTATACAACCAGCTAATACTATATTGAATGTAGTATTTAAAGATACCGATATAATGCGTAAAGCAAATAACTTCTTACAAGTAATAGAAGATAAGAGAAAGATGACTGCTATATGTGGTACTCCAGAAAATCCTTTCTTATACGAAGGTATTCAATTACTTGCAATAGAGTTATATAAGTCTTTACTTGCAATAGTTCCTTTCTATGTAAAGAATGCAACTTCTTTAGATGAGACTATTGAAAGTATGAAACTTGAACCTGTAAAAGTATTATGTCAAATGGCTGAAGATGTATGTGAAGTAGATAACTTATTTGGAGTTAAGATATTCTATGTAGCACCTGTAATATCAGATGTTACTGGTAAATCGGAAGAACTAGCACAAACTAAATACGCTAATTTAGAAAGTTGTGCATATAGACCTTTCTCTAGAATGATGTATGCTGGAGAAAGTATAATGAACTTAGTAGAAATTAAGAATAACAAAGCATTACCAGAATATAGTATACTTTCTAAAATGATGAAAGTTATAAGTGGAATGTGTGTAAATCTTAACATAAAAGAAACTTATATAGAAGTATTGGAAATAGTTAAAAATGTTCTTAATAGTGGAGATAGTGAAGATGCAGAAAGTCTTGTATATGATGCATGTGAAAAGTTAAGAAAGCTTGTATTTATTCCGCAAATAGAAAAGATTGCTGATATGAATAAACAAGAAGAAGCAGATGCTATTGGAACTGATACGCCAGGAGATGAACCTGATGATATGAGGTCTGTAACTACTGATGATTTACCTACTCAAGAACCAGGAGAGCCAGGAGAAGCATTGGAATCATTTGTACCTGATTTCATTCGTGATTTGTTAAAAAAATAATACAATAAAAAATGTAGCAATAGAATGAGGTTTTGAGTTTATTTATACTAGACTACTCTAGTTTTAGTTAGTTTAATTATAGCATCAAACATATCAGGGTACTTATTCTTAAAGGCCTGAATGAATGCCATATCTAACTTAGGTAATCCGTTTTCATAATAAACTGCGTTATTACAAAATAGATTAATCAACTCATCGTTAGAGTCACATTTAATAATACTTAGATCTACAGATAATATATCTGCATCTAGTAAATATATACTCATACTATCACCTCCATTTATATTAAATTTTGAAGAGTTTGAATGAATGAGGTTTTGAATGAAACTCTATTGCTACATTATATATAATATATAGTTACCCTAATAGTTAATTCTATTGGGGTAATTACATTTATTTACGCCAAACAAAAAAAAATGCCAGGAGATTATTCCCCTAGCATTTCATCAAGACGATCCCAAGCGGGACCGTCCTTTAACATATTATCAAGATGGTCCCATACAGAACCACCTTTTTCTTTGATAGTAGTGCAATAGTCAACTATTACACTACCATCCTTATCAATTATAGCTGCAGGATTAACTCCTGCTATTTTTTTAGTTTCTAGTAATTTTATCATTTTGAATACCTCCTGATATTTTATTTATATACTTTATTATATATAGCTAATTTTTATCTATTTAAATTCCAAACAATCGCCTGTTTAAAATAAAGAAAGGAGATGAACCTATATGCATTTAGGAGAAAATTTACAAGCATATAAACAATTAATAAAAGATAATATTTTTTATTATGCTTATGAAAATCACTTGCCTAAACCTATATTAAATAATGCTATCCCTAGTTGGATAGGTGAAGTTTTTCTTACGTCTAATATAGATACAGAACTTCATTTGGATATTATAGAAGATTTAAAAACACTTAATATATACGATAAAATAAAGAGAGATACGGATAGATTTGTAATACTCCCTGACGTTTTTAGTATATATCCAATTCCATTAAAGCAGTATACTGATATTCAAATAGCTAGAAATCAATATGATACAGATAAAAAGAATATAGTTATTATTAATGGAAAGCTGTTTGAACTTCATAGAGAACTTGCTGAATACGAATACTATTATAATCATAATGGAAAATTCTATTATTTTTATAAGAATAATCCTGATATGGAAAAGCTATTTGATTTTAATAAGACTAATAATACTATAAATGTTATTACTATTAAAAGTCATGGATTTCTTACAGATAGAGTCACTAGTAATTGGAATATGACTTCTGACGAAGAAAAAGGTTATGCTTTGTATTTGAATAAAGATAATAAATGGACTGATGATGATACTGAAGAACGTGCTTGTATTTATATAAATCAACCTTATATAGATGTAGACTACACAAAGATTAATACAGACTCAGAAGAAGATATCCCAGGACTTATGACCATCGGATGGAGAGATATGGAAATGAGACCTAAGTGGTATAATAATGACTTTAATCTGTTCTTTGTACAAAATCCAGATATATTATTCAGTACTACAGCAATAGTATTATTTAAAGATGGAACTTATCATGTAGAAAATCTTTATATGAATAGTAAAGGTAAATATGTAGAACGTGTAGATAAACACACAGTTAAGTTCTCTAAGGATAATAAAATAAGAAGAATAGTAATGTTTACACTTCCGTATACTAAACCTAGTTTTGAAAGACCTGATAGTTTGTATTATAAAGCTATATTAAAGAATCCAATGGTATCTGAATATACATCTCAATATAGAATAAATACTACTAAACTATATGAATGGATGATACAAACTCCGTGCTTAGATGTAGACGAACTTATAGATTACGGATATAAGAAAGACATAAACATACTTAAAGTAATTCAAAATACCTTTCCTAGAGTTATAAGATTTAATAAATATGATGTACTTATTAAACAGTATTATGGACATAGTGATGATAATAAAGATAAGTTTAAATATGTTTATAATAAGCTATGGTTCAGAGATGTTGAAAAGCTTTGTAAAGAAGCATTCTCTACAAATAATGGATGGAATATGTTTGTAACTAGATTAAAAGAATATTCTTTTAATGAGCTTATAATGAGCTTAAAGAATGTATTTGATTATTCTAAACATCTTGTAAATAAGAAAGATAAGATAAACTTTAATAGTAGTATTACGAAGTTTAGATATCTTGTAGAACAACTTATAGCTCTTATGAAATCATATCAAGATAGAATCAATATTAGTAGAGATTTCCCAGAATATCCAATAGTAATGGACTTCTTTATAAATCTTTCTAATAAGACAGATGAATACTTCTATGTTATGAATAAGACTAAAATTCCTATAGGAATAGTATATCCACAGCACACATTTCATTTACCAAAGATAATGATACCTGTATTTAATCCACTACAAAAATACCCAGCTTTATTTATTAATAATATACTATATCCAATAGATTATAAAATAATCAAAGACCACGATATAGATATATTAGTAATAGACCCAAAGAATTTCTGGGAATTCTATGTAGGTAAAGATATATCACACTTTACAGATGTAGACAGAAGTGATAAGAATACACATATAAATAATTATAGTGGTAGAGAAGAAGCTTATAAGGGAGCTAATGATGATATTCCTAAAGAAAGAAATATAGATTATTTATATGAAATGTGGATAAAGAACGTACAAGATGTTAAAATAGTTCTTGCAGATTTTACAGAAATGAAAGACCCAAATGGGAATAAACATATCCATGGACGTATCTGTAGAGACCCGATTAATTTCTATGCTCTTGTAGATGAATTCTCTTCTTCTACAGAAAATAATACACTGTATAAAGGAGAACCTTTTGTAAACGGACATCTATCAAACGATATATTTGCTAGAAAAGATGTAGAAATACCGCTTAACTTAACAGTTCCAGTATCTGCATTTGGATATGGAGATTATAATATGAATGGAAATAAAGTAATCCATGATAATAATGATATCTTCAGAAGTCTTGATACGTGTTTCTCTGTTACAAAAGCATTATTCAAATATCCAGATTTATCTCAAAAGAGACTATTTGGACTATGTAGAATTAATCTTGGAACTAAACAAAATGTATTCGCTGATTTCACATTATTAGACCACAGTGGATATAAATTACAACCTATAGATAAACCATTAATCAGAGATAATCAAGTTATATCTTTTAATCAATATGGTATGGAAGTTATAGATGATATAGATATACTTTCTAGAACATATGTAGATTTAAATGACATTAGATATAATTCGGATAATATAGATTTAGTAACGCAAAATCAATGTGCATCTATATTTACACCGTCTTATAAATCTGTAGAATATAACTATAACTTAGAAATAGATTATAATTTGGTTAGTCCTGATAATAAACATTACAACGATAAGATAACAGAACTTAATGATGTTATAGAATTATTTGACCCAGTTCCTAATAGAGCACGGGTTAATGTTCCATTTGAAATACTTCCAGATGATAATGTTCTTCATCAAACTCTTGCAATAAGATATGGATATAATGAAAGACATATCGGAAGTAGAGATATAAGCAGTGATGCTAATGCTACTATACCGTATGATAACGCATACATCACTTCTAAGGATTCTAGAGGCTATAATCCGCTTGATTTAGTGTTTAGTGGATATAGATTACAGCAAATGCTTGAAACGTCTAATATGACCTTTATAATCGACCATACGACGCCTCAGCTATGGAACCATAATTCTACACCTCCTACTAGTTTAAATGATTGGAGGACTATGACTAAGTCTGCTGTCTTTATAGATAGTAATGCCAAATATCAATATCCAGACGATGCTGAAGACACTACTGAGACTGTAACTAAGTTTCATAAGATACCAGAAAAGACTTTAGTAGTAAAGTATAATATGGATATATTTAGGAGGATAAAATGAGTGCACATTTAAAAAGCAAAAAATATGATTATGCTATGTATGGAGGAGTGGAAGATGACGCCAGTCTTGACATAGTAAAATATAAATTGGAAATAGCATTCCCAGTTGAAGAATCTTCTAACGGAGTATATAAGCTTGGTTCTGTAAATATAGATTTAAATGACGATTTATATATAACTCCTCCCTCTACTGTTTATGCAGTAGATTGGGGAGATGGAACTAAGAATATGCTTTGTGTTAATAGATACACTGGGGATTGGCATCATACTTATTCTATGGAAGACGGTACTATGACTACTAAAGTGTTTGATATAGTAATCAAAGGAAACGATTTACCACAGCATAAGAATGATAAGAAAGCTGGTTATATTGCAAAAGTAGAACATAGTAATTACACTGTGACTTTAAGGAGTGGCGTATGAATAATAAAGGAAAACGTTTAAACAGAGTAATATTAAGAGGCGATGTGTACTGGAATTGGGAGAATGAAAATGGTATCGTTAGACCTATTCCTAAAATAATAGATGATAATAATGCTCCTGTAGTAAGAACTACTAAAGTTGATATAGTGTTTAATGATGAGGTTATATTCACTCATACATATAATCAACTAGATGTATTGCCAGATGTAGGAGAATTATTACCAGCTGGATATGTATACATTGACCCAAAGTATAAAATTCAAAAATATGTATATAATAAATTTATAGTAGTGTATGATTATTATGACGTAGTTATACATTACTTAGATGGTAATGCTCCATCTAATAATACACAATTTGGAGAATTTAGACAGAGATATAAATATGGAACCGTAGTAAATAAAGGTATGGTTAAATGGCCTGAGGGAAAGAAGTTAGATACGGAATGGTTTGATTTTGTAGTAGGATATCGCACAAGTGCCAGAATAATTCATAAGTATATGTATTTTTCTAATGTATCTAATGTAGCATCATATCCATGGGGGGTAGCTCCAAGTAATATTACATCTCCTACTACTATTGAGTTTGTAAGTAGAGATATTCCAAGCATTAGAAATGTAGTTACAACTCCATTTCCTTTATTGACAGGAAGTTTAGATAATGATAATAGTTATTATATGATAGAGCGTGGGTTTCAAGATTTTAGAATGCCGACATTTATGGGTGATAGTTCGACACCATTATATGACGTAGACTTCAGAGGACGTGTTAATACGTGGTATGTAGGTATACTATCTGATAGAGCTTATGATGAAACTCTATTTGAATCAAAGAATTTTAATGTAAATAATAGTCATAATATAGATGGTGTTGAGTATTGGCCATTTGTACTTAGTATGGCACATGATGCATACAGTATTATAGAGATTAATAACGGAGGAACAGCTGCTAAATACACTGTCGATAATTTCTTAGAATTAAATAATGCTGAAGTAAAGTCATATGTTAATGATTATTTAGATAAACTGTTTGCAGTGTATCCTATGGACATAGAGAAACTACCAGCTACTACATCTAAAGAAGATTACTATAAATATTATAATGATAATGTTGATAAGTTTAATCATATTATCACTGATAAATATGGCTATAAAAGCATCGGTTCATTTAATAATATAGAGAATTTTAATTTTTCTGAAATAGGTAATAATATCCTTACTTATATAGCAAAACATGAACGTGATGTAAATCATTGGACTTATGGTAGATTTTATAATGGATTTGTGGGATATTCAAAAGACGTTGATGCAACTATCAATGGAGTTACAAGAAAGCTTAAAGTACGTGCTCATGAACTACGTCCATGTGGATATATATGTGCATTACTAGAGAAGAATGGTAAAATATACAAATATTTCTATCAAAGCTTAACTAACTATGGAGAAATGATGAGAGGTAGTGATTTTATCGGCTCTTTTCCAACACATGCTCCAGACGGAACTCCTATCAAAAATAATACAGAAGTATTAAGAATTAAATCATTGAATACTACACCACAATCTGAATTAGATTGGAGTAGTATATCTAGGATGCCATCTAGCGTAGTATCAGATGCTATGGACAACAATGGCGGAGGTATTCGTTATAGTATAGTAGACCACGATTTCCAAGATGCACCAACATATGACCCAAATAAAATACCTGGAATATGGGCTGACGATAGACAGAAAGTGTTGCTATCTAATACTAAAACATATATTCAAACGTATATAATAGAAACTAGAACTACAGGTGCTTCAGCAGGACCATCTGTACAACTTACTAGATATAAAGTATATTTTAGTGATGCGAATGGTGTTAGAAAAGACTTAGAAACAGATTTATATCTGATGTCTGGAGAAAGCGTCATAAATGCTTTAGATTATCCAAAGAAATATCAACTTAAAGAGGGAACTACTCCGACTATAGAACCATATGATAATACTAATGGATGGTATCCAGTTCGTGTTAATATAGAAAGAACACGTAATACAGTATCTATACAAATATTATTAAAAAATCCAGATAATCACACACATGAAGATTGGAATAATCGTATAGATAGGCCTGGAATAGAAATAAATACTCCGATGAAAGTATTAGATGGAACTGTTATGACTGTAGATATGATAAAAGATTATGTACTAGCTTCTTCTTATAATAGAGAATGGTTTACTAAAACAGAAGAAGTGCAACCTATAGGATTATTCCATAAAGATGGAACTCCTGTTGAAAATGAAGCTATATACGATGATGTGGAATATGTTCTTCAGTTTAAACTTATAAAATCAGATATTATATATCACGAAATATCTTTATTAGATAGAGTTAAGAAATATATGTGGCTTAATGGAAATGCGGCAGATATAGATTTCTGTTTAGCAGCAGTTTGGGTAAAGGCAGACAATGTGTATAATCAAACAGAATATGAGTTTAAAAATGGTAAAAGACTTAAAAATGATATATTTGAACCATTCACACCGACTAGTCCAGCTAAGAATAGTATGTATTATGCTATAAATGATAATTACGAACTTGCAAAAGGAGCTACTGTAACATTTGATATAATACGTAATGGAATAGTAATTCATACAGTAGAAGATTATCCTTTAGAAAAGCTATTTGGAACTAATGCTTTAAAAAATCCTATAAGACTTCCTAACTCTCGTCAAGCATATAGTGAATATATGATTAATAACTTGTATTATATATTGACTGCTAATATGACTGATATAGATTTAAAAGAAGCTTATTTGAAAGCTGGAATAAACTTTTATGGATTAAGAGAATTGCCGATGGATGGAGATGGAGGAGGAGTTGGAGAATCATATTTAGATACAGGTTATATACCAAAAAATGAAATGGACATTACTGTTAGAATAGGATGGACAGGAGATTTATTATCGAAAGGAGTTATCAGAGATAATATTCCGTATAAATTAGTAATAGACTTCATACCTACAATGTTATTACCATTTGTAAGTGGAGATGACTTTAAGGAACCTGATGATAAGTGTAAGCTTATGATAAAGAATTTCATATATGTACCAGGTCGTTTTAAAACGTGGGAAGAGTCTGAACCGCATAATACTGGTAAAAATATCGTATTAAGATTACTTACAGATAATGAATTAACAGATGATGGACAGCTTGCACTATTCTATAAAAATCCAAATAACTTAAACTACGGAGTTGGAGCTATAAGAGAAATGAATTATATGTTTACATCTATCGTATCAGGAGGTACAAGAGGATTCTTTACTAGAATGCATCAAGCTAGATTTATGTGTTATACATTAATACCTGTAATATGTACTCTTAGACACTTCGGTACATTTGGACCAGTTCAAAAAACATTAGGAGTATCATACCTTGATAAGAATGATAAACCGCATGATTATTGGTTAATAAATAATGAAAGATATAGACAGACGATAGGATTTAACGAAAACATACAATGGGAAAATAATGGACTAGTATATACAGCATATACAGAGCAATCTGATTACACGTTTTTATCAGAGACTATTTTAAAAGTAGGAGATGAAATATTTAAGAATGCATGGAGAAGATGGAATTTCCCTACGTATGGAGTTACTAGTAAAGAAGACTGGTATAGAGTTATGAAAAAGTTTTTAGGAACTACTATTGATGAAGCTGCGATTGGGTATGATGTTAACTCATTCCCGTATAGACATTTAGGTGCAGCTGGTATTTGGGATACAACAGAATCATTAGTATTTAGTCAAAGAGATAATGATCCTTTCCGTGATACAAATTTACGGTTTGGTAGTGGAGAATTACCTGTATATGTTAATACGGAAGATTTTGCTTCCACAACACCTACTAATACAAATGCAACTATGAATGGTTGGCGTATAAATAATCAAAAAATACCTAGAACTTTTGTTCAACATATCAGAACTAGTGCAATACATAATGACCCACATATAACTAAAGCATATTTTATTCCATCTGGAACAAAATGGGATAAAAGATATAACCCTAATACCCATAGTAATGGAAGTGGAGCAAGTTTAATAGCATACAATCAAAGAAATCCTATGTATAGAATAATAGATAATATAACGTCTTTTAATGACCTTAATAAGAGAGTATTCTGGAGACATGTATTCGCATCTGTTTATAATGCATATATTAGTCAAATCACTACAGGTAATGAAGCTGCAAATTCTAGTTTCTATACTATGACACGTTGCATAACAACAGAAGTTTACTCGTATGATAATGTTAATTACAAAAAATATGCATTGATGGCCGGTGCAGTTGCGAATGCAAGATTCGTTTGTATGATGAATCCTAATATGCTTGAAACTATTCAAAGAAGTGACTTGATAACAGTATACATACCAAAAGGATTTAATACTAGATACATGGGTTACGTAGAGAAATAATACAAGTCTCAGTCCGAAACAAACTAATGTTTTGAACAATATTAAATTTAAATGAAAAGGAGTGAATAATAATGGCACAAGCTAAAAGAGAAAAGATAGTTTATGGCGACGCTACGGAATATAAAGAAGACGTTAAAAACGGTCTTATTATACCTAGAGAGCCGTCTAAAATATCAGATAGTCTTGCAGAAGACGTTAAAAAAGGAAGAGTGGTCGCAAGACCTGGACAAGCTGATACACATCTAGCTCATCTTTCATTTTCACAAGAAGCTTTACTAAACGGTACTGCTACTGATAAACAAGAAGAAATCGCTAAAAGATACTATGTTGCTAATATAGATGCAATTAACGCAGATAGAAAGAGACATGGTTTATCACCAATAACAGTTGAAGAAGCTGTTAATGCTGCAAAAGTTGTTTATGAAGTACTTAATAATAAAGGAAAGGAAAGTGAAGAATTGAAGAAAGACGTTGAATCAGGATCAGTTATATACAGAAGAGTTAATAAAGATTTAGAAGAAGAAGTTCTAGCTAAAAACGTAGAAAATGTATTTATAACTACAACTACTACGACTACAACTAGAATTTCTACAGGACCAGCTGCTGCACCAGGTGCAAGAAGCGGTCGAGTAAGAAGATCTACTACTGAAGAAGCTCCTGCTGAAACAGAAAGTGGATCAACAAAACCAAATAAAAAAAATAAAGGAGATCAGTCTAGTGAAACAGTAGCAACTGAATTACCTCACGTTGCACCTGACCACGGTACGACTGAAACAGGTAATGCTGGTGAAGGAGCCAGGCCCAGCAATGGAAATGGGGGATCATCTGTAAACCCTAGTCAACCTGAAGTTACACCAGAAGCTCCAGTTACACCACAGCCAGAAACTAATCCGGCTGTAACACCAGAAGCTCCAAAACCTAAACCTGAAGAAAATGTTCAGCCACAACCTGAAACTCCAGTAGTTCCTACTCCTGTGGTACCTGGAACACCTGCGGAAAACACTCCAGTTCAACCAGAGGCTCCAGTAGAAAATCCTACTCCAGAACCTCCTCATGTTGAAACTGAAGAAGAGAAATTAGCTAAATATACAGAGAATGATTTCGATGGGTCTAATGCAGGTTGGTATGACGTAGAGAATCCTGAAACATACTATCAATTATTACCAGCAGACTCTACTATGCGTTTAGAACATGGTAAAACATATAAATTAGTAGCGTGGAATACAGTTACTAACAGAGCAGAATATGTAGAAGTTAAACATCCTAAAGATTTATTAAGTGAGCATGTTCATGCAAATAGTACAGACTATGCAATTAGACCACAAGACAAACCAGTTCCAGGTGGACCTTATAAATATATACTAACTATAGACTGGAATACTTTAAATGAATTAGATGACAATGCTCAACTTCATGAATACACTAGTGGATTATATTATGTGTCGAATGAAGACTTAATTCCTGTATTCCATCATACTAAAGGTTTAAAATGGTATGATTTTGATAATGTAGCAACTACATATGATGTAGACGACAGTCATGAAACTTCTTATTTGACTAGTGAGTTTAAAATAGATGTAAGAAAAACAGGAACTGAAGAAATAGTAATCTACACTATGCCTATATTATCAGAAGTGTTTACTCAAAAAGTAGAATACGATGGTAAAACTTATTGGATAAGACCACAAGATAACTATACTGATGAAGAGCACATTAAAGATATAGTAATGCTAGATGCATCTAAATTAAATCCAGCATTAACTAATAATATAGGAGCTGTCAATGAGGCTTTCACTGTAGTAAGTAATAGAGTACTTCATGTGGAAACAGATGAAGAAAAGCTTGCTAAATATCATCAAGAAGACTTCAGTTCTAGTCATATGTGGTATAACCTAGATAATGTTCATGTTATGTACACATTACATAATAATGACTTATCTAAAGTTATTGAACGTGGAAAGACTTATAAATTAGCTATGTGGAATACAGAGTCTAATAAAGCAGAATTTGTAGAATTCAAACATATAGCTGATGTATTTACTAAAGTAGTGCATGCTAATGAAATAGATTACTGTGTAAGACCACAAGACGTATATGTAGAAGGAGATGAAGGAAAGGATATCGTATTATATGAAAAATCTTCGTATGATGCAATGCCAGACCAAACTCTAGAAACTATGGTAGGAATAGTATATCAAAGTCATACTGCTAATTTAGCACCTACTGTATATGAATATAATAGTCAATTTAAATGGTATGATTTAAACGACACATCACACGTTTATCTAGTACCAGATACTTATGCATATAATAACTTACTAGAAAACCTAGAAATTACTGTTAAAGATACAGCAACAGATTCTGAAACTAAAATGACTATACCTAATCCATCTACTATATTTACTAAAGATGTAGAGTACGATGGTAAAACATATGTAATGAGACCTGAAGATGAATATACTGAAGGTGGAGTTGAAAAGAATATAGTTATAGTAGATAAGTCTATGACGACAGGATTTGCTGTATATATGACATCTGTATTAGGAGGTATTAAAGTAGTTTCTAATAAAGTGTTAGTTAAAACAGAATCATCATCTACTGAAGACCCTGTGGTAAATGGAAAGAAGCTTAGTGAGTATACAGAAGTTGAATTCGATTCTGCTACTACTTACTTTGATTTAGAAACACCAGCTGATGTAAATGGAACATTGTATACATTAAGAGCAGATGCTGATAAACCATTTGATTTGAATACAGCATACGATTTAGTAATGATGGAAGCAAATAGTAAGAAAGTTAAACTTGTACATATAGACCCAATCTTAACTACATTTACACATGAAGTGAAAACTGAATCTGAACTTGACATTATGTTAAGACCTCAAGATGCGTATGTAAATGGAGTTACTAGAGATGTCGTTTATATAGATAAAGCTGTCAAAGATGAAGCACGTACTGTAGCTACATTTATGCACTATGTAAGTACAGATAGTATGACTAACTTAAAGCCATACGAAGCACCATCTAATAGTGAAACAACACCTGGAACTAGTGAAGCTACACCTACGCCTGCTCCAGAAGAAGCAGACCCAATTATACATGGTAAAAGATTAAGTGAATATAATTCAACTAACTTTAATAGAAGCTATGTGTATGTAAACTATAATGAAGATATGTCTAGTAATAACTACAATGACTTCTCATATTTCTTAACATTAGATGCTATTAATACACCACTTGAACGTGGAAAGACATATGATTTTGCTATGATGAATGTTAATACGAATCAAATCAAAGTAATTCATATGGACGATCCTTATGCTACATTTACTAAGGAATTTAAAACTGTAAGTAGATCTAATATATTATTGAGACCACAAGATGAATATGTTAAAGGAGACGAAAGATATATTCCATTCCTTATAAAAGAAACTTTCGATACTGCAAGCACTATTGGAGATTACTGTAATGCGTTAGCAGTAGAGCCATCTGATAGTTTGAAACCAGATATATCTGAAAATTACTTCACTGATCATGAATTTCATATAACTAGTGTGCAAAGTGAAGGATATTGTGTAGCCAAAGGAGATGAAAATACAATTCCAGTTCCAGGACATACATACAGATTATACAACATAAGCACACAAGAAGCTGAAGATGTAGTATTCCCTGATATAAAAAATACTTATGACACAGTAAACATAGGTCGTCAAAAGTATTATTATAAGCCAGAATATAAAGTGACTGACCCACGTGTAGTGGAAGGTGACGCTGATATGTACACATATCTAGGAGAAACTATAGATAATCCAAGTTCTACTTGGTTAGATATAATGATTAGTCAACGTCGTGTTCCAAGATTGGTTACATATATAGAGCCTAAACTTCCAGAAGTTACTGATACTATAGATACTACTGTTTATTACGATAAACCTTGGTTCTCTATAGTCCCTTATGACCTAAGCACTCGTTTGTATATTAAAAGAGACGAATTGTCAACAAATCCTGCTCCTCAATATGACAAACAGGATATATTCACAGTATGGAATGCAAAAACAAATGCAGAATCAACTGAGTATATTTCACATTTAGGAAGTAATGTATTTGGACCTTTTGATGTCAAAGGCGAATCTTGCTATGTATTTAAGGCGTCTGACGATTATAGTACTGTAAATAACCTTGAAGATTTAGGTGTTGGTAGAAATATCGTAACAATACCTGCTCGTATTATGGAAAAGATAAATATAAATGATTATCAATCTATAACATGGAAAGATATCTTAGATAACATTAAGTTAATCTATACAGGAGATTTATATCAATAATAAAATGGGAGAGAAGATTATTTCTCTCCCAAATCATTTAAATAAGGAGGAATTATGAAACTTAGTTCTAATAGAATTCTATTAAGCCAAACAGATTTATTTACTACTATTAATAATAATAGTACGAATAAAATAGATTTGAGCTTTATAGAAAAAAGATATCATTTGGATAAGAATAGTTTTAAAACAGAATTAGACCTTATCCGTAGTAGAAATTATCCTTTGTTGAGACAGGTACTTTCAGCATTGGATAATGGACAAATCGTATTATGCGATAATGGAAACTTAAAGACATCTATCGTATACGTATTTGGAACGGATAAGTCTGACAACATATCAAACGTATTTGTAAATATGTCAAGATATGTCACAAAGGAAAATGCAGTTGACGCTTCTACTGGAAATATAAAGCAAAACATAAGTACAGTAGGAGGATATGAAGAGTTATTTAATCTTTTATTATCTGCATACGTAGGACTTAAAGCAAAACAAGTTTATAATAACAGTAAAGCGGTTTCTATTCTTAGAAATATTTATGCAGATATATTTAGTCAACTTATGTCTAAATCTTATGGAAATCCACTAGATGGAGAAACATTCAGATTTATAGTAAGCCACTTCTTCTATAATGGAGATATTAGTGGTCAAGACTTAGGAATGTTGCTTAAATATAATCAAGATAGAGTTACAGCACTTATGCTTAAATATCCAGGGTATTTTGATAGAAGAGACGGAATACAACTTTCAGAAGTTATAGATTTAATCTGCAAAGAATTCCCATCTCTAGCTAGAAACGAATTATCTACAGCTGGATTTATAGTAAACAGTGCTTCTAAGATAGGAGATAATGCATTATATATTTTAGATAATAATACCTACTTCTTAGCTATGTGTGTTGCTAAATCACGTAGATCGAAAGTGTTTACAGGATACAGCTTAAAACCAATAGAATCAGATAGTAGTACATTATTAGCTACAATATATCAAAGTATAGTATAGGAGGAGATATATATGGATGAAGATAAACACATTCCTCCAGTGGGAAGTATCGTATTTATGAAAGCAGATGAAAATCCGGCAGCTACTTATCCAGGTACAGCTTGGGAACAAGTAGAGAATAATATATATTTCGTAACACAGGAAAAACAAGAGAAAGTGGCAGATGGATGGAAATATCCATTTGAAAAACCTACTTCATGGATAAGGGTGAAATAATATGAAATACTACTATTTATCAAAACCGAAATTAATAAATGAAGAAATACAAGTAATGAAAACAAGTGGAATTATCCTTTCTGAAGAAAATGCAGATGCGTTATTCGGAGTAGGAGGATGGGTATGTTATTATGGAGAAAAGCTTCCAGCTAGAATGAGATTTGATACTACTACAAATAAAATAGTAGTGTTGACAGACGATGCTCCTAAGAAACATTTATATGCAGGAGTTGCATTATTAGAGGGAGTTGTAACAGAAGATAAGTTTGACCCAGCTATGTTTGTACGTAATGATGATTTAAACTTCTTAACGCCTCTTAAGCTTGGAGGAACTCCTGCATTCACATATCCAAATAAATCATATTTTATGACTTTTAAAATGGACGGTACACCAGTGTCAGACCTCATGAAAGTTATAAGTGACCAATTTATACAAGTAACGCCATCTAATATAGATGCGTACTTTGGAAGAAGTCTTGTAGCAGAAGGTAATATTATATCAAAAGGATACATAGAAGCTCCAGATATAAGAACTACTTCCGGTATATCTATGGCTGGACTTAAATCTACTACTGATAATCTTAGTAGAGATATAGCAAACTTACAAGAATATGTTAATAGTATTACGGACGTAGTTCCTCCTGGAGTTATTGCAATGTTCCACACTGGTTATATTCCATATGGATGGACTGTATGTGATGGAAGAGCTGTTGCTGTTAATGCTATGACTGCAGAATACAGAAGAAATATAGGAAGCGTCACTCCAGATATGCGTGGATATTTTGTCCGTGGATGGGATGGAGGTTCTGGTAGAAACTACGGAAGAGGTCCAAATCACGTTCAAACGGACGCCGGACGTAACGTTACTGGATGGTGGCTTGGTGCTGAAGATATCGACTGGCATGGTAGCTGGGATGGAGGAGGAGCTGTATACGCTGATCACTCTAATGGTTCTTGGGCTGGTATAGGAGATGCTGATAGTGATAACTCTAGATGGGTTTTAGACGCCTCTAGAGTTTGGGGAGCTGAGCATACAGCAAATGAATTCAGACCGGTTAACTATTCTGTAATATTTGCTATCAAGACGCATAAAACTCTCAGGAATTAGTGGTTCGGATTTAATTAACGAATTATATCGTGAAATAACAGAATATAAATATCCTAAAGCTGGAGGACCTATACTTGGTTCTGCTAATGTTCGTGGTTCTGTTACTGTATATGGTAACGTTAGTGGGGGTTCTATATTCTATGCAAGATATAATGACTACGCAGAATATTTCAAAACTATGTTTATATATCCGAACCATATTTATGCTTATAATGAAGATGGACTTTGTACTTTAGCAACTAAGAAAGACAAAGTGATTGCTGGTATTTTTAGTACGTCTAACGCTCCTGCATTAGGAGACGAGAAAGATTCGGTACCATTATGTTTATTTGGAAGAGTAGAAGTAATAACTTTAGGAGAAGTAAGAAAAGGAGACTATCTTACTATTTCTGATACTCCTGGATATGCAGAACGATATGATGGTTCTGGAGAAATATTAGGAGTGGCACTGACGGATACTTATAATGGACTTACAAGAATATTAGTAATATAAAGGAGGATATATGGCATCACTTCAAGATATAATGAACGTCCTTGCTACAAAGTATGATAGATGGGGAGGAGAAATAAGTGGTTCTGTTTCTATTAGAGGTAGCTTGAGTGTAGACGGAGCAGTAGTTCCGTCCGGTAGAGCTTTTGGAACTACATTCACAGACTATGCAGAATACTTTGAAAGAGGAGAAGATACGGAACATGGCGATATAATAATGCTTAACATTTACAGTGAAAAAGAAGAATATGTTAAGGCAGTTAAAGACGCTGGTCCTGTAGTAGGAGTTCACAATGATGACTTTGCTATGATAATAGGAGCAAAGAAAGAATTTGTAGAACATCCAGATATGGTAGAATTAAATAAGAAAGTACTTATACCGATAGCTCTTAAAGGAAGAACTATTGTAAAAGTAAAAGGAAAAGTATCGTTAGGAGACATTATCGTAGCTTCTAAAGAACCTGGAATAGGAGAAGTGGATAATGAATGTACTGATAGATACAAATATGTGGGAAAAGCTATAACTACTTCTGATGAAGAGGGAGTGAAGCTTATAAAAATATTAATTAGATAGGAGGAGGATTGCTTATGCCTAGAGATAATGATCATCATCAGTGTTGCGACAAGCATTGTGGCAACTGTGCTAGAGATGGATGGAAAACAGAAAAGAGGTCTGCGTGGGCTGTAACTCCAGCAACGCCATATACAAGTAATTATGATTACTTATCAGCAGACGAATATAATCTTCTTATAAATGAAATGAATATTAATAAAAGTAATATGGGAGCTAACATGTCTGTTCCTGGATATATCGGGTCCGGGACGCCTGCTACGGCTGCTATGTGGAATGCTACTTGCGATAGAATAATAGATTTAATAAATGCTGCTAAAAGTAAATATAGCTTAATGGTATTAGCTAAAGGAACAGTCAATAGAGCCAGTGGACCGAATAATCCTAACTATAGAGATGGTACTGCTGAAAATAGGGGTAATCCGTTAGCAATATCAGCAACAGTTTCTGAAGTAAATGCAAAGAAATACTCTAATGGAGAACTTTTATCTAGAGGAAAAACTATAGGAGATTTAATAAACATAGTCAGAAGAGCTAGAGTTCATTGTACATGTAATGTAGATAATTATGAATATAAACCATGTAATTGTGATGGACATGTATGCAGACATAGAGACTGTTGTGATAAAACTGGTAGATAGAAAGGATTGCTTATGAAAACGTATAGATTAGTTTTAAATGTAACTAATACTTGTAATATGAAATGTTTCTTTTGTTACAGAGCGTCTGCTAATACAAGTAAAAAAGACCATATGAGTATAGAGAATGCTAAGACTGTTATGGACTTAATCTATAATGATGATAGATTTGAGAAAGATGTTCAATTCTTAGGAGCAGAACCTACTATGAATATGGAAGTCGTAAAATATGTTATGGATAACTATCCTGATTGTAATTATGAGATAACTACAAATGGATATTTTGTAAATGATGAAAGTAATATTCCATATATGAAACGTATGAATAGAGTAACAGTATCTATAGAAAGCACTGAGGCTTTATTTAATAAAGTTAGAGGAGGTAAAAATCTTCATGACTTAGTTGATAAAGTTTTAGCTATGAAACATCCAAACTGTTCTTTTAGTATTACTGCTAATAAAGATTTCTTTAATAATATAGAGGAGTTTATTCCTTTATATAATAAGATAGTGAGTAATGGATATAGTATATCGTTTAAACAGCTTGATGCTGTGGATAATGGATTTGTAGATACTAAAGACTACTTAACTTGCTTAAAAATACTAAGAGACTTCTTTCATAAAAATATTAAGTCAGAACAGTTTGACCAAGATACGTGTGCTTTAGACAGAGCTATAACAGTACAGCCAGACTTGAATGTATTACCGTGTCATGGATTTGCTGGGCATTTAGACTTAGGTCTTAAGATAACAGAAATACCTGATATTTTATTTGCTGTAAATGAAATGGTAGATATGTTTGCAGTTCATAAAGATAAACCGCTTCCAATGTGTAAGGGATGTATACTTGAAAATAAGTACTGTAGAAATAGATGTAGTGTTTCAGGAGGAATTCCATTATATGTAAAAGATAAAGAGTTATTTGAAAAGCAATGTGAAATGCGGATTATAGCATATTTATTATCAACAGGAGAAATAGAGATATGAGACTAGAAGAAATTAAACATATAGAACTTACGACTACTAAAGCTTGTAATATGAGATGTACTTATTGCTATGAGAAGAAAGATAAAAAATCTGTATTTACAAAAGAAACAGCAGATAATATAATAGATTTAGTAAAGAACTATTCCAGTATAGAAAGCATAACTCTATTTGGAGGAGAAAGCTTATTACCTGAAATAGCAGATGATATAATGAAGTTCTTAAAAGATTTGTATGATGTAAGAAATAATATAGTTATATCAATTATAACTAATGGATATGAAACTAAAGAAGTAGAACATGTATTAGATTATATTGCAGATAACTTTGAAGAACTTCAAATACAGTTTAGTTTAGATGGATGTAAGGAAGCACATGATATATGTAGAAAAGATTTACATAATAATGGAACATTTGATGATGTATTAAATAATGTCATGTATACATTAGATAAATACAAAGATAGAGAAAATGTTCATATACATATTCATCATGTGGTATCTTTAGAAAATATAAAATATTTGGTAGAAACAGTATGTTTAGATAATGAATTAATAAAAATGTTTAAAAACTATAGATGTTCTTATAATAGCGAACATAGTATACACACAGAACCACATGATGAGGAAGCTCTTTTAGATATGCTTGAACAGCTCCATCAAATATATCTAAATGGAGATTTGCATCCTCTTATATGGGATTCGTTATTAAATGTAGATGATTATCTATGGAAACAACATTCAAGATGTGCTTTCACAAGACGTAATATGGCTGTAGACCCTAATGGGAATTGCAATCCATGTCATTTCTTTACAGATAAAGATAAACACGTTTACTATAATGTAAACACAAAAGAAATAAACGAAGATGCTTATGCTAAAACAAAAACATTTGAAGAAGACTCTAATATAGTATCTGAACTAGGTAGAGACTGTAGTACTTGTCCTGGAATAGGATTTTGTGCATATTGTGCAGCCTCTAGCTATGTTCAAACTAATTATAAAGATAAAACTATAGTAGGAAGCACTGCCTGTAGCTTTGCTTACACTATTGCTAATTGGACTATACAAACATATAATGATGGAGTTAGACCAGAACCAAATCAAGAGTTTCTTAATAATGGATTAGAATTACTTCAACGTATAGCAAATACTTTAGATAAAAATCCAAATGATGAAAAGCTTTCTAAAGTATTTCTAAAACTTAGAGTTAAATATAGATTATATGGAGCAGATATATAAAGGAGGTATTATGGAAAGAATAGTACTTAACACCATAAGGAAATCAGATGTTCCTTTTATAAAAAATGCTACTACTATTATGACTGAGTTTCCTCCATTTCTTCCTAGTATGAATGTAAAAGAAAACTTTGTAAAATTCGTTTCAGATGACGGATTATTACAAAATCAAAGAACAGCTGAAGATGGATATAAAAATCCATTTGAGACGCTTAAAACTATTATGAAGAAATATGGAGACCAAATCGGAGCTCACACTCTTAAACTTAATTTAGTAGCAACTATAGTAAAAAAAGAAGAAGTAGAACTTGAATATAATGATGATTATGTAGCTAAGGAAGCTGTAGAAGCTTCTGAAGAAGAAAAAGAAGATAAACACGACTGTCCAGAATGTAAACTTATAATTGATAAGATTAATGCTGGAAGTAAAATAATAGGAAATATAAATCTACGTAATACTGCTATAGAAACACCATATGCAGTTTTAGAAACATCTAATTCTTTGACTGAAAGTATAACATTAGAAATGGATAACTATAATTTTAATGTGCATTCATCATTTAATTTATTTGATACTACATATAAAATTATAATGCTTAAAGTAGTATCTATAAGTGCAGATACAAATGCAGTATATAATACTATAGAAAGCATTAGAGATATGCTTTTAAATAATGCATCAGATAAATATGTTCATTATTTATTAGAATACAGTGCAGAAGCAGTATTAGAAAAAGTAGAAATGAGTGCATATATTATAAATTCTGCAGAACTTAGAACTCTTATAGATGGAGAACTTAGAATAGCTCCTATTCATAATGATGGCAAACATATATTATGGATACCTATAAGATATACTAAGCAACCATACTTAAATAATATAAAAGGACATGGTAGATTTGACGATATAGCTACAAATTATATAGATACAGTTATAGGACATGTAAGAATCAAGAAAAGAGATATAGTTAATAATAATGATTATATAGAACATCATAACGAACTTAAATGGCTTGAGTCAGTAGGATTCGGAGATAAAGAGCTATTATTATATATTAAATAACTATACCTTTTTTGGTATGTTAATATAGTTAATACCCTGATTTAATTCGGGGTATTAACATTTATTTACGTCAAAAAAAAATACTCACGTGTGTGAGTAACTTTTCTTTTAATACTACATATATATTAAATTGAGGAAAGAACTAAGTAATATTATAAAGATACTTAAATATATATAATTATCGTTTTTATAACTTTATCCAGCCTCAGACCCAAACAATGTCCTGTGAAATATAAGATATAAAAGGAGGGTAATAATATGCCGTTATTTGGTGAAAGAACTAAAGTACAACAGGATGCCGATAAAGTAATAGGTAAGCAAGAAAATACATTAGGCAATATGAATACAAAAGGCCATGATAGTATTGAGGGCGAGAATATGATGAATCCTTCTGACTACCGTAAATTGAGATATGAGAATGAAAAGGCTGCTCAAAGAGCCATTAATTCAGATTATGAAAGTCAAGGCTTAGATGCTAAAGGAAATCCTTATAGTACAGTAACTCAAGAACAACGTACTTCTAAAAAAGACGTTCTAGCAATTTCCAATGCATCATATGGAAATTCATTACTAGAAAAAGTCGTTAATAATACAAATGCATTAGAATACCAAAATGCTGTATTGAAATTTCAACAGCAACAAGTAGACTTACTTACTACAATAGCAAATAGTATAGTATCTATTGGTAAAGTTATAGTAACTCCAGAAGCTGCAAAGCAGAATGGAGATGCTCCAGAATATGAAAAGAAATATTCTACTATGGCTAAAGCTTTAGGAGGAGCAGACTTAGCTACAGCTTCTACGGAAGGACTTATGGCTTTATGGAAGAAAGTAGATAAAAATGGATACTTTGAACTTGCTAAGAGTATGGTGGGTTTAGTTAAAGATATGGTTGAAGATGGTAAAATCAAGCAAATAATCAGAGATAATATCAAGGATAAAATGCTTGACATATTACCATTTGGAATAGGACAGATGTTTAGAGAATGGGAAACAGACCCTGTTCAATTCTTCCAAGATAAAATACATAAGATGTCATTTAGTGGTAATAAACTTGATAGAATGGCTGCTAAAGGATTTGAGTCATATAATAGTATTACTTATCGTAACACACGTGAAATAAAAGATTATTCTGGAAAAGCTTTTTATTCACAAAAAACAGAAAAGACTATAACTGAAATAATCCCAGAATACCTAGCAGAAATCTTAGCTGCATTACGTAAAGATGAAGCTAAGTTATGGGATTGGAAAGAAAACAAATTTGTTACAAGAAGTAAACTAGCTATCCAAGAACATAAAGCTAATGCTCAAAAGGATTATAAAAATTCATTCAGAGAAAATCAAACAGATACTGTAGATTTATTTGAAGAAGTTATTGATGAATGGGGCGAAAACAGTGACAGTTTAGCAGATGCTGTTAAAGTATTATTTAAACCAGGAAAGAATAAGCAAGGTAAACGTGTTTTAAATAATCCTAAATTATTCAATGCTTTTGTAAAAAGATTTACAGAAGTATATGACGAAAGAGCATTTCAAGCATTAGCTCAAAAGAAAGTAGATTATGATGCTATTTTAAATAAGATGGGATATGACCCTATCCGTAAAGAAATGATGCGTCCATATTTACAAGCATTCCATGCTATAATATATAGAAATAGTCAAGGAGGTACAGTAGACCTTTCTGATTTAGGAGCTGCTTTAGGCGACTATAGAGATAACTATATGGAAGGTAATTTAAATTACACAGAACATCATTACGGTGAAGGTAGCTTATCTAAAGGTGGAAAAGATGTTAAAAAATGGGTAAATAAATTTCTGGATAAAGCTCAAAATCTTGGTAAAGAGGGAGCTGACATCCCAGGATTATTTAGTAGACTTACTATGGGAGAGCAAGATGCTATAGACTCTGCTATAAATAGCGAAAATACATATATCAACACAAATGTAGTTTATATTAATGCTGCATCTGTAGTTGGAGCAGGTAGAGGTAAAGGTCGTATTAAAGTTCCTACAGGAGGATTTACTCCATTTACTACAAATAAAAAGAAATATCCTACAGCTGAAGAAATATATAATAGTATAGGAGAAGCAGCGTCATTTGAAGATGATGATTATGCGAATGCAACTAGAGGAGCTTCTGCTGGGTATTCATTCTTAGAGGGTAATACAAAAGCACCTGGAGATATAGAAGAATATGCTGCAGAAAAGTATCAAGCAATGTATACTACATTTAATAGAGAAGATTTATCAGCAATCGGTTCTGAAGGTAAAAGAATATCAGAGATGCTTAAGAACGCTTCTGAAGAATTAGATGATAATGCTAGTGCAAATGATAGAAAAAGAGTTTTCGATGCCAGAAAACAAACAGAAATAGAGATGCACAAATTTACTATGGCTAGTGAGATATTTGGAGTTCTTAGTAGAAATGGTGCTACTAGAGCTGCTTATAATGCGATGGACCCTAGAGAAAGACCTGAAATAGGTGGTAAAGCCCTATTAGATAATCCGTCTCAAATATTACCATTTATAAAAGCTAGTGGAGGTAAATTTGAAACAGACTGGGATTCTTTATCTAAAGCATATTATACATATGGTATAGCTAACACTAAGATATTTACAGACTATATGGACCAAATGAGACAAGATTCATCTCCAGATGTTAAAGGAGCAGGAGCTGCCGCAGCTATGAATATGTTTAGAGTCGTATGGCAAGACCCTAGACTTGAAGGTAAAGCTGGAATGGCTACTGGTGGATTACTTGGATATATGGTTGGAAATATACTAAAGCAAAAAGGTATATTCACATCTCCTAAAGCACCATTGATGCTTGGAGGATTGATGGCTGGAGCATCTATGCTTCCTGTAGTTAGAAAAAGTATGGAAATGATGTTTGGTGTTGAATCAACAGTAAAAGACAGTAACGGGACAACTAATGCTCAAAAGGCAATGGCTAAGATTATGAATGTAATAATGCCAGTTGCGGCTGGAGGAGCTGCAGGAGCAGGATTTTATAAGATGATGAGTAAGTTAGGACCTGCTGGAAAAGCAATAGGTATAATGGGGTTTGCTCCAGTTGCATTCATGGGTGCTGCTATGCAAAAATCAATGGGTAGTGGTTTAGGCGAATGGTTATGGGGTAAAAAAGATAAGGATGATAGTAAGTTTAAGAAATTTGGTAAACTCTTAGGAAGTGTATTACCTAAATCATTTAAAAAGTTCTGGAAAGCTAGAACGAATGATATCACTCCTGCTACTCATTATGCTAATGCATTGCAAGCGATGTTACCAAAAATATTAGCTGCTAATGATAAAGCTGGTCCAAAAAAACGTGCAGAGCTTGAGGAAGAGTTTTATAAGGTTATTAAAGAATTACAAGCTATGGATGAAGACGATACTGATGTGGAAAAACAAAAAGCACCTATGGAAAGCTTTAGAAGAAGAATACGTAATGCCATTAAAAAATATCTTGGACCAGAGCATGAGGCACAACTTGGAGAATGGTTTGAAGCTATAGAACAAGAATACGATGCTGGAGTTCAAGCAGCACAAGATAGAGTGGTGGATGACCCAGAACTAGCGAAGCAAGATTATGTTACTGGTGCTGATAAGATGATAAATGAGATGCAGAACCGTATAATCGAATCTGGAAAAGATTCAAGGACTATCGGAGGCCAAGAAATAACTGGTATGTCTTCTAAAGAACAGGTTAATGACGCTATGAAAGCTGAATTTGAAAAGAATGCTGCTAAATGGGCACAATTAAAAGAATCGGTTCTCGATAGTTGGAAAGAGGCTAAAGACCTTGGTATGGAAGGTTCTCAATTACAAGATATCGCTAATAAAAGAGATAAATATTTAGCTGCACTTAAAGGAGACGACCCTGTTGAAAAAGCTGCTGCTGCAAATGAATTCTTAAATGCGTATATGGGAGTTCCTCCTGAAAGCTACTCTGTAATGAAACACAAACTTCATGGATTGAGTCAACTTAGAAGTGAAGTTTATACAATGGGGTCTAATATATTAAAAGATGGAGAGCCTTTTACTGAAGCTGAACAAAAGTACTTTAATAACTGGCTTAAAACTAATATACCTGATTTGTATGAGATGGTCGCTGGTAAGACATATAAGAATACGACTGCTGAAAATATAACTGATAATATAAAAAATTTATTTAAAAATAAGCAAGTGCGTATAGATGAGCAATCAGCTGCAGACTTTATAGGTTCTGTAGATGGATGGAATAACCTAGCGAGTCAAATATTAGACAGCGGTAACTATGTTAATTATGTTAACGGTGTTACTAGAAGAGGTGAAGATGATAAACGTGTAACTGGACAAAAAACAGCTGAAGAAATGAAGAAAGTTAGAGACTTTATCGCGAAAGCAGCAGCTGCACCAGACGATAATATAACGACAGGACAAGGTTATCGCGGAGTTAAATCAGATAGATATATACCAGAAGCATATTTGAATATTAGAGCTGTGAGTTCTAAGAATGTTTGGGGGATGAATGACTTCGCAGATATATCTATAGCAGGAAAATCCGGTAGTCTTGTAGGATGTAGTGTGGCTACTATGAATAACATCCTGCATTATTTAGGTATAAAAGAAATAAGTCAAAATTCATTAGCAGTACATGCTAATAGGCATAGCAATAGTAGTGGAGTTAAATACAGTTTCTTTTCTACTATCGCAAATGACTTAGGATTACATTATAGAATACTTACTGCTAAAGCTAATATATTTAATGAAACTTTCTTTAAAGATAATGGAGACGATTGTGCATACGCAGTATTATTAAATAACTATAATGGAACAGGACACTTCGTATTCTGTGCAAAACCTACTAAAGATGGAACTATTACTATGATAGACCCTATGGGTAAAGGACGTAAAGAGAAAGTGTCTATTTCTGATATTACTTTAAGAGCCACTATCATAGTACAAATAGCTAAAGGAAGACTTAGGTCTAGACCTGGTAATGCCGCTGCTTCAAACTGGATAAGTAAAACTACTGGAAAAGTAACAGATTTTGGTATGATGTCTGATATAGTAGATGAAGATGATGGAATATTCTCAGGTATGGGTCGTAGAAGAGCTAAAATGGGAAGTAGAAAACGTGCTAGAAGAGAGAAATCAGCTGCAGATAATATTAGAAATGTTACAGGTATATTACAAAATGATACGCAACGTGCTGGATTAAAACAAGTCTTAGAAGACTTGTATTCAAAAATGGAAGAAGGTCAAGATAAAGAAGACATGTCTGCGTTAATAGCTACATTAGGACTTAGTATGGTTTCTGGTGCAAATGATAAGAAGCATGCTAAGCGTATAATATCTTTATTAAGACGTATAGATAAAGGTTCTGGAAAATATACATCTGTATTAAATCAACTGATGAATTCAAAAGAAACTACAGATGCACAAGAAGAACAAAATAAGCAAGAAGCAAATATTGAAGCAATAAAAGAAAATACTGCTAATACAGCTGAAAATACTCAAGGTGGAAATGCAAATGGAAATAACGGTACTACTAAAGCAGCTGGTCAATCTAAGAAAGGATTACTAAAAAGCTTATTCGGTCTAGGTGCTGGACTTATACCTAAATTACTTGTATCTGCATTAGGTATGGGTATTGCTTGGAAAGGTCTAGGATTCGCTGGAAAAATATTTGGAACTGGATTTAAGCAATTTAATAGAAACACATTACATAATATTCTAGAAGATGAAAGAGAACAAACTATAGACCCAGAAACTGGAGAAGTAGTTGATAATGGACATTTTAGAGATTATTCTAAAGCTATTAATGGAACTAGGTCTCTTATTAGATGGGGAAAAATGGCATTACCAGTTGCTAAATATTCTGCTAAGCTTGGTATTAAATCTGCTATGTATAGTATTAAGCACGTAGGTAAAATAGCATCTACAGCTGGAAAGTTAGTCGGAGCTGATAAGATAGTTAAAGGATTAATGACCGCTCTAGGAAAATTTAAGAATTTATTACTAGATCCTAATGGGAAAATAGGTAAATTTATCATAGATAAAGGATGGAATAAAGCTATAGAGCCTGTTATAAATGCTATATCTAAACTATTTAAAAGGAAAGCTGGAAATGTTGCTAAAAAAGCAGCTCAAGAGGGAGCTAAAAAAGGATTTGGCTCATTCTTAAAGAAACTACCTGGTATTGGATTAATATGGAATCTAGGTCAAGCTGCAGTATCGTTATGGCAAGGTTATAAACATGCTGGACAATTATTGAAAGTAAATGAAGATATAGTACCTACTGGTACAAGAATAATGACTGCATTTGCTAAGATGATGTATGATGTTGGACCTGAATTATTATTAAATATGCTTAAATTAACTCCAGCTGGATTCTTAGGATTTTCCGCAGAAGTGCTTATAGAAGTTCTTAGACTTATATTCACATGGGATGACTTAGTAGAATTCTTTGGAATAGGTAAATCATTAAGAGAAGCTAAAACAGATGCTAATAGAGATGAACAAAAAGCAGCTAGACTTGAAAAGAATCTTGATAAAGAAACAAAAGAAGAAAATGAGAAAATGGAAGGAGATAGCAAAGAAGCAGACCCTAAAAATAATGGAAGAGAAAAAGTAGCGGAAGGAACTGTATCTACGCTTACAAGTTATCGTTCACCAAGTGGAAGCGATAGAGGAGGTTCAGCTGTATCTAATGCATATGGTAGCTCTGGAAGTAGTAACGTAAATACTCCTAGTTCATACACATCTTTAGCCTTAGGAGGAAGTAATAATCAATACGGAACATCTGGTTACGCTGGTGGAATTGGTAGTATTTCCATAGGTAAATATACATTGACAGATGACGTTGCTGTCAGTGTTCAAGTTACAAAGATAGACGGTAAAACAGCAGCAGTATACACTAGAATAGATGGAAGTACTTATACGAAAGTTGGAGGACATCCTAACTGGAGATATAACAACCCAGGTAATATAATGGTTAATGATCGTAATAGAAACTTCATTAAAAATACATTAGGTGGGTATATAGGAGAAGCTCCTAATGCTGCAGGAGGTATGTTTGCAATATTTGCGTCAGAAGCAGCTGGGTATAAAGCTATGATTAAAAACGTCTTATTAAGTAAGATATACAAAGACCCTAAATATAACAGAGTTTCAACTATGTTTCTGAAGTATGCTCCAAAAGGACATGGTGCGAACGATCCAATACAGTATGGACGGCAAGCTGTTGCTGCGGTAGGAGCAGACCCATTATTATCAGAACTGTCCGAAGACCAAAAGAATAGATTATTTGCATTTATACTAACGAAAGAAGGTATGAAACAAGGTAAAATAATAGGAGATGTTAGAAAAGGTAATGCTATAGAAGTAAACGGAGGTGTTTCAGCACCTACAAGTACAGTTAATACTACATCATCAACTACTACATCAGCTGCTGCAACAACTACAGATACAAAAGCAGCGACTACTGCTGCTGCAACTACTAATATACTTACAGCTGGTAATCAATCTGATAGCCTATGGAATAGAACTAAAGGCGGAATATCTGCAGGTAAAACTACAGATGCTGCATCTACTAATAAAGCGGCTACAGCTACAGTAAAATCTAGTAGTACATTACCAGCTGGATTTACTATAGGTGAAGATGGTAAAGTTAAGATGGGAGGTTCACAAACTTCTCAAAACTCTAATGTAAAGATAGGAGCAGATGGAAAAGTACAAATGCCTAATTCTGTATCAGTACAAAATAAAGCAGCTGGAACATATAAAGAAGAACCAAAGAAACCAGTAACTCCAGCTACTAGAAGTGGTTCTGATAGAACTGCTATCTATGATGCTCCGATTAAATCACAATCTTCTACTACTAAATCTGGTAGTGAAGCTAGTGCGATTATGGAAGCATTAACTAAAGGAGCTGCTAATCAAACACAAGCTATAGTAGTAGGATTAGACCAAATATATAAATCTATAAATAAACTTATAGATGTAGTAAAGAGCAATAACACAAGTACAATGAGAGATGCAGCTTCGACTGCTGGTAGATAAAGGAGGTAATGAATGCTTATAGAAAATGATATAACCGGTTCTGGTAGTCCCGTAAATAAGAAGACTACATTTCCGAAAGGAAATAGTAAGAAAGGAAAGGGCAAAGGTAAAGGTAAGGGTAAATCGAAAGGTAACTCTAATTACAATGATAATAAAAAGAATGGTAGAAATGTAGGGGCGGATAAAGCCCCTCCTAAAGACTCTAGTAAATCTAACAGTGCAAAGCAAGAGGCTGTTGCAGATAGTTTAGCAGCCATTAATGGAATTGGTAGTACAAACGCAGAGCTATTAGATAGAAACGTTGATGAAAGACTTGCTGCTATTAAAAAGCAGAATGCGTATCGTAGAACGGATGAAGTTAAACAAGCTGCTAATAGACGTATGCTAGAACACGTACCAGACGACTTATCATTTGCAGCTGCAGCTGGTATGATAGGAGACGGTAAAGTTAATGATGCAGTACTAGCTTCTATTAAAAGTGCTGGAGTTGTTAATAAAGACTCTGATGAAGTATCTGCCGCTGTGGACGTTGCTATAGATTTACATGCTATATCTGGTATAGTGGGACTTCCTTATATGGCTGATAATGTAGTAGACCCTCCTCCTTTATTTCATAATAGTGAGCTTTCTGGAACTATAAATAGTTGGGAACTTGGAAGATGTGGAAGAGATTATACTAAGAGAGTATTAGAAAGAGGACAGTTCTTAGTTCTTATGCCTATAGAATTACGTCCTAATATTACGGATACTATTGGATATGCTTTATCAGGAGCTACTGGAGGTTTCTTCTCTGGAGGATATTCTTCGATAGTAAAGACTATAGATAGTGTAGAAGAAAGACTTAACTTAGCATCATACGGATTTACAGCAAAGATAGCTGCAAAAAGATATTGGCGTAATGTTCAAGCACATGCTAAAGCTATCTTTTATTCTCTTGGAATAGAAAACTTTAATACCAATATGTTTGGAGGATTTAAGAACCCAGAAGCTAAAGAAAATATGAAAAGATTTTTACCAGATTATTTAGTTAATAACGTGTATGCTACTAATGATATGGATGTTATATTACAAAATATGGCTTCTGATAGTGAAGAAGAAAGTGAATTAGCTGAGTTTGAAGAAGCTATGAGGAAAAATGCTGCTGAAGAAAAGGCTTCTAGTGGTAGTGATAAAAAGAGTAAATATGATTCATTTAAAGATACACTTTTAAGTGGAGCTGATAAATTAGAAGGTGTATTAGGAGGATGGAGTGATAAGCTTAAGAATGCTGGGAACGTATTATTTAGTGATAATATGAGCAATTCTTTATCTAGTACATCTCAAGATGAAGACTTTATGCATGCTACTAGAGCAATGCACGATGCTTCTATGCTTACACTTATTCAATATGTAATGAATGCTGATAAAGATGATTATTATTTAAAGACCGCTCCTTATACTGTATTCTATTGTAATGGACCTATTGATAGAAATTATAGCTGGAGTATAGAAACAGGAGTTTCTAAAATAGCTGAAAACAGTATCGTTGGAGCTAAGAAAGGAATGAAATCTGGTATATTAGGAGCTGCAAGTTCGTTTCTTAATAAATTCGGAGGACAGGCTGCAGCACCTGCAGGAGATGGAGCAGCTACTGGAGACGGAGCAAATGCTAATGGACAAACAGGAGTTGCAGAGATGGGTGATAATATGGACTTAGTTGCAGAAATGACTAACGAATGGGCTTATCATAATAATGGAAACGTATTAGGAGGACTTCTTATATCAAACTTATACATTCCTAAAGTACAACAAGGAAGCGGAAGTAACTTCAGCTATTCTGTAAGTATTAGAGATATGGCTCTTTCTTCTGATAGATATAGTCTTGCTAGACTTCATTTCACTCTAGCATTATTATTACCATATGTATACCCTGCTAATATGCCTAGACAAACATTAATAATTCCTACATCTGCATTATACTGTGCAGCGTTCTCTAAAGGAGTTATAAACTGTCCTAGAGCTGTCATAAGTAATATGAGTGTTAAGACTGATAATACATTCCAAACTACATTTGGAGTGCCTACAGAATTAGATATAACATTACAAATAGACCCTATATATACACAATCTACAATGCCAGATTTTAATAAGTATTGGAGTATAAAAACAAACTCTTCATACTTCTTAGGAGCTATGTGGAATCCTATGAGTTCGTTTAATATGTTGGCTACAATGTGTGGACAAAATACTGTGTTCTCAAAGATGCCGAAAGGATTATTCGCATTCTTCGCAGAAGCTGCTGTAGAATCTTTCTTTAATACTATAGGAAATGGATACGGAAGCTTTAGAGCATCTATGCGTGATTATATGTCATCATTGAGAATGAATTCAGGAAACTATAAAATGATATAAAGGATTGATTATATGGCGTCTAAAGCAAAATATAAGAATAGAGACACTTCCCGTGATTATGCTGAGGAAGTGTCTGTTCCACTAGAAATAAAAAAGAAATTTACAGATATAAATCTAAATAAAGGTATAAAGATAGTTTTATATGGAGCACCATTTACTGACTCCAGACCACGTACAATGGCTTCTGGAGCTGTAGCTATGGTAAATATGGAACTTATGAAGAAAGTATTTGTGGATGTATATAATAGAAGTATTCTTAAAGATACTGTTATAATAAGTCCCTATGTAACCGTTCTTCATGCATATAAAAGACCTACAAACGAAACCGCTAGAAAGTTCAAGAAAGACTTTAATAAAAGGTTACAAACATTATATAAGAATGAGCAGATACATGATATGAGTATAAACGACGTAGATAATATGATAAAAATACACAATGATATCTTATTTGAGCCAGAGTTTAGAGTGTGTTTAGATGATGCTTGGAATATAGCTGATACTGACTGCTTTAAAGTCTTATCTGATAACGAAAGAGTTGAGCTATTTATTTATTATACTGACCAAATAAATGCGTATATGGAATGGAATATACAACGTAGTGCAAAATATTATACATACATGATATGTGATAAATACAGAAGAATACATAAATTGACATTTGAGCAACATGTAAAACACATGCGTAAAATATTTGATAGACAGCAAATGCTATGTAAGAATAGAGAATCAGAGTTATTAGCATTACTTAAGCGTACGCAAAAAGTATTACAGGAATGGTCTGCGGAAGATATAAAGAACATGGCGAATATGAATGAAAGAACATATACTAAGAGAGATGCACAAAATAAAGTATTACTACTTATCACTAAGGGAAATAAAATATGTACTGATTTAGTAAGTAAATATTTAATAGTAGATGAAGGAGAAGAAGATGTTACAGAACACAAAGGATTATATACGTTCTATTAGAAAAGAATGCGAAACTAATGAGGAACTTATCGCTAGAGTTATAGAAGATAAGAAAATATTTGCTATGGTTGCAAGTATCACACCAGGTATTAATACAATAGTATTAAAAAGCCTGTTACAAGATAAAGATTTTATAAATAGTTTATAAGGAGGATATTATAATGAATAATATTAGTGTAGATTTGGATATGTTACAACTTAGAGATAAACTTACTACAAGAGTATTTGGTAGTATAATTGCTAACATAAATCCAGGTACAAATGAAAGAGTTAATGCATCTGCATTAGAAAATATGGGAGTGACTTATGATTATATAAGAAATATGCTAGATAGAAGACCTAGAAATATACTTACTCCTGTATTAGAAACAGCTGTAAGTCATATAGACTACGCTTCTGAAAAGTTTGTATTAGACCATAATTGTAAATTCAGCACTACTGAAGACAGATTTGAAAAAGGATTTTCTATGGAAGATGCTGGAGAAGCTGCTTTTGAAGAAGAAGATGGGGATATAACTTCAGGTATTATTGCAGATATGATAGAAGACCTATCTAAAAAGCATAGTACTGAAATTAGGGATTTGGCTAAATATATACTTAAACTTGAAAAAGAAAAACAAGGAGAAGATAAGGAGTTAGCCGAACAAGAGGATAACGACTATGTGCAAGAAGATGATGATGTTTTTGGAGACCAAAATGAAGAAGGGGATACTAACGCTGGAGAGGGTGATACTGAAAATCCTTTCGGCGACGATCAAAACTCTGAAGAAGGTGAACAAGAATCTGGAGAGAATGAATCAAGCTCTGACGGCGACGATTCAAATCCATTCGGTTCAGATGATGGGGATTCCTCTTCTGGAGATGAGAATACATCTTCTTCAGATGGTGAAAACCCATTCTCATCAGACTCAGACAGCGGCGAAGCGAATAATGGAGAGTCTAGCTCAGATTCGTCTGAAAATCCATTTGCATCAAGTGACGACAATGAGTCTGGTTCTGATGATTCCTCTGATGATAGTTCTTCTGGTAGTGATAGCAATCTCAACAGTGATAATCCTTTTGAAAGTTTCATGGCTTCTGTTAGAAAAGGTAATCGTTATACTAATGTGTTCAGGGCTGTAGGAATAGAATCAGGAGATATAGTTAATTATGTATTTGATACAGTAGGAACTGAATATAAACAAGAATTAAATAACTTATTTGAAGAGTTCGGAATGGAATCTCCTCAATTTAAAGCTAAGCAAAAAGAAGTAGTAAAAATATCTGAGGTTGCCATAGAAAGCATCTGTGCGTCTATTGCTACGATGTTTGGACTTGGATTACCATTAGATATGAGTAGAATAAAGTATTATAAATAGGAGGAAGAAAATGATATTATACGAATACGATGACATCTGTGATACGTTTGCTCAAAAGCTTAACTATCCAGCAAAAGCTATAAAGTTTAATATAGCGATAGATATAACAAACTGTACTGATAACAGAGTAAAGATGAATGCTATTAACATAATACGTGCTGAAAATTATAATAAGAATACGTATTATCCATATGTAAATATGATTGAAATAGTAAATGATAAAAGAATATTACAGGAATTTCCTATATTTCATTTTCCATTTAACTACAAAAGTCCGTTTACAAATATGATAGATGAAAGGTTAGCGGAGTTATCTAAACAAACTAAGGTTCCTTTCACAGTATCAGTAGTGGTTATAGCTAAATCTAGAGGAAGACTTAATAATAGGTTATTTGGATATTATAAGACTCTTAAAGTTTCTGATAAAGGAATTCAATATGATTGTGACTTTATTAAAGAAAAGAGCGAATGTATGAAAGAATTGGAGCGTATTAATACGTTGCTTACATATGTTGGTAGTAGAACTTCGTATAAAATTAAGCATACTTTCTAACTTTTTTATACAATAAAATTATAAAGCAGGGATGTAAAATTCCCTGCTTTATTTTTTTGTTAGCCAGATAACTATATATATTAGGTCGTATTTAGGTTTTATTGAATACGATTAAAGCAAAAAGGAGGAAAGAAAATGATTGAGAATTTTTATTTACCACCAGTGGTAGAATCCCTATCTGGTATTCCATCAGGTAGAAAAGCTCTATACGAAGCTACTGTTAAACAAGTAGAAGAGAATAAGAAGAGTGTAAAAATAAAGTATGGTATGAGTTTTGATACCATAAACTTAGAAGAGCTTTATAAGAAAGATATGGAATCTGGTAAAGGGTTTATTATAGATACTAACATTAATTATGATAATATAGATAGCGAAAGAGACTCATTAATAAGCAAGGATAGTATATTCAGTTATAAGTTTGGATTTCGTTCAGACGACCCTAAGCAAGTACAAGCTAAAAGATGTAGTTGTGCTTGTGGAAGAACTGTAAGTAGTACTCCTGGAGGAACTTGTGAACATTGTGGAACGTTAGTAACTCCTGTACAAAAAGTGAGAGGTTGGATTATATCAAAGAATTTTAAAGTGTTTAATCCGACGTGGCTTACACGTTTTTTCAAATATGCAAAGAAGACTTCTATATCAGAGAAAGAGATTAAGAAGGACTTGTTTAATTGCAATAAGAGAGATGGGATTAAGCGTAAATCCTGGAATATGCTAGAATTACAAGATAGAAATAACTTAGTACAGTTTATAGAAGCATATGTAGAGCCAGAAATGAAGAATTTCTTTATGACGACTATAAACCAAGCAATGACTAATGCAATACCAGTTATATCAAAAGACTTTAGACATTACCAAGTTGTAGAAAGTATTAGTGGTAAAGCAGATGTAAGAACACATGAGTTAAATAAGTATTATATTATCATCAGTGACAATATAAACAAACTAAATAACATAAGTGAATATGCTTCGCAGAATAAGAAGAAGATATATTTACAGAATATAAGTGAGAAATTTGAACAGATAATGAATGTCATTATGGATGAAATTGGAGATGGAAAAGAATCTCTGATTAGAGGTAAGACTGTTAGTAAGAGAATGAATAATAGTTGTAGATGTATTATAGAAGGTCTTACATTCAATAGTAGATTAGACGTGTGTACTATTCCTTATAGAATATTTGGAGAAATAACTATCGATCCATTTAGAGAATATTACGATAGATATGGAGTGACACCTGAATCTATTAATAGAATGAGGTCTAATATACCGAATGAGTTTGATTGTAAGCTTATGACGAAAGTATTAATAGACTTGAGAAAGGATAAGAAAAACTTTATATTATCCTACAGACCGCCTTGCATATATATGTTCAGTCAAAACTCAGAAGAAATCATAGCACTTACAAACGATAGAGAACAAGTGCTTAGATTTAATGCTATCACTGTAGATGCGGCAGACTATGGAGATTTTGACGGAGACACAAAAGGACTATTTAATATAGCAAGAAAATCTATACTTCCTACATATTTCGCTCTTAATCCAAAGAGAGGAACTTACAACCCAATATCAGGTACATTTAACGAATCGTTTAACTTGATAGAAGGTTCTTATTTAGCAGTATACAAACTACTTAATGTCGATACAAAGGTAGAAGACGAAGACATCCTCACAGAAGCAGACATTCAAAAACTTCAAAATATCAAAAGTGCATAATTCCCTATAATTGACAATCATCTTTGTAATTAATTTAAAGGAGATGATTGAGTATGAGAAAGACAGTTATACTCAAGGGCCAAATATTTAATAAATATGAAGTCGATGAAGATGGAAACATATATAGAAAAGGTTCTGATGTTCCATTAAAAAAATTCGGAGATGGAAAAGGATATCTGAGAGTAGATCTTATGAGTGATAGAGCTGAGAAAGTTATGGCTAAGATACACTTAGTAGTGATGCATACGTTTGTAGGTAAACAAGACCCAGGTGTGATTATAAATCATATAGATGGTGATAAGACTAATAGTGCACTTTCAAATCTTGAATACATATCACAACGGGAAAACGTTGCACACGCACAACGGTTAATAAAAAACCTACCTTATTTAGAGGAAGATACAATAAAGCAAATATTGGACCTTAGAGATAAAGGCTACACTTTAAATCAAATAGCAGATGTAGTCGGGTTAAGATATCACGTTGTCAGAGACATGCTTCAAGGACGTACTTATAATTATGTTGAAAGGTAACTCATGTAATGTAGAGTTACCTATCGCATTTTTGTACGGCGTAATTAAATGCAATCCCCTTAATTGAATAAGGGGATTATATACATTTAAAAGGATTGCTCGTGACATATTTATTGTCGTCAAGATAACTTAATACCAAAAAAAAAAGAAATCTTCAGGTATTCTAATATGAAATTTAAAATTTTAAATCTTCTTCTAACTATGCATTTCTAAGACATTAACTAACAGTAGAAGCAAACCGCAGTAAAAACCCGTTTGCTTATTATAATTTTTCCAAATCTATTAAATATTTCAGGAGGTACTTAAGTTACCTTGACACTTAGTTGTTCAACAAGAGAAAATGTTTATTCTGTTGATACTGGAGGAAATATAATGAAAATAAAAACATATAAAGGTAATATCACAGAATGGGACATGGTCACTGCTAACGTAAGTATACTGGCGGAGGAGGGTCTTATATCTGAAGAGACATATATAAATTTAAAAGAAGCTGACAGAAAGGCTAGAAATATAACGATAGGTTGCTTGATGAGAGATTTAGCTTCTGAGTTCAATCTATCAGAGAAATTTGAAGAGTATTTAAAGAAGTATACAAATATGTTTATAGAAGAAAATAAACTTAAAGATGCAAATATATTAGAAATAGCAAGAGATGCTATATTTCTATATAACAGTAAACCAAAGTATTCTAAGTTTGGAGATTATATAAAGTTTAAAAAGAAGAATACATATTATTATATGTTAGAGTTTACTGTTTCTGATACATCTAATAATAAAATAATATTGTATAAAAATGATAAAGGTATATCTGTAAGAGGAGGAACTATTGATAAGAACCATAAGGCATATGAATATCTATGTAGACTTATGTCTGATGTTATTAATAGTAATACCAAATCATATATAAAATCGTTAGCTACATATTCTAAGATTATGAATGCTAGTGAAGAACAACTTATAAAAGGTATTGATAATGCCTACTTAATCAAACTAATGAAAGAAGTATATACTACAATTTAAAAGGAGTGATATATGATGAAAAGAAATGAGAAAATTACTATAGGAGACATTGATATAGTCTTTTTTGAGCACAGTGGTGCTACTAGATATGAAGCTGTGTTAGATAGTGATAATAAGGAAGTATTAGAATGTCTTGGTTCTGATAAAAATGTACCAATAATAGTTGACTTAGCTAATTCAAAAATAACTATTATTATTAACAGATATACGGATAATACTGTTAAAAGTATAACTATATATACTGACTATAGTGATTATAAACGTAATGTTGTAGTTATAGCAGGTGTGATTGCTGGATTGCAATATAATAAATAGATACAACAAGGAGGAAAGGAAATGAAATTTAAACCAGATGAATGGGAAGTAACATTCGATGACATTAACAGAGTGGAGAAAGAAATGAGAGAAATGAGGACTGTTAAAAAGATAGTGAGGAATGTACCGACGGTATCAGAACCTCCAGTCGAAGCTCCATTTAAAAAGAGACGTAGAATAGATATGTCTAAAACAAAATTAGCTAAATATCAAACTACGAAATTATTATCTCCATTGGCTGATAAAGACCATAGTATGAGAGTTGATATGTTTGTCAATCAATTTGATAATATGGTAATGCCACTTAAAGCAGAGGTTCCAATATTATCTTCTGCATTATATGGAGATATGCTTAGTAGAAGTAGTTGTATACATAAAGCTAGAGGTAAAATAACACTTCTTCATAAGATAGTGTATCAATATCGTAAGATATACATTTATAAATTAAATGATAGAATATATCTGATGGATAGTAATGGATACATAAATACAAATGGAGTCTGTTGTATACAAAGAACAGATTTAGATGCATTAGAAATAGGAGTTGAATATGATATTTCTGATGACGACGATAACTTTTGTATTGAATATCCAGACCAATATGACCCTACTATGGATATAGTAAAGTATGGAGTAAACTTGGTAATGATAAATACTATTGATAAAGATACAGTTGATGATGCTGCTAAGCTATCTGACTCAGCTCTTGCAAAGTTAGGAACTATCAAAATGAAGACTGTAAATATAGCATTAGAAAATAAAATAATAAAATCAGACTTTCCAGATAAGATACCAGAATTAGGAAAGTTATTAAAAACACCAGTAATATTTAAAATAGTGGAAGATGAAGAAACAGTTAGTAGTATTTCACAATCTACAGACACTCCTGTAGGTTTAGAAGATAGCCAAATTATAGTAGAACCAAATAGTTATATTGGATACTTTGAAGTTACTGCTAATGAACCAATAGAAAATGACCCTATTTTAGAAAGATATAGATTAGAATATTTAGAATTTAGACAAAAAGTAGCTAATGCATTAAGACCATATGTACTATATGATAGAAGTAATTGTGATAATAAAGTTATAGCGTTTTATGAGAACTTTAGTATAAGCAAATTCCGTACAGAGAAGAAAGCTTTAACATGTCCTTTTATCAGAATGGAAATAGTTACGTATGATTTTGGTGCTATTGGATGTAAATTCAGTAATGAACACGGATGTAAAGCTACAAGTCAAAACTCAGTCTACGGAGGATATCTAGTAGCAGAAGATGGAACACCGATAGATATGGTATTCTCAGTAAGTGCTCACATAGCAAGAAGTATTACAGGAGTGTTATGGGAACAATGGCTTACAGGAATGAGTATGTATTTGACTAGAAAATATAAGACATTAACAGATAAAGAAGAAAAGAAAAGACTTATATCTGATTATAGAGAAGTGCTTAACATATTTGATTTAGAAAAAGCACATAAATCATTTTCAGATAAAGATATAGATACTATTTTAATGAACTATCCTACAATACCAATAGCTATAATGCCATATGAGCAAAGAATAGATATGGAAAGTGGAGCACAAGCTATGCGTATTTTAAGTAAATGGGGGTATGAAGAACAGACTATTTGGGTATGTGATAGAGATGGTAACAGAATTAGACCTCTTACTGACAAACATTTAGTAGGAAGCGTTTATACTATCAGAGATATACACGACCCTGAATATCAAAATAGTTCTATATCGGAAGTTACTCTTACTACAAAAGGTATACCAGAAGAAAAGTCTAAATCAAAAAGAGATGCACAATCAATCCATAGTAAGAAAGCAACAAAGATGGACGTGCAACTTACAGCACATTTAACTGGATTATTAAATGATGCAGATTTATATGCTATGCAAGTAGACGACAATAGCTCTCTTCATAGCTTACCTGAGTATTTGAATGCCATTGGTTTAAATATCAACTGGAAGGAGAACGAATGATGAAATACCTTACAATAGATAACGGAAAGTTTGTAATTACGGATGAATATGTACCACAAGATAAGTTTGCTATTATGTTTGAAAATAATGGTAAAAATGATGCGTATATCTTTTCTAAAGACCCTGTATTTGTAGATGGGGAAAATATATTATTAAATGGACAAAGAGTTCCGTTAAAGAATCTCACAATAGTTCCTATTAATGAACATTTTGAAGAGTTAGTACGTACATTAAGAAGTTATGGTACAAATGAGTTTTCTACAAAAATGAAACTAGATAAAATACCTAATCCTGCATTGGTAGCAATGCCAATGTTCACAGGAGTAGTTTGTAATACTATTCTTTCTGAGGGAAAGAGTATACCTTTAATGAAATCACAACAGGTAAGAAAGTCAAGCTTAGTTAGAATGCTTAAGAAACAGATAGAAAGAAATAAAGATATATCTATAGATTTAGCATATGAATTACTAGGATTGTATGGAATAAATCCTGCTGTGATGTTTAACCAAAATTATATCAAAAAGTAGGAGGAAAGAAATGTTATTATACGATCGTAGAGATTTAGTCAAGATGAGAGAGTTGGAGAAAGAGTTTGCTGTCAATCCACTTTCAGATGAAGAAGTTATAGTAAAATTAGAAAAAGATATATTTCTACGGGGTATAAAGTCAAGATGCATTTTAAATACATATATATTTGAAGTATTGGAAGATTTTGATGTACCTCATGATATAAGGAAAGAATTAATATACAGAGATAACTATTACAAAGGAAGATTTAATACTTATATGAATCATGTAATAGAACTTTGTAAAGAAAGAATAGATAATCCAGTGGTAATGCTCCCACATTTATTGGGGGATATATTCAGTTGCTTCCACAGATTATCAGTAGTATCAAATGAAACATTATCAATGGACCACAGTCTAATGGGATACTTAAGAGCATACGAACAACATCCAGAGTTCGCAGAGCTATTTAGAAATCCTGTAATAAAGAAGACAGATGACCCATATACTGTGGAAAAGAAATATGAATACATAAATGATACTATAATAAAAGCAGATGTACATCCATTATCTGATTTCTTGAAATCTGGAGTTAAATCAAATAAACTTCAGATAATGGGATTCGTACAAGTAGGACTACAACCAGACCAATTAGACCCAGGTAAAGTAAAGAATAATACTATATCTGGATGGCTTAATGGACTTCGTAATTTACCAGATATGGTTCACTTAGATAATCAAGCATTGGAAGCTGTTATAAAAGGAAAGAATGAAGTTCAAGAACCAGGGGAATTGGGTAAACTTATAAACGTAGCTCTTACAGAAACTAAAATAAATAAAGATGTAACTAGAGCTGTAGTACATGATTGTGGAACTCACGATTATGAAATAGTCAAAATAAAGAGTGCAAAAGATTTACAAAAATACAGATATAAATATATCGTAGACCCAATAACATATAATATATTAGGTTATGTTGATTTAAATAGAACAGACCTTATAGGAGCTATGGTAAGTTTACGTATGCTTCATCATTGTCATGGTGTAAATTGTGTATGTGAAGTATGTACAGGAGCTAATAATAAATTCTTACAAGATACAGGTATATTTAAAAATAATATCTATGAATATGGTATGCATGTAATTGGAGGAAAGTTCCAAAAGGTAATATCTATTAAACATAGTAATAATGCCTTTGTAAAACCAATACCAGTAATATTCAGAGGAAAACATTATGATAATATATTAGACTTCATATTAGATACAAATTATATTACAGACTTTGAATTTGATAAGCTTATATTTGCTGTAGGAACTAAGGTAGAACTTAGAGATATGGATGGATATAGATTCAAGAGACTATTCATCAATGACGAATATGTAGATATATTATTAGATAAGCCAATAGAATTAAATGGACTTACTCTAACTATCTATATACCAAATGATAGCGTATTACTTACTGCAAAAGATATCCAAGTAATGTTACGTATGCATAGTTCTACAAGTAAATATCTATTACCAGAAGATAAATGGGATAGAACAGGACTATCATCTATGACAAGAGCGGAACAATTAAGCTCATTCTATAAATACTGTCAAACTAAAGTATCATTTGACCATTCAATGTATTATGAAATGATAGTAAATGCTATGATGAGAGATGCTTCTGATTTATCTTCTAAGCCTACTGAAAAGACGGAACTTATAGATATCATACACGTAAATCAGCTTACATCTTCTGTAGATAAGAGTAAGAAGTTCAGTAATAAGATACATCATGGATATGTTAAATCAAATATATTAAGTGTAATACCAGTAGTAGAGCCTTGTGAGGCAGATGTATTATACAATATAGTAGATAATAGAGAATTAACAGAAGCAGATGTACCAAAAGAATTACAAAGAATACTTCGTGAAGATTATGACAGTGATATAGAATTGAAGAATGAATATAATTATGAAGTATGTAAACAGATTTGTGATGTTAGTCAAAAAGATGATGACTACAGCGACGATGAGGAGGATTAAAATGGACATTGAAATAAAACATGCTGGGACATCTGAAATGCCTTATATATACCTTGCAGAGCTTAGGCTCTGTGAGGACCATATAAACCATGGTATTGATGAAAATGAATATGGATGTCGTATGCGTAATATAGGAACATTTGCAGATGATATCAAGACATATTATCATAAACATAAAATTAGATGTGTTGTAGCTAAAGTAGATGGAATTTGTAGAGGCTTTATAGCATTTGCTGTAGAGCCATATTATACGTATATAGATACTATATACGTAGACGAAGAGTTTAGAAATAAGGGTATAGCTACAAAGTTAGTAAGTAAAGTAAACATATATACAGGACATAATACATTAAAAGCATTAATTGCAGATTATAATGATACATGTAAGAAATTTGCAACAGGAATAGGATTTAAAAAGATAAAAGATTCTAACATATATGGTATGGGAGAATACATGTGTGAGGTTAACAAAGCAAGAGGCCAATAGGAGGATAGATGAATTACGAAACATCAACAGCTTATTGGATTGAACGTGGCTACATAAGTAAAGAAACTGCTATGAATTTACGTAGTAAGTTCAGTGTGTTGGACTTTATGACAAAAGCAGAAGTTCCGACAGCATATTTTGAGATTGGGGACCATATTTGTATCCCAAAAATCAAATTTGAATTATTAGAAAGTTTAATTAAAGGTAAATTCTATAGAGAAATAATAACACCAAATGATAATAAAGAAGTGAAGTATAATCCACTTAAATATAAAGAAATGAACCATCAGAAAGATATAGTAAAAGGAGCAGTAGAACATTTTACTAATGAACCAGATAAAAGAGTCTGCGTTTGTGCAAGACCAGGATTTGGTAAAACATTTATGAGTGCTGCTATTGTATCTAAGATGAAATGTAAGTTTATGTTTATAGTCTATAGTAGTGATTTAGTAGAGCAAACTTATGATGCTTTTGTAGATTACTTTGGAACATCTGAGGGATTCTTAAGACTGGACCAGTCAAAAGGGTTTATGGAAATAGACTATAAGAAAGTAAATGGAATATTCTTAACACATAGTATGATTCAATCATTAATAAAAAGATATGGAATGATGAATGTCACAAATGTTATATTTAATAAATTCAAATGTGATATGAAGATAATGGATGAATACGATACTTATGTTAAGAACTTATACTTTTTGGAATGTTGGGGGAACTTTAAATATAATTTATACTTAACTGGTACTAAGTTTAAAAATATGAGACCAGATGATAATATCTTTCAAATGATATATAAACATGCTAAAACTCTAGGAGCGGATGTAAGACTTCCTGTTAATAGAGAATGTTATGTTATCAAGTATAAGTTTAGTCCTACTAAAAGAGAATACTTCTTAATGCATATGAATGATGAGAAACTCTTTAAAGTGAGATATAATGACTACATTGCTAGAAAGGATGTATTATTAGATTATGTAATGAAGAATTATTATAAATCTGATGATAGTCCTCTTCGTACTTTAATAAAAGATGGAGGTAGCATAGCATTATATGTAGGACGTATAGAAAATTGTGAAATAGTAAAGGATAAGCTCATAAATTATTATGGTATTAAAGAAGAAGATATTGGTATATATAACAGTACTATAAATAAGAAAGAAAAGGCTATAAGCGAAACTAAACCATGGATAGTTACTACGACTAAATCTATGGGACGTGGATATGATAATAAGAATCTACGTGCTCTTATATTCCTAGAATTTAATTTTGGTACAGCAGATTATATGCAAAATATCAGTAGAGTTGCACGTATTGGAGGAAAGTCTGGACTTGTATTTGAAGGACTAGATTTGAGCTTTCCAAAAGTAATTGCAAACCATAGTAAAAAAGTAAGAGAGGATATTTATACAGATATGTATTCTCAAGTACATTACAGGGAAATACCAGAACCTATATATAAATATTATAGTTATGGATATAGACCTGATAGTAAATTTATATTAGAACAAAAGAAGAAAAGGAGATAACGATGATAAGCAGTGACACTAAATTCATAAACGCAATAGTAAATGTTACAAATAGTTTCTTTTTATTAACTTGGTTAAAATACGTAGTACTACCTGTTATAAAACTGGTTAGTGTAGTTAGATTAATATTAAGTCTTATATTAATAATCCCATTAGTAATATTAGGAATACTTATACATTTACTGATAATCAGACCACTGTGGTTTATAATTAGATTATTTATAAAAGTGGAGGTGTCTGATATATATGAATGAAACATTAGCTAAGGAAGTGATGTTTATAAGGCCTAATGACGTGTTATTTAGCTACGACCTTATTATCATAGATATTTATAACCAACTTAGACATAAGCTCAAAGAAGTGGATAAGGAAGCTTTTAGAGTGAAGATAGAGAGTACATTTAATGAAAATCTATATATGTATAGTATTGTTTATGATGATAAAGGAAATATGTTCTTTAGGTCTGATATAGATAAGCGTAGAGTAGACATAGAAGATTATAACGTAGTAATAGCTTCTAAAAAGCATAGTTTCATATCATACGATGTTTGGGTATGGTTGTATGAAACTCCGTATGCGAATATAGTATATGAAGTTGCGATATCTTTCTTTAATTATTCTATGATGGATATTGAAGATGGATTTAATATGTTTATAATAACAGCAGACCACGTCGTACCAGAAACATATTATATTGGAAGATTCTTTAGAAATAAGAATAAAGTGGAAACTAAAGTTATAGATATGAAAAAACTTTCTGCTTGGTTTAAGTATCAATTCAAAGATGTTACCAATGGAGTAATGAATACGATATGGCTTGCGGAAGACTTCAGTGACCCAATAGCTATTATGATGATTGCTCAAGAGAACGAACCACTAGATGATGACATATTAAGAAGAATTATGCTTGAAACAAGAATAGTTCCTATAAATGAAGCTAATATGAAGAGAGCTGAAGAGCTATCTAAAGAAGAACGTGTCAGTGGTAATATAGGAGTAATAGATACCTTCAAAATTAGTAAAATAGACCAATTATTATAAGCTATTTTTAGCTATATATCATAAGGTATATATAAAAAATAATTGGAGGTATCAGATATGATAGAAAAATTAAATAATGTTTTACTAGGGTTATTAGCAGTAATTCTAGCAGTAGGAGTATATGTTATAGTTAAAGGAGCTGATAATATGTCAGTTCCTTTAAGATCATTTTTAATGGGGATATTAGCAATGATATTCCTAATGACAGTAATTGTAACTTGGTTGAAAAGCCAAGTTATGAAAAAGAGAAGAGAGAAGAGATAATCTCTCTCTTCTTTTTTTTTACCGCATCGCTTGACAATCTTGCTGTTGATAAACAATTAAAGGAGGAATTAATTATGGCTTGGAAAAAAGTTATTCTGAGTACTACAGCAGACCAAATCGTGTTTACACAAAACACATCTGCTATTAAGAATTCCATTGTAAGATTAGCCTTTACTACTGAAGATAGAGAACCTACTAATACAGCAGGTATATTTGTACTAAGTGGTCCTAATACTTGGAATGGTAGAGTTAAGCAAGGTTCTTATTTATGGTATGAAGAACAGGGCGGAGGTATATTTACGTATACTACATATGATATAGAACCTTTAAGGAACTATAACATAGAACCAGTGCATAAAGATATAGTTAGTAATAATGATGTATTAACTATACCTGAAGGTGCATATTTTGTAATTCAAAATAAATCAGATGATAATATCTTTTTTAGTATAGTAGGAGAAGGAACATTTACACTTACAAAGTGGCAAATGCTTTCATTTACGTTTACTAGAGAAACACAAATTAGAATTAAAGGAACTGGAAAAGATATATCATATTTCTATGGAGAAGCTCCGTCTTTAACACAATTAAGTAAAGCTACTAAAGATATGCTTGAAGAAGTAAAGGCATCTGTAGATTTACTTAATGCGAATGCTGCTACTAGAGCAGAAGTTAGAGAATTAGGTAAAAAGATATATTATGACAGATATAGTCCAGATGTGTCTACAACTATAAACACTATAGACCCTACTGTTATATTAGAAGTACCTATGCCTTTACTAGAAACAGATGAAGATTTTGATAGTGAAGTTCTTAAAGATGGCGAAATGCTTGATTTTATATTAGGTATTACATATAAGAATGAAAATGGAACTGATACAGAATCTGCTATAAACTTTTCTGCAAAGATAAGTAAAACAGCAAACACTATTCCTATTACAGATTTAGATATATATGATACTGTACTAGGAATGATATTAGATGAAATTAAACTAGATTGGAATGAAGATAATGGTACTTTAAAAGCAACAGTATATTTCAATAACTGGATACATACTGATACTAATAAGTACGTTAATATAAAAGATTTATTTAAAGCTCCACTTACAGTAACTCTTAGAATAAAAAGTGAGCAAGCTGTATGGAAAGAGTCTGCTAAAACATTTGCTACTAAGCATATAAATAAGCTTATACATACAAATGCTAGATTTAATAAGAGAGTACATTTCTCTACAACTACATCTTATAATTCATTATTTGATAATATAAGTGGAGTTTCTTATAATGAAGTTGCTAATACTGTGTATAAAGTAAAAGATAATATTGTAGTAGAGAAACTTGCATCTGGAAGTAATACTGTGTATAATGTGCATGACCCTGCAAATAAAATACAGGTTAAATATTATACAGGAAGTTCTCCAGCTGTAGAAGTATATATGGATGGCTTTACTATACCAGATGGACAAAAGCTTACAAGTATAGTAATAGAAAACCTTACAAATACAGACGCTAGTATAAATCTTAATATGGACTTCTTAGAAAAGAATAAGAGCGATAGAGCTATAAATAAGGTTGCAAATCCTAATGTATGGAATGTATCTTTATACGAACCATTATTAGGTCAAAGTCCATATACTCATTTATTTGAAAGACTTAAGACTACGATGGACTTAGGTATAATTAAGATAATAACAAGAAAGGGGGATTAATAAATGGCTAATCCGTTTCAAGAACACGGTGGATTAATAATGTCAGAAGAGCAAGTGAAAGCATTTGCTAGAGAAATTTTATTTCATTTTTTAGTTAATAAAGACCCATCAGTTTCAGATGCTTCTATAACTGCTTCTATAGATAAATTAGAATCAGATATGCAAGAAGTTATAGAAAAAACAAAAATAGAAAAGAACTTCACATGGCATAATCCATTCTATATTAAAGTGCCTAAAAACACTACATATCCTGTAACTATAGATATAGACGGTATAGATATTACAGGAAGAGCTATATCTATTGGTATGAAAGTTCCTATTTCTTTTTTTACTAATGTAGATAATACTCCGCATATATTATATGCAAATGGTTACGCTATTAAAATAGTTAAGAAATTAAAATATGATGCAGATATAACATCATCTACAGTTAATAATATATTTATGCTTGAAATACCTGAAGTAGAATCTGGTACTATAAGCGTTAAGTGTATTAATAGTGAAGTTAGAGAATATAATGTAGCAGACGATATACCAGCTGTCACTCTTGCTCAGCACGCTAATAAAGAGCTTAGAATAGCTCCTGATACACATATACCAGAACTAGCAGACGTGGATAGAATACTTCGTACACGTAGCGATGTTCAATATATAGATTTCATTACATCAAGTATGATGGTAAAACAAGAGTTAGCAGGAAATCTAGACCCTAAGACAGCATACTTTACAAGAGAAGATGATAATACAGATAACTTAACATTTACATATGATAATATAGATGAAGCTAAAAGAGAACTAGCGGAAGTATATAAAAGAATTCCTCATTTATGGAGATATATTACAGTTAAGTTTGATGATAATATTACTAATATAGACGGATTATTTGAAAATACAGATTATCCTGAGACTGTAAAATCTATAGAGGGAGCTAATATAACTTCTGCTAATAACTTATATCGTAATAGTGGAATAGGAAGCATATCTCCTAATTTATTTAAGGGAATGCCATTGTTATCGTCTATAACACATGCATTTGCTGGAACTCATGTAACATCTGTACCACACGCTAATGATTTACTTCCAGCTACTGTAACAGACGCTACTGGATTATTTGCAGATTCAAGTCTTAAGACAGACCCTGAATACTGGAAACATACTAATGCTGATTTAACTGGATATGTAAGTAAAACGTTAGATGACCCTATAGCTCCAAATCCATATCAAGGATATAATACAAATAGAGCATATCCAAGTACATTTGATAGTAAGAACTTGGTATTTAAAAATGTAGCTCAATTTAAAGCTTATTATCCAAGTAGAATAAGAGCATATAATAGTACAGAAACATTAGACCCTACAGATATGTCTGCTTTTACTATTACGATAGAAGATGGAAATTTAGACGGAATGTTTGAAAATACAAATATAGTAAAACTTCCTAAGATGATAGTAGCTCCTAAAGCAACTTCTGCTAAAGCATTTGCTAAAAATGTTACTACATTGATTAATACAGATGCTATAGAAAATATATTTACAGCTTGTCCTAAGTTATCGAATGTTACAGAAGCTTTCTCTGGATGTACAGGACTTACAAAAGGATTTGAGTTCATCGGAGCTACAGATACTGTATCTAACTACAGTAGAGTATTCTTTGGATGTACTAATATAAATAAAGATACTATTCCATGTCCATGGAGATGGAACGGACTAGATGGATATCCAGATGATATAGTAGGAACAGATGGACTTAAGGGAATTCCTAATTTACCAAACTGGGTTCCAAAATCATGGGGAGGTCCTGGAACAGAACAAGATACTCAAGCTCACACTGGAGCTAGGTCTGCTGTACCATTGATATCTGCTGCTTATATAGGAGATACTATGTTTAGTGCTACATTCCCTAACTTAAGAGCTGGAGATTTAATAGAAATAGCTATGGTAGACCCTGATGCTAGATTTACTGTTAAGGGAGATATAAAACGTATCTATGCTACTGTAGGAAATGCTTCTGCAATGCACTTTGGTATAAGTGATATAACAGAAGATAAACATGCTAAATTACTTAATACTGACTGTATAAGAATAAGAGTAAGAGAAATGAGACGTACTCCAGATAAGTTATGGAGTGAATATATTTATCAAACTCCTGCTGTCAGATTAGTTCCAGTTACACCTACTACTTCTAATCTAGAAACAGTAGGATTTATTACAGATGGGGAGGTCTAAATGAAAAAGAATATAATCATGCTTAAATCTCCAAGTTCTATTACTAATACTTCTGCAATAGTAAGAGTGCATAGTTATAAAGATGGAAAGTTCTATCCTACATATGGATGGACTATTCCTAACTTGAGTACTAATGCAAATAATATAATAGAAATAAACTTAGACCCAGATAACGTATTACAATCTATGAGAGGTTTACAAGATACTCTTCCATTTGGGTGTACTATATCTATAGAATGTCCAGTAGGTTCAGAACCTATGTGGATATCAGATATGTATGCCACTAATATAGCTGATACAAATGCTATAATAGATGGAAGTAATCTTGATGTATCTAAGAGTGAAATAAGAGATATAAAGACAGACGGTAATATAGTATCAGCTACATTCACAGGTCTTAAGCAAGGAGAATTTGAGCTATATGAAATAGAGAATGGAGATACTTTAGAAAATGCAGTTATAAAACAGTACTACAGTGCAAATATACCAGCTAATAGTACAAGTATTCAAGCTACGCTTCCTAATCAAATAGGAGATGATAATAAAGTACTTGCAAGATGGCGTACAGCTGGAGAACAGTATTATAGTAAATATACTGGAGGAAGACAATCTCAAGCTCTGAAAGCTGTAGTTATAGATAGACATGAACTTATAAACGGAAACTTAATAATATACATATATGATAGAGATACTCTTGCCGCATTTAATGAAAGTGCATTAGTACTTACATTTAGTAAAGGCGGAACAGAATATCTAATCAGAGGAACTATAAACGTATTACCAAATAGAACAGCAGTTCTTATAAGTGGTACAGATTTAGATAAGATTATAGCATTAGGAGGAATAGTTACAATCAAAGCTTCTGTAGTAGGAGCAGTAGTATCTTCTAATACATATAATCTTGATATAGATACTTTAGTTCCTACAACTCCAGGAGGAGGAACATCTCCTACACCAGGAGGAAGTTCAAGTGGAACTAAGTATTTAGTACTTAATAAAGATAAAGTGGCAGTAAATCCAGAAACTAATATGATATACTTGAGCTTTGATGTATCAAATGATACTGAAGTTGAAATGCTTAATATTAAGTCTATATCAGGAGGAATTACAGCAAGATTCTCAGATGTTACTCTTACTGCAAGACAGCTTAGTATTAGACCATCGTTTGGATTTTGGATGCCATTTACTGGAGATGCTAATGATATCTGGAGTAAGACTATCACATATGAATACAGAATTAAAGGCTTCTTAAATAAAGAAGAAACAGTTACACTTTCTCCAGAACTTCCATACTTTGAATTAGAATTTAAAGTTAAAGAACATAAGCTATATGGAGAAGTTAAATATAATGTTCAACGTGGAGAAAACCAAAGATTTAATATCAAAGGAATTACTCTAATGAAGAATACAGAAAAACTATATGAAATACCAGGAGTTCATACTCCAAATGAAGAAAACATAATTAAGCTAGACGTTAGTGCAGCCACTAAGAACTTAAGAGAAACTACTAAGATTACATATGAATATACATATGCTGGAAAACCTTATAGTACTACTGTTACTTGGGCTGATACTGCACATGTTTTAGCAACACTATAAAAAATATAAGGAGGAGATTAACATGAGTGCAGCTCGTGACATAGATGAAATAAATCAACGCATGTTTGAAGGAAAGATGCGTTTTGACGTAGATGCGTTTAACGATAAGAATGACATGAATATATTTATGAATGAAATTCTTAACGGTGGATGGTATGGAACACAAGAACTTCTAGACCAAATAGTATTACCCCCAGACATGATGCCTGGGGACGTTCCATCTTTAGAAACATTATTAGATGGAATAGATACTGTTTTAGAAACAGTAATGGCAATGATACTAGATGGAGAATTTCCAATGTTCCAAGTATATCATAACTCAATAAAAACGGATTATTATGAAGAGATATTTTTACGTGATTTAGACAGACTTACATATATGGTAATGGTCGTATTAAATCCTAGAAAATTATCTCCACTTACTTATTATATGAACCCACAATTTATTCATAACTTCTTAAAACATAAAGTAGTAAAACCAGGTATATGGAAATATATAGAAAAATCTAGAGGAGAAATAAATAGAAAGACTAATCTAGATAAGGAAATGGAAGATACTGCAAGACTTAAAACAGTCATAACAGGATTTACTACATCTCTTCTTATTACACATAAGTTTGAAGAAGTGGATAAATATATGGAAGAATATAGAACGATAGATGTACCAAATAGAGATTTTATAGTAGATGACATAATAGAAAGAGGAGATTACTTTATTCCAGATTTCTTAAAAGATGCTCTTAAATATAAAGAGGGAGAAGACCCAGTTCTTATAATAAAGAACGACCCTAGATTTAATAACTTCTACGATAGATATTTAGTTACTCATACAGAAGAAGCCTTTATTCAACTTTGTATGGAATTTACTAAGCCAGAACGTTATAATCGTACTAGAGAACGTATAATAAATCTATATAGAAGTAGAAAAGAAGCTATGAAGTTCTTAGCTGCTCCTGAAATAGACGGAATGTCTTATCAAGAAATATATACTGTAGAACGTATTATAGAAAGAAAAGAGCCAGAAGAGGGAGATGATTATTACATCGACCATAATTATAAAATCCAAAACATCAAATATATCGTAGATAATGAATGTACAGCTAAAGAGAAAGTTACTGTTGATAATGACCTTATAACTATAAGCGGTCCTGGAGACTATAAAGAAACGTATAATTACAATGATAAGAATATGATACAAGATTATAATAATCCATATTATATTATGTTTGGAAAAGAAGATGGACGTAGACTTATAGAACATATCAATTCTAGTACTAGAAGTCCTCTCTATAAAGTAGGATTTACTACAGATGAAGTCAACCATTATAAATGGAATGACCCAGAGAAACTTAAAGTACCAGACAGTACGGAAGCTATCAGTAGAATAGCAAATGCATATATGAGTAGAGTTATATCCAAATATGGAGTTAAAGATGCTGATATTAAATTCTTAAGAGAAACTCCACTGGGACTTGGAGAACATAGAAATCTTAAGTATTTAAAATTGAGTGATTTATTGTCCGATAAACCGTATATAGAAGATAATAGCGATTATTGGGTATGTTTAAAACTTATAGAGTTAGACCAGCTTAGAACGTTTATAGATGCTAAAATCAAGAAATATAATGAAGCATCTACGTATAGACAGCAAGTGAATAGTATGCTTGGAGAAATGTATCCTAAAGCTCCAGACATACCTAATTACTTTAAACAGCACGAAGTGTTATGGGATACAGCAGAAATAAATCCTCCTCCAGCAACATCATATCCGCCAAGAGAAAAGTATAATAATAATACACTTGCGGACGATGATGCAGCAGATGCAGCAGTGCAGGCTCAGATAGAAGAACAGTTACGACTTCTTGAAGAAGCAGCCACTAAAGAAGCATCGAAAATGAAGCTTTTAGATATACCAAAGATAACAAATGCTAGATTATAAGGAGGTAAATTATTATGTATGGAACTATAATGAATTATGGGGCATATATAAGTAGAAAAGGTCTTCCTTTTATAAACTCTGCTGATAAGAATAGTCCTACGGGATTATTTTCAAAAGATATATTTGGAGTAACGGACGAAGATAGAGAGACCAAAGCAGCTTTAATAAACTTACACTGCTATGTAATGCGTCCGTTATTCGTAGCAATATTCAGAACCGTTCAACGTTCAATAGCAAACTGTGCTACTTCCAATAGTAATGGAGGAGATTTCTATATAAGAAAAGGAGCGTTTGGACCGTGTGATGATAAATATATGCCAGAGCCAGGGGATATAGTAGGAGGAGGACCAAGATTTCTGTATGAGAATTGGGACAAAATAGATACACGTTCTTGGGAACAAGAGTTCGGTAAATACGCAAATAAAGAAATGAAATCTTCTATAAGCAAGTTTACAAAAGAACAAATGTTCAAGCACCATCAATATGTATTACCAATAGCATATAGATCGGAAGAGGAAGATAGTAAAATATTAGTAAATGATATTAATATATTATTATCAGATATAATACGTTATAGTAATGTATTAGCATCAATAGGAAATAAACAGTCTATGGGGATAGATGTAAAAACAAGAGATATAGAATGTCTAGTTCAAAGAGCTTGTAACGAATATTACAACTTTATGAAAGGTAGACACGTAGGACCAAAAGGAACAGGACGTAAGCAAATACTGAGCCGTTCTGTGGATAATAGCTCTCTTATAGTAATGCTTCCACACGTGTGGACTAATAAGAAGCTTGGAAAAGGATTACAAAAGTATACAGATATAGGAATACCTATTCATTTGCTTTGTAAAATGTTTAAAGATACAGTAATCAAGTTTAGTAAAAACTTTATAGATTATCTATACGATAGAAATGCATTCCCGCCTGATACGCAACAAGATTTACTTGCATATTATGATGTGGAATTCTTATCAGATGCTATAGATAAATTAGAAGACCCATTCTTCCGTGTATCAGATTTCCCTGCTATATGTAAGAATGGAACAGAGTTCGCTTCTATAGAATTAGAGTTTATAGTAGATAATAAAGGAACTCCAAGTCCGCTTAAGAAAACTCTTTCTTGGCTAGAATTCTTCTATATAACTTGTACTGTATTTGCAGATTTGAAACATAACCGTGGAATTGCTACTACACGTTACCCTGTAGATAGCCAATTATCACAGCAATATATATTCCCAGTTGCACTAACACTTACTCCATATTTACTTAAATCAGTAAAAGTATTAGACTTTACATATGATGGAGTATTCCCGTTAGTAGACGATTGGGTAAAGAATCATTACAATGAAAAAATATTTGAGCAAGGAAGTCGTGTGTATGCAGGACTAGCGGTAGGCTTTAATGGTAAATGTTCAACGTGGATAGCATGAATTACTTTATCGAACAAGTATTTGTGTTATTGGTTGCCCTTCATTAGAGCGATCTAATGTCGAAAGTACGTTAATTGCAGGGAACTCTCTCGTAGACAATCTGCAGCGAAAGAATCGGTTAGCCTCTAACAAATAAAAATAAATTGGAGGTATTTATATGGAAAATACAGAAAACTTAGATGAAGTATTTAAAGATTTAGAATGGGTACCATTTTATATGAGTGTTGGTAATCATATAAAAAATGAATACTGGAGATGCGGTAATTTAGTAAAAGTTAACATGTTTCATGATAGAACTGATACAGTTTACACTATGTATCTAGATTATGATGATTTCGATAAAATTAGAAATCGTGTATGGCATGGTGTAAAAAGAGATAGGTTACCGGATCATCTAATATACGTTGTATCTAGTGGAACTTATATACACAGAGTTATCATGGACCCTCCTAAAGATATGGTTGTAGATCATATTAATAGGAATCCATTAGATAATAGAAAAATAAATCTAAGAGTGTGCACTATAACTGAAAATAACAGAAATATATCTATGAGAAGAAATAACACATCTGGTATTATGGGAGTAACTTACGATTCAACTAAGTCAACTCCAAAAAAATGGGTAGGACAGAAATACTATAATGGTAAATGCTATAGAAAAGCATTTCTTACTAAAGAAGAAGCTATTGCTCATAGAAAATACTTAGATGAAACATATAAATAAACTGAGGAGACGTTCGACGGTCATGAATTATTCAGTAGAACCCAAGCGGGAAGAAACGCGTACCATCTCATTGAGATGTTGAAATGACCTGAACATGTATTACGGATACGTTGAAAAGTTACCACACGTAATACACTTTGTAGACACGTATCTACATCGTGGGTAGTGATACTCAGACTGAAAGCTGAAACGCTTTGGCTATAGATTAGCGACCTATAGTTTAACAACACCTATCGAAAGATATTTGGACCATGATGGTGACAAAATTTCAAATAAACCACTAAATAGTAAAGAGGCTGTAGAAGACGTACATAAAGCTCAAAACTCTTTACTTAATGCATACGACTACGATGGAAACTTCAGAAGAGCTACAGGAAAAGATGGTACTCAAACGTATTATAGTCTTAGTAGAGATGCTAAGCACAATGAAAAACCGAAGAAAATACGTAGCGACCATCCATTTGTGAAAGCTATTATGGACTGTAAGGAGGGAGATTTAGATATAGATTTAATATATCAACATCTATCTTCATACGACCCTGATGAAGAACCTGAAATGGCAGTATATGATACTGTCACTATAAAGAGATTTAATAAAGAAATAAAGACTACTATTGGTAGACTTATAATAAATAAAATAGTATTCTGGCCATTCTGGAATAACAAATCATTTCCATATCACGAAGCTGTATTTACAAAGAAGTATATGGATGAAATATTTATGGAACTTGCACAGCTTGTAATGACTAAAGAAGCTACGATGCAAGATGTAAACCATACTATAGATATGTTTACAGAATTTGGATTAAGACTTTCTACTGTATTCAATAGCAGTATAACTGTTCATATGATGACACCTGGCGATGAATACAAGAAGATGAGAGACAGTATAATGAAACCAGCTTTCCAAGAATATAGAAAAACTCATGATATGGGTATAATAGAAAAGGCTGAAAAGCAAGTATTGGATAATGCTAAGAAGATGTTCTCTGAGGACGATATGATGGAGTTATATGAATCTGGAGCTGCTGCTGAGATGAATAATGACTGGAAGACTATGAATGTAAGTATGGGAAGTTTGCCTAACTTGGATGGTACTGCTGAAGTTATCGTTGAAGATGCTTTAGCAGACGGAATATCACTAGACTATACTGCAGAACTTACTAATACTGCTCAAAAAGGAGCTATAGATAGAGGAGGTAAGACTGCATTAGCTGGAGTATTATATAAGCAATTAGTAAATGGATTCTCAAATGTGTTTGGAATTCGTGGAGATTGTGGTAGTACAAAAGGTATAGTTATGGAAACAGATAATAAATGGGATATAATGAATAGATACGCTATCGTAGGTAATAAATCTGTAAAGATTACTATGAAGAATGTTGATAAGTTCTTAAACAAGAAATTCATTATGAGAAGTCCTATGCACTGTAAAATGAAAGATACGAATGTATGTAGCTGTTGTGCTGGAGATAAGCCATTTGATATATTAGGAAAAGACCAAATCCCAATAGGATTATATGTAGGAGAAATTGCTACTGGTATACTTAATATGTTTATGAAATCTACACACGATTTACATATCACACAATTCGTAATAAAGGATTTAAATAACTACGTATATCCTAAAGGAAAGAAGAAGTTATTTGAAATAAAAGAAGACCCAATAGACCACAATGTAAAGATATACTGTTTGGAAGATATTACTTGGAGAATTCCATTATCTTCTATAGATGCTGAATACAACTATTACAATGTATTGGCATATGGAAGTATACTTACAGCTGGTAATGAAGAATATACTCTTACATTAGGAACAGAAGTAAAATCTACTCCTAAAGAAATCATAAGACCTAATGTAGAAGAAGATAGAGAATTAGAAGCTCACTTGATATTTAAATATAATAAAGGAGACGTATTCTTAATTCAAACTAACTCATATCAAAGAGAAATGACTACTGCTAAGATATTCCAATTATATATGGGAGGAAACGTAAGTAATTTAATCCCTATGGATTTACACTTAATAACTATCTTTAATGCGATGAAAGCAAATAAGAAAGTTAAAGCAGCTCATATATCTTATGAGTTATTACTTGCTACTATTATTAGAGACCCTAATGATTTGAGTAAGACAGCAAGAGAAACAGGTAGTGATAAATATAAATTTATATCTGTTTATGAAGTAGGAGCTACTGGAGGAATGTTTAATGGACTATTCTCCAATGATGCAAATAAAGCTCTTATAATAAACTTAGCTAAATCTGAAAAAGAACAAGCTAAGAAAATAAGTCCATTAGAAAAAGCTTTAAGAATGTAAAGGAGGAAAATATAAATGGCGATAGTAGAAATAACAGCAAATGGGCAACCAGTAGCTATTAATACTGTGTTAATAGAACATATAGAGGGAACAGCCACTAAAACATTCACTGTTAAGAAAGGTGAAATGTATAGTGATGGATGTACAGGACATCCAAAGATAGCTGGAGCTGACACTTCGTATACTATTATAGATTGGACTAAAGACGTGAAGTTAGTAATGCTCAATGGAACGACCTATACGGTAAAACCAGACCAGCTACAAATATTGATATCTCAAGGAGAACTTGGATTAAGAAAGTCAAACCCAATAGCATATTAAGGAGGAAATTATGTCTAAGGTTTTAGATAGTAGATTACAACAAATTACAAGATTAATGGAAGGTACTATCTGTAAACAGGTTAAGTTAGCTGAGGCCTATGAATTTGAGATGGACCAAAAAGCACAATTTAATAGATATAGAGCTGCTATTGAAGAATATGACACTCTATCTGATTATAACTGGCTTATAGATGATGAATTATTTGAAGCTATAAACCGTAGTGTGGACCCATCTGATGCTATAGACAAAGAAACTTGGGATAAATTTTATGCTAAAAATGGTGCTGTATTAAAATCTAAGCTTAAAGATTTAGATATATATGATTCTGTAATGGACTTCCTAAGAAGTAATGTTATAATAGAGAAATATGTAGAATATAATCCTTATTATAGAATGCTTCTTGGGAAGCCTCCTATAAACACGGATGAATCAGAATATATATGGATAGAAAGAACCGTGGTAACTCACGGAATAGCTTCTACTGAAAAAGTTCCTATACATAATTTGCCTAAATCTGAGATATTTAAATTAAAGCGTAGTGGGAAACTAGATACGCTTATAGCTGAAAATCCAGATAAAGAATACTTGCAATATTTAGATAAAGATATAAATTTAATAGAAGCAAGACAGGCACAAGAATTTGAAATATTATACACTCCTAATAAAAGAGAGTTTAATGTATATAGAGAAATGTTTAATAATGAACGTAAAGTGTATTTAAAGACGTATGGTTCTTCTTATATGAGAGATAGTAGCGATTATGACTCTGCTTTAGAACTTACTGTTATAAAGCTTCGTGCTGTTTGTATGTTCTTCATATTTACGTATAGTAATGTATTGAATAAAACAAGCTTTACGAAAGAAGAATCTGAAGACAAGTTTAAAGAGCTTGGACTTAACTTCCCATCTAGAATGCCAGATAGTTATAGAGATAGCTTGACGTTCGTATTAAACTATATATCTACGTATAAAGGAACAAACTACGCTTTAGTGTTCATAGCTAAGAAGATATTCAGTGGACTTAGATTATACAAGTATTGGATAAGAAAAAGACCAAGAAACTTAGATGTTACAAATATAAATTATCCTGTGGGAGCAGATGGAGCTTTAATTCCTCCTGGAATTGAGTATAATGACGCAAGAGTATACGATAAAGAAAAGCTTAAGAAAGCAAATCCAGGACATGTTTCCGTAGCAGGTAATAAGTTAGATGTATTTAAAACTACTCCTGAAAGTCTGTATCAAGTAGACTTTGTATTAAAGCCTATCAATAGTACCAATATTATGGACTTTGATAACCAAGAGGGAGGAGTAGGAAATACTACATCGGAAGCAAACAGATTAGATGACGAATGGGCTGATATTAACCATGCGAAGTCTATTAAATATATACTACCTGAATATGAAGATTATAGTAAGGGTAGAACTAAAGAAGTAATATTATCGTATGATGAAGTAGTACAAATGGACCCTAGATGGGAAAATAGTGCTGAAATGAAGCATTCTGTATTTAGCGAAGACTTTGCTTATGTTGAAAGTAAATATCTAGGAATAGATAATATCCTTAAGATAAGCGATTTCACAGTAGGTATAGGAGTAGTTCATAGATATATACTTAAATATAAAGATATGCTTAAAACTAAGCTAGTAAATTATCGTAGTAGTGGTGCTGCACATTCGTTTTACGCAATGTGGATATACTTCATGACTATGGTAAACTACAATACTACTCATAATATAAATGCTCCAATAGCAGATGCTGTAGGCTGGGTAGATAAAGTATTAGACTTTAATACAATATTAACGCATCCTACAATAAGATTCTATTGGCTTAATGAATTTGCACAAACAGGAATAGATATCACACTAGAAGAATTTCCAGACCCTGTAAATAATAACGATGATTTTATTAAAATGCTACAAAAGATAGAAAGAAGCATAGGATTAGCAAAGTTCTTAGATGCTGTATTACTACAAGCAAGAAATCATAAAGAAGTAGATATGATTTTAGAAGTATACAATTATGTAAGAATAGCTAAGAAACAACCAGATAAGTTTGATTCTACTGGTAGTGATAATAAATCATGGTATGATTATTTAACAGAAACAGACCCAGCTCTTGCATATCATTTTGATAAAATAATGATACATGATAGTGTAGAAGAGCTTAACATGGAATTTGACAACTTAACTACTGCTATTGAGAATGTAATCAAAGCAGAAGAGAATGCTGTCAATGGTTCGTTCCCAGATATCACAGAAGTTATATTTAGTGCTTCTATGTTATACGGAGGAATAGGGCAATATCTACAATATATATTAAGATTATTTAAAGCTTGGAGAGTAGAATTCCTAGGAGATGGAGGAGTTATAATACTTATGGGAGATGGAGATGATTATCTTCTTATGGTAGACCAGATAAAACCTATATCTGATATAAGTTTCAGAACTCCTAGATGGAATTATACTCAATATCATTGGGTAGAGCCTGATGTAAAAGTTAATAATACTTTATGTGATAATTTAACTGTAGATGATGAGCTGTATTTAATTACTAGATATGGAGATATTAAAATAAGTTAAAGGAGATATTATGTTTAATAAATTAAAAGAATATTTAAAAAAGATATTTTTTAACATAGAAGATGATTTCAAATTATGGGACGGACGTTTATATAAATTGGAACAAATGCCAAATGGAGAGTTTAAAGAAGTAGAATTAGGAAAGAATAAAGTTTTACTTAGTGGACTTCAAGCAACTTGTAAACATCTGTTTAATAAAGAATTTAAAATAGAAATGAATCCATTTGAACGTAATTTGTATAATGAAGCTGAAGTAGTAAACGACTTATCAGAAGTTACTACTACTCCTGGAAGTATTCCTTTTATTAAAGGATATAACGTTCTATATGATGGAAGTGTAGGAACAGATGTAGTTCCATATGATAAACATAAGAAAGGATATACGTTTGACCAAATGGTTCCTTTCAGATGTATTAATATAGAACTTGCTAAAAATATGATGGGTGCTCTTATGAGTAAATATGCTCATTATAGAATTAAAACATATCATCTATCTAATGGTCAAGATGTTCAATATGTAGAATTCTTTACTAAAAAGATAGATATAAACTATACTGTAACTACAGCAGATGGATTAGAAGTTTCTGTAAATGAGCCAGATGAAAACTTAGTAACAGATAAAGATATAAGATGTCTTGCATCTTTTACTATTAATATAGAAGAAGAAGAACTTTCTGAATGGTTTAATCTTAATAACAAAGGTAAATCAGAGGCTTCTGGGTATAACGCTGTAGCTACTATGTGGGGTACAGATGCAACTATGAGTAAGTTTGGTACTACTTTTAATACTATAAGCAACTGTTATGTATTCAGTAGAGTAAACCACGCATTCGTACCACACGGTGTAGATGGAACTATTACTTGTATATACAAAATGAGATTAATATAGGGAGGAATTAGATGGCAACACCAAGTACAGATTGGTCAACTATAATAGCTGACATAATAAAAGATAACGGCAAAGCTTGGGAAGCTGAATTCCTAAAGATAAATAAAACTGCCGACGAAAGAATGAGAGCTTTAGATGCATTAAAAGAGGAGGCGGATATAGAGTGGAAAAGACTTTTATCCACTCCTATACAAAATGCTTATAAAATAGATGTAGACTCTAAAGCATTATACAATGATTATAAACACTGGCAAAGTTCATTAGACCCTTTACCAGAACATGGTATACTTACAGACGGAGATAGATATTATATAGATGAACATGGTAAAATACATTGGAATACACGTTATTTAAATACAGATGAGTATAGACATAATAGAAATCAATATGTTTCCGATGAGTATTTACCAGGTAAGGATTTCTTTACTACCAGATGGAGTAGCACTCCTACAGAAGTGTTAATAAAACAGCTTAAGTCTGGATTACTTGCGGGATTATTTAAAAAAGGTAAAGAAAACAGTGTAAATCAAACTATATCTGAATGGAGTGGATGGCTTAATGGACTAGCCAAAGCTGAAAGACAGGCTTGGAAAGCTGGACTTAAAACGAATGCTGAAGATAGTAAGCGTAGAGCTTTAGCAGCCATAACTAGTATAATAAATCCAGCTTCAGCACAAAACGCATATAAAGATGCAGTACAAGGAATAAGACAAGATATAGCTGATGGACTTGGAAGAATGAGAGAACAGTTTATGACTGATATATATGGATTTGGAAACGATATGATAGACAGATTTCAAGAATTAGGTTCTAAATTCATAAACGGATATAGAGCAAAGGCATATGATTACAGCGTTCAACTAGGAAGAGCAGCCGTCGGATATATGGCACAACGTTTTGGAGGCGTTGCTTCTAAGTTTGCAGGAGTAGTTCCAGATGCAGTTGCCAGAGTATTAGGTCCTAGTGGAAAGATACTTGGAGATACTCTTAATAAAGTTGCTGGTAGATTGGGTCTTAATAAATGGCTTGGAGATGTTAAAGGAGGAAGTGAAGTTCCTGACATAGCACTTGGAGGAGTTTATAACTTAGCTACAAAGCACGCTTCTATGGTAACTAATATAGTAAATAACGAAGATGTTGTAGGAAAGAGACTTACTCCAGAAATTCAACAAGAATGGGAAACACAACAGTTATTAGAAACTGGAGAAAAGTTTAGATATAGATTGGCTGTAATGCTAGAAGACTATGGTTACGTAAATACTATATTGCGTAGTATAAACTATACTAGAAGTTATCACTTTATTAATAGACCTGTATTAGAAAGTGAAACTAATGCGTACTATAGAAGTTACGTATTCTTCACTAGACCTAATCTTAATCTAATAATAGATGATGTGTTAAATCCTGCATTAGACCAATATCCAGAGCTTAAAGCTATCGTCCTTACAGACCCAGGATTATATTCTGAGTTATGTAGAGATGGAGCTTATAAAAGTAATCTATTTAAATTATTAAATAACTATGTAAAAGACGTAACTCCTCCTAGACTTCCAGAATCTTCTAGAGAGGGAGTCATGAATATGCATGGTAAATCTATGCCTACTCCTGGTGTTCCAGAAATATATGGTGAAAATGAAATCACTGTAACATTTATGGATAATAACAGAGGAGATATATATAAACTTATGTATATGCTTTCTATGTATAAGGAATTCACTGCTAAACAAGGATTCCCAATGAGAGATGAATATATAAAGTTTAAAGGACTAGATTACCTTATGAGTATTTATACAGCAGTGGTAGACCTTAACTGGAATGTAATTAACTTTGCAGTAGGTTATAGCCTAATCCCACCAGAACCTCCTACTCACTTGAGTGGATTTAAACTAGAGGGACAAAGCAAGAATGAACTTATGGAAGACTTTAGTATGACTTTTAAGTGTACTACATTTATTCCATTTGCTCCAGACCAATACGATACTTTCAATTTACTATCTGGATTTAACTTCAGCAATATGGTAGATATGAAAGGAGCGGATGGTATTTCGTTATTAGCTACTGGAAAAGATAATAAGACTATATTCTCGGAAGGTCCATCTCAAAGAAAACCATTACTTAGAGCTTCATTTAAACCTAGACAAGGAGACGACCCAGGTGATGAACCAGTATTACCATTCAAAGGACTATTTGAAATGATGGCTATATCTCCAGGTTTTTATAGAATGAGTCAAAAGGTAGATAAAGATAACTTAATAGATACAAGATTGAATATAAAGCTAGGCTTTAGTTCTTAGGAGGAATATATGAGTGAAGAATTAAATCAAATAGGCTCAGCAGATAATAATGACCTATTGTATAAGCGTATAGCTTTAGCTGGTAGAGCGTATGCCAATGTAAATACATTTCATACTTTTGATAATGTATTTGGACACGTTGTATTCCATTTAGAACAATGGGTAAAACGTCATACAGATATAGTCTCTTTAGAAACAGAGATTATAAATAAGCTACCAGAGGCTCAACGTACTAAAGATAGCTATAAGAAACTTCTTTCAAGGTCTATATTTCCACGTATAGTAGCTGGATATAATATAGACCCATCTCATGAAAAGTTTGTAGATTATGCCACTATGGATAGATTAGACCGTATTGGAGGGAATCCTACTATAGCTTTAATTGAAGTAAGAAGACAAGGAATAAAAAGAAAACCTGCTGACGCTTGGTATTATATGAAAGATGTAGACTTACTTATATTTGGAAGTCCTAAATTTCAAACAGCTACAATATTCTTCTCTGTACTTGTAAATGAAGAGGCTAAAGCATATGAAGTATCAGAAATGATGAAGTATGCTTTTCCTTTGGAAGTACCTAAGCCTATTTATTATCAAAAGCAAGAAAGAGCAGATATGCTTGAACCTATTTATATTCCTTATACGATAGAAACTATGTTGCCAGACAGTCTTATATTAGATTTAAAAACATTATTTAATATAACTGATAATGGTACTGATGGAGATTTAGCTTTATTAGAAATACTTAGAGCTCATAGCAAAGAGCAAGTAGATTATATCGTAGATGGAGGAAATAGAGTAAGAGCATTTGTAGTTAAATATCAAGCACCTATAACGATAGTTGCTAAAAGTATAGAAGAAATAAATATAGAAGAAAATAACGTAAAAACTTGTGGAACTAAACTTGAGCTTCTTGTAAACTATCCTAAGTTTATGATGTATGGATTAAGTGCTACATTAGAAAGACTTAACTTAGATAATCCTGCTATTCGTATTAAAGATGACGTAATAGAAGGATTTAAAACATATCAAGAAATTTATCAAGCATATTTCACAGAGTTTACTGACAACAAACTGTCATTATATAATATGGTAGAAGTTGAATATGCTGAGGAAGATGTTCGCGTCGACCCAGATGGGAAAAAGTATACTATATTAGATATAATAGATACTGTTTCTGAAGATATAAAGATGTCTAGATATTTAGAATTTCTTTATGATTGCTATGATGAAGAAGCTAGAAAAGATTTAATCTATATAGAATGTAAGCGTAGAAATCTAGAGTTTATGGAATATAATCATGAAAGAATGGACCCTGATTTTAAGTTTACAGATGAGACTATCATAGATTTAAGAGGAGATGCTGATAAAGTAGTGTTTATTGCTTTATACTTAAATAAAGAACATTATGTCAGATGGCAAGAAGAAACAGGATATATTAATAGAAGTAATTATAGTAATGTATAGGAGGTAACACAATGGCATCATCACCATTATTTATAAAATTCAAAGATACGTATAGTTTACTTTCATATGCTACAGAAGTAATTGGAATACATGAAGGATTTAGGTCTAAGCGTTATAAAGATACTAAAGGTATATGGACTATAGGATATGGATTTAACTTAGAGAGTGGTACATTTTCTAGAGAGAATGTAGTTAAATGGTCTAAGTTTGGTATATCTATAGAAGAAGCTAATGCTGTACTTAGAGAGCATATTAAAGTGGTATTAGAGAAATTATTAAGAATGCCTTGGTATGCACAATTATCTAAAGCTAGACAGTTAGCTATATTAGATATGAGTTTTAATATGGGTATTGGATGGATAAACAGATGGAGTAATACTATCGGGTTTATTAAAGCTGGAAATTATAATTCTGCTGGTAAAGCAATAAGAGCATCTGCATATGCTAAACAAGTAGGAGCTAGAGCTTTAAGAAACGCTATTGCTTTAGAGCAAGATAGATATCCAATAGCTACTGCTACAGCAAGAGAATTAGTTTTAATATCAAATGATCCACATTATAATAAATAAGGAGATATAAATGGACGAAAAGATTAGAGATAGAAGACGTTATCGTTCTGGATTTACTCTAGAAGACAAAAAAGAATTGATGAGTATTGCACTTGCAGACTTAAATAGAAATGGTATTAAACCAGAAGACTTATCTCTATTATCTCCAGTGTCTATTACTATACAAGCAATGTCAAACTTTCTAGATAGTATTTCTGTACTTACTGGAAATATAGCAAGAGAAAATAGTTTGATACATGCTCAACGTTATAGTAGTTTAATGAACCAATTAGCTCAGCATGCGAATGAAGTAGCTATTGCAAAACCCTCTAGAATAGATATGTTCGTAAGAGTACCACTTAACGACGTTATGATATATGGTATTAAGACTCAAGCTAACACTTGGGAAATGAGATACACTGACACAAATACAGCCAGAATAGATGGACTTAAGTTTATGCCAGTGGAAAAAGAACATATAATAAAAGTAACTAAGAATATGGATGGTAGTTTAACACCAAGAGTATACTTAGACAGAGGTACTAAAAAAGAAGATGTCTTAGTCCAAATGGTAGAATACCAAGGAGTAAAAATACTTGGATTTAAGGCATCTTTTAAACAAGTAGAAATAGAAGAAAAAGAATATATCTTTTCGGATGACCAATTACAAATGTTTTTAGTAGAAACAAAACAACCGATATCAGATATATTCTTATATTATAGAGCTAATACTGGAGAAGAATGGAGACCTATAGGAAAGAGACTTTACTTTACTAGAGGAGCAGATGATTATCTAGAATATAGAATAGAAGCACAAAATAAAATACGTATCGACTTTAAGTATGTCCAAGGAGGTTTTAAACCAGCTGTCGGAGGAATGCTTAAAGTAGAAATACATCAAACAGCAGGTAGAGATGTTCGTACAATAGAGCAAGCTATACCTGAAACTATAGAAATGAATACTACTCATATTGATTATGAACCAGTTGGAGTAGATTATTATATCAGTGATGGAGCTAAATTGGCAGTTACTGATAGAGAATACTTGCGTAATTTCATTATAAAACTAAAAGGAGCTAGACGTAGAATAGATACTGATAGTGATATGAAGACATTTTTACTTAACTATCCTGGTGAAAGTAAGTTTGAACCTAAGCTAGTTTTAAATGATGTTAAACATAGAATATTTAATATATATGCTACACTGTCTTTTAGAAGTGATACAGGAAGTTTAAAACGTACATTTACTGTTCCTACTAATACTTGTAATCTTACTATTAAAAGACAGGATTTAGATACTAGAACTATTGATGGAATGACTTATTACTGTATGAGTGATAAACATGCTGTTAAGAGTACTCAAACTAGAGCTATGGATTTTAGTACTATAGTTCCTGGTATGAACACAATGACAGACGATATTCCTGGTGCTGTTGGAGGTATCAATTTAATGGACCCAAATAATATAGCTATGAACTATTATTATGTAACTCCATTTATATTTAGCTATGACCCTAAAAATAATTTCTTAAGGTCATATGCTATGGGACAATATGATACTCCGTATTTAAGTTTCTCTACATTTGAAACATATACTAATAGTAGTGCTGTAAGATTTATTAATACATCTCTTAGAGTAAACGACTACTTAGACTTTACAGATACAACTAGAACAGCTTCTAGAAATGTGTATGAAATAAGAGCTCAAATGAGATGTGAATCTGGGGACGACTATGCTCCAATATTAGGACAAACATTCCAAGCGACTCTTAAAGTAAAATCTTATGATAAGAAAAAGGATATTATAATATATGCAACATCTGTAGAAAAGCAAGAAGATGACAAATGGGATATCGTATTCCAAATAGATACAGACAGAAGAATATGGGGAGACGTTACTGAAATCACTTTTAGAGATGATTTAGACGACCCTCAACATAAAGCAACAGAATTAATAAAATGTAAATCAGAAGTAGAATTAGAACTTTCTAGAATAATTCCTAAAGTAGAAGCTATACCAGAAGAAAGAGACCTATATGGAGCTGTTATATCTCCTGCTGTACCTGAAATTCCTAGAAAGATAAATCGTATAAATGTTTATAGAAGTACTGTAGAGTTCTTCAGAGATATCACAGATAGCTTATATCTACAAACATCTATATCAGTAGATGGATTATTTAAGTTTGTAGCTATACCTTTAGTTGAAATGGAGTTCTGGAGAAGTCCTAAAAATAGAATGAATATAGTAAAGGAAATAGATAATATAGCTAAGTTTATCAAATCTAATGTATATGATGAGCTTGATGAATACGGACTTACATCTTCTACATTACATGACCAATTAGAAACATTATTTAGAGTAAGTATAAAGTTTACTAAGACACACGGATTAAGTAAATTCTTAGATGTAGGAAATACTGTAAGAAGACCTATTATAAACTTACAAGTTAGTCCTACTGCATATATACGTAAACTTGATAGTGATTTCGACGAAAGTGGAATTGCTTCTCAATTAAATCAACACTTAATAACTCATGATTATTTAATGACAGACTTCAACTTAAATGCTATCGTATTTAATACTATGGATAAAGCTGGAGATAGTGTTGACTTCTTACAATTTAAGAACTTGGATAATTATCCACCTGACCACTTGACTATAATGAGAAACAACAACAAAGTAAATAACTGGGACCCACCTGAAGTTTTAAGTATTAAACCAGTATATGTTCCAGTTGCTGATAACTATAAATTTAATATGACGTTTATTGACGCTTAGAGGAGGTAAAATAAGAAATGAAAGCCGCACTATTAATTAGAGGAGTGAACTCTACATATGTGTTTAAAACTGCTTTAGAGAACTTAGAAAGATGGTTTACGGATGAAAGATATGTGGATTATGGATTAGATAGACCTATATGGATAGAACGTTCTAATGATGAAAATTCTGCATTGATAGTTTATAATGGAAATATAAATGAACATAAGAAACTTCCTGAAAAAGAAGGTTCTTTCTTCACATCTGCTTATAATGATAAAAAGATAGGAGTGATATTTCAATCTTGTTTAGATAATAATAACAGTCCTATGCTTAAACCAGGGGATGGAGTTTATTTTGTAACAGATAAATCAGACGCTGCTACATTAAAGAACTTTGCTGATAAACTTAAAGGATTCTCAGTAGAATCTTTAGTAAACCCAGGAGCTATTGCTTCTATGGAAGGACATAATGAAAATGGAGAACTTAATAAGAGTGTAGTATTTGCTCTTATAGAAAAGATAGCTAGAGACAGCGAAATTATAGCATTAGAAAATGCAAGAAAACAAGAAGAAGAAATGAAAGAAGTTGTAGAGTATACTGGACTAGAAAACTTTGAACAAACTGATACTTCTGAAATAGATAGTCAAGTAGAGTTTTTAACTAGTATCCAAAATAATGGAGATATAGACCCTGCTTCTTTTGTAGAACCTGTATCTGAAGTTAATCCAGAAGATTTAGACCCAGAAGATAATGTAGATACAGTTCCTAAGCTAAATCCTGATGGAAGCTATACTAGTGAAGAAACTATCATTAATAATAAAATGGTAGATAATACTGTTGATGATATTCTTAATGGGAATGTTGAAGCTGTAGAAGACGATATAAAGCTTTCTGAGCCTGTATCTGAAGAAGTAAAGCCTATAGCTGAACCAGTAGTAGAACCTAAAGCTACAACGCCAAATAACAGCATTGTAGAGGCTATAACAGGGCTTATAACAAAGTTAGGAATTACTGAAGCCGAATTTATCAGTAGATTAGAAAAAGTTCTTCTTATAGGAAAAATGGCAGGAGGAGTATCATCTGCTAATGTAGAAGAACCTGATAATAAATTACAGGAAACTGTAGAACAAGCTGAGGTACAAACTGTAATAGAAGATAAAGTACCAGCAGAAGAACCAGCTGTTCCGACAGAATTAGAAGATGCAAATAGTGAAGAAATATTTGGAGAAGACTTTGGAGGAGATGAAAATGAAAGCAATACCGAACCTAGAGAAGAACATTCGGATAATACAGGAGAGGGCAGCTCTAATGTGGAAGATAATGAACCAGTTCAAGAAGAACCAAAAGAAATAAATGAAGATGCACCTGCTGAAGAATTGATTAAAGAACTTGCTAATGAAAGTAAGAATGATGATGAATTCTTTGAAATGCTAGTAGCTAGAAGAGTTAAATTTGGTATGCCTACATTACTTAAAGCTGCTTCAATCGACATGAGAAATTATGTTTTAACTGGAGTAGAAAATCATGTAGAACCAGCTACAAAGTCAAAGAGAATTAATTTGATATAAACTATATATATTTAAGCATATATAGCAATATATAAATAAAATATTTTAGGAGGATTTAATTATGGTAACACAATGGATTGCAAGTTGGAAAGAAAGAGGAATGAACGGAGCACCTGACAAAAGATTAGTTTTAGTTATGGAAGATTATGACTATGCTTTTAAGATGGAAGAACTTGTGGAAAATAAGTATGTAGAAAGAGGTAAGATAGTAATACCACATCAATCTACAGATATGAATAGATTACTACAAGGATTTTTTCATAAGTTACAGACTTTAAAATCTAAAACATTTACAGCAGGAGATAAAGCTCCAGCTCCAATATTATTTGACGTGACATTACCTATATTTAAAAATGGTAGCGTGGACGTGTTGAGATTCACTTCTGTGAATTTGGTTGAAGGAGATAAGTTTAAGAGAGAAAGTATTTTATATATTTATAAATTTCCATCATATGAAGTATATAAAGATATAAATGCTAAAATACCTGAAAGAGGACAACTTAAAGTTATCCCATCTGAATACTTAGTGTCATCTATAAAATTTAGTAATATGCCTATCACTAATGGAAGTTTCGTTTATAATGATTGTGCTATTATTGATAGTATAGCTCACGCTTTAGATGCTTCTGAAGCAGCTAGAATATGGCATGCTACTACTAAACAACTTGACGCTATGGCTGCACAACAAAACAATGGACAAAGTAACAGTAATACTACTACTGAAACTTACACAAGAAATGATTCTGCTCACGGATTATCAGAAGAATCTAATTCTTTATATTCAGAATCATATGAACGTCCATACTAAAAATAATGGGAGTGTGACAGCTCCCATCTTATTTTTTTAAGGAGGAATTATGTGGTTTGATTTAGATTACAAATCAGCAAAGATTGATAAGAAATGGAATATAGGAAACTTTATTACATCTTCTTATAAGACTGCAAGAGGTATTACCGTAAATGGTGCAGATGCTTCTGAAGTAGATTTAAATAAGAATTTGAATGCTATAGTAAAAGACTATGGTAGAAATGAAAAAGAGTATGACACTCTTTATAGAGAACTTATGCTTAAAAGAAATGAAACAAAAAAAGAAATAAGCGAAATGAAAGCTAGTAATGCTAAGTTTGCAGATATAATTTCTGCTCAAAATAACGATATCACTATTATGGGAACACAACTTAGAGTACTAGAAGATAAGCAAAAGCTTACTAGTGAAAAATATAAGACTATGCAAGCTGAAAGAAAGTTGTGGAAAGAACTTACTGCTAAGCAAGTAGTAGAAGAAAAACCAGCTGTAAATAACTTTATATCTAACAGTCCTCTATCAGTAGGACAAATGGCAACTGCTACTGCTGTTCCTACTACTATTCCTATCGCTGCGGTAGCACCTACTGCTATTCCTACTGTAGAACACAAAAGACCAGAAAACTTCTTAGACCCTATATATGAAACAGCTAATGCTGAGCTTAAGGATAAAGAAGAAAAGGAGGGTGCCAAAAGTCACAGTGCACCAATAGCTCCAGTTCCAGGGTCTGATATAGTAGTATCTAGAGATGTATATGGTAATGCTGTAAGAACAGTAGCAGACCAGCTTGATGAAAAGATGGATATAGTAAAAGTAAGATTAGCTAAAAAAGATAATCTTATAAATGCTAGCAATGCTCTTGGACATAATTATAATACTTCTATAGATAATATAATTATGAATAAGACGCCTCATAAAGTAAAGCTATTTGTAAATCCAGATACAGGAAGATTTTGGGAAAAAGCCTTTACTAGAGATGAGAATGGAGAATACACAATAGAAGCTAAAGAGTTTCATCCAAGAAGTGTAACTCATTTAGGAGACTTACAATTTGATATTATGGCTAAACAAGTAACTACTTACTATGATGATGTTCCTATAGAATTTGAATTAGATAGAAATGAAAATCATATGGGAGAGTTCTATATGCAAGAATGGAATGACCCTAAGACAGAAAAGTTCTTAATACCAGCTGAAATAACAAATCAAATGGAAAGTGTATTATCGTAAATAAATGTAAACCCCTCCTGTTGTGGAGGGGAATGCATCTATTTACGTCATTGATAACTATATATCTTTACGTATATTATAGTAAAGGTGGTGTTATCAATGACAGATTCTAATATCAAAGAATTCAAAGATAGATTTGTTAGTGTGTTTAATCGTGCAATATACGATAAATCATTAGCTCAAATCATCAACAGATTTCACGATAGAGTTTTTAAATCGAATGGTATTGATTTCGATGAACTATCAAAGTTTAAGAAACAGTACCCAAATGAATTTAAACTTATAGAACGTAAGTGTAATACTTTCTTCTATTAAGAACTCTTTGATATTAATGTAGGGAGTACCAGTCTCTACATTAATATTGTATGAAATATGTTGATGGGTAACAAAAAAAAATAAAGAGCTCATTGTTGAGCTCAATATTTTTTTTATAGAGTTATCATTGTAGGTGTTATAGGCACACAATGATAAAATGCATTATAATTATACTTATATGCAGCATCTCCGAAAAGACCTATGTATGTAAGGCCTTCATTTTCAATATCCTCCTTACTTTTTACAAACTCTACTGAGTCTATAACATCTGTCCGTGATATAAACGAACAAAATTTATAGCCATCAACTGGATACCCACAAATCGTACCCTCAGTAGTTGGTATTACAATGCTGTAAAAATCAACCCTGTATATAGGGAATTTTAACCCTTTTTTAGTCGTAGCTATAAATAAGCCATACTTTTGTTCAGGATATGAATATTCGTATAGCATATCCTCTTGCCAACTAAATTCCCTTCCTTCTTTTGTTAAAATATGATAAGAATTCAATTTACTCCATTTCAATAAGTTAGTAAGTTCTTTTTGTTTATTCTTTAAATATTTTAAATCATAAAAATCTGCAGTATTACTAGTAATATCTTTGTAGATTTTTTTATATTTTTGTCTTTGTTCAAATGTCAAATCTCTTTCCATTAATTTAATTACTGTGTCCTTCATTTCAGATATTAAAGCTATTTTTTTAGTAGTCATATACACCACTCCTTTTTTTATATTTTATTTTTTTTTATTTTATAAA